ACCCTGGCGGGAATGACTACTGGAGCAATATGTGGTTGAAAACTATTGGAACTCAAACCCATGTGTTCGTAGGTTTTTCTATCAAAGTCGAACCGGGCTTCTCTAAGCCTGCCGGGTGTTCTGCCGGTTACAAACTGATGGATAGGTTTTTCATGTCAAATGATGATGACACTATTTATTTAGAGGCCGAGAATGGCAACTGCCCCGGCGATATGCAGATATACAGCGAACCGTCTGGATGGTTCTATGTTGGCATCAACCAAGCGGATTACGTCGACGGGAACTGGCATTATATTGAGTTGGAATTTAACTTGGCCGGGAATAAGTTTTCATCCTGGTTGGATGGAAACATAAAAGTAAATAATCAGACAACCACATGGGCGGCAGGTGTCGGGATGGTAGGCGTATCCTTTGGGATTGGCAATACTACTTCTGCCACGAATTATCAGTCCACATGGAAGCGATTGTGGTACGACGATTTAATTTTTGCCACAACTCAAGCTGAAGCTGGTTTGCCCTCAGATTGGGGGGGAGTGGTGAACGGTGTATGCGGATCGAATAATGGAGGTTCGTTCGCATCGCTTACCAGTGGCGACCCCGCGAACTGTGCATCAGGGACCGTGGCGAGTTTCACCGGGACCGGACCGTGGACATGGGGCTGCAACGGTAGTGGTGGAGGCACAAGCACGGCGAGCAACGCCTGCTCGGCCACTTTAAATAGCGGCTCGGTTCCGGTGGTCACATTCACATTGCCGTCTACCTATTCGAGTCTGACTGTGCCAATAACCACATTCACCGCGACAAACAGCCCCACTAATTACTGCATTACGACCGTCAACAGTTCGGCGGGGTGCTCTTGGACAGGGGGGGCTCCGACGACTGTCACGGGCGTTTCAGGGGTAAATACTTTCTATGCGTGGGCTGAGAATGGGGCGGGGATATCGAGCGGAGTGAGCCAACCAACAACAATTACCTTGGGGACCACGCTTTTCAGCGAGAATTTTGATGATACGAGCTTCACGGCAAGGGGATGGTATGACGCTATTCCTTCATCCATTGCTTCATCCGGTTGTTACTCTGGTGCGGGGTGCGCTCAATTTTCCTTCACGCAAGGGGGGACCAACCCGACACAACTACCTACGGGGGCGATGAGAAAAGAATTTACGGCCACGGATTCGCTGTATCTTTCCTTTTACATCAAATTTGCTACTGGTTGGGAAGGGTCCCAGAACACCGTTGGACCGCATATGATGTATATTTTGTCAGACCTTGACGACACCGCTAACCAATACAGCCCGTTGGCGAACTGTTACCTTAACACCTACATTGAATTTTTATCAGACATTGGCAGTCCCTATAACATCCATTCACAGATCGACGTGCAAGACGAAAAGAACTCCAATATGTCTTATTCGTGTTCGGCGGGAAGTAGTTATGTCACCCAATCGTCATGTACTGGGGCCGGTGGGACTTGGACGTTGCCAATAGATTTGCGGGGTGTCACAGAAAACAGAAGCGTTGGATGGTGCAATACCCCACTTTATAACGGGGCCGCAGGATCATGCTATGCTGATTACACATACTATTCCGCGGCTAATTGGGAAGCTCCACTCCCCCCGATTTCTACGAATACTTGGCATCATATAGAAGTCTATCTGAAGATGAATTCTATCGTTGGCGGCATCGGGCAAACAGACGGTATCATGCAGGAGTGGATGGACGGGACGCAGGCGATTAACTACTTCAATATGATTTATAGGACCGGTCAACACCCGACAATGAAATGGGCTCAGTTTGCAATATCACCCTTTTACGGTAATGGGATGCCAATCGCGCAGTCATTTTATATAGATGAATTAACGGTGGGAACTGCATCTCCATACAGTTCCGGAGATACGACTCCTCCAACTGTAACATCTTTTACATTACCTTCAACATCATATAGTTTAATTATACCAATTAATACTTTTACTGCTACAGATGATGTTGGTGTAACAGGATATTGTGTTACAACCACAAATAGTTCAAGTGGATGTACCTGGGTAGGTTCTGCTCCTACATCATTAACAGGAATTGTGGGATTAAATACATATTATGCCTGGGCTGAAGATGCAGCAAATAACATATCTTCTTCAGTTTCTGCTTCCACAACTATAACTTTACCCACAGTGGGAGGAAGTTTAATTTGTAAAGGATGTATAATAAAACATTAATTTAAAGAGGTAAAAAAATAATGGATATAATTCAAGAATATTTGACTTATTTGAATGAAGGAATTAAGATTCCTTTAAAGGTTGGGGCTTTAGGTTTATCATTGGATGATTCTTTGGATAAATATAAAAATCAAATTTTATCAGGTAAAAAGAAATGGCTAAGAATGAGTAAAGAATTGAATACACTTTTTATATACAATAAAAATCACCATCCAGATATTGCAGCTAAAGCAAGAGGTAAGAGAATAGCTTTAGCAAAATGGGTTGAATCTAAACGAAAAAATAATCCTGATTTTGGATTATAATTAATTTTAAAAGGAGAAATTACACAATGACTGAATCTAAATATGTATATGGATGGAGACCTGATAAACCTGACTTTAGAGACCACAAATTTTTTAATTTATTAGCACCAAATGTATTACCTGGTGGAATTGATCTTCGTCCTAAATGTCCTCCTATATATGATCAAGGTCAATTAGGATCATGCTTTCATCCTGATACAAAAATATCATTATTGGACGGAACTGTTAAAACTTTAAAAGAATTATATGAATTAAAAGAATCTTTTTGGATTTATTCATGTGATATAGATGGTAAAATAGTTCCAGGTAAAGCAATATGTAATTTAACTGGTAAAGATAAAGAATTAATTAAAATAACTTTAGATAATGGAAAAGAAGAAATTTGTACACCAGATCACGAATTTATGCTTAGAAATGGAGAATATAAAAAAGCTAAAGATTTATTAACAAATGATTCTTTGATGCCTTTATATAAAAAAATAAATCGGTTTGGATATGAAGAAATTTTTGATAATTTACTATCAAAATATATATTTACTCATTGGATGACATGCGATGAAATTTATCCAATTGAAGTTAAAGAAAAGAATATTGCGAGACATCATAAAAATCAAAATCCTCTTGATAATAGACCAGAAAATTTACAAATATTAGATATGAAAGAACATTTTTTACACCACAGTAAATTATATAATGGAACAGAAGAACAAAGTATTAATTCAAAACGAACTATATTAAAACAATATGAAGATAATCCAAATTGGAATGAAGGAGCAGCAGAAAAAGGAGGGACTAAATCAATCCAGAATAGAAAAGAAAATGGTACATATGAAGAATTTGTATCTTATTTAGAATTAGGTCATTCTCCAGAATCTAGAGAAAAAGCAAGACTTTCTATAATTGAAACTTTAAGTTCTCCTGAAAAAAGAAAAGAATTATCAATTAGATCAAAAAAACAATCAGTAGAATATTTATCAAATCCCGAAAATGAAAAAAAATTAAAATCAGTTATGAAAGAAAATGGAAAAAAGTCTGGTAGATATAAAATAGTTTTATGGGCGAAAAATATATTAGATGAGTATGGAGATTTAACAGAAAGAATTTGGAATGAATATAAGGAAAATTGTGGATTACATAATTTTTCTAAATATTCTACAATTTTTAAACATTTTAATTCGTTAGAAGATTTAAAACTAGCTGCTATTAATAGAAATCATAAAATTAAATCAATTGAATTTCTAAAAGAAACTTCAGATGTATATTGTTTAACTGTAGAAAAGTATCATAATTTTGCATTAGAATCTGGCATATTTGTTCATAATTGTACGGCCAATGCTATTGCAGGAGCTGTGGATTTTGATTTAATGAAACAAGGACATGCTCCAATTTCACCATCAAGGCTTTTTATTTATTTTCATGAAAGAGTTCTTGAGAATACTGTGAACTCAGATGCAGGAGCAGAAATTAGAGACGGAATAAAGACTATAAATACTAAAGGTGTATGTCATGAATCATTATGGCCTTATGATATTTCAAAATTTAAAATATGTCCTCCAAGTGAGGCATATGCAGACGCTACAAATTTTACAGCTTTAGCTTATAAAAGTGTTGATAATACAAATATCAGTGCTTTGAAATCTGTATTGGCTCAAGGATTTCCAATTGTATGTGGAATATCTGTATACGAAAGTTTTGAATCTGCTTATGTTGCTCAAACCGGAATTGTGCCAATGCCTGGCCCCAATGAAAATTTACTTGGTGGGCACTGTGTAGATATTGTTGGTTATTCAGATAATTCTAAAACTTTTATTATGAGGAACAGCTGGGGACTCGGCTGGGGGCTTAATGGTAGTGGATATTTTACAATTCCTTATGCATATTTAACAAATATTAATTTGGCATCAGATTTTTGGGTTGTTACCCAAGTAAAATAAAGAATATAAAAATTTTATTTTAATCTCTAGACCATATAGTTTTTAAATAAGACATTCTAACATGACTTTGGTAGTCTAGATATATCCTAATATTAATAGACTACCAAAGTCAATCCTCAAGTTAAATTTGGAGATGTAACATGGGTAAATCATACTTGAAAGTTTTAACTGAGAACAGGACAAGTGTTCTAAGAATACCAAATATAATTACGGAACAAAGTGAAAATAGATTTAAGATGTATGATATAGGATCTGATCACCAATCATCTAGTTTATTAAATAATACTGATAAGGTTCATAGTTTTATACAAGGATTAGAGGTTGATGAAAAAGAACCATGGATGAATACTAAAATGTTTCAAAGAATGGTTGATGAAGTTGAAGACTTTTTAAAAGCTAAAAAAAATTATGGTCAACATTTATATATTGTAACTGAAAAAGAAATATATACATTTACATTGAATGGTTTTGATGTGCCGGATATTCAAATAACTAAAGCCGCAACTTTATTAAAAGAAAAATATGGTGATATACATGAATTTTGGTTAACAACTTTATTAACTCAAGAAGATGAAAATAAGTCTGGATTTATGGCTATGGGTAGACATTTAGTATCTGGTGATCCTAAAGAAAATTGCTATTATGTGTGTGAATTAAAAACTAAAACAGGAATATTTGGTAAGATAAAAAATATAGATATTATAGAAGGAAAGATTTATTTATTCCATTCTTTTAAAGCTGAATTAGATTCAATCATTAATGCTTTTGCTAAAGGTTTAGGATACTAAAATAATATTGAAAAGTTGTGAAATATGTAATAAAAATTATCACCACAAACATCATATTGAATCTAAATCTTTTCAAGGATCAAATAAAAAATTCAATATAGCATATTTATGTGCATCATGCCATACAGAAGTTCATCTTGGAAATATCATTATTGAGGGAAGATTCTTAACAACAGAAGGTTACAAATTGATATTTCATTTAAAAGGTGAAAATTCAATAACTGGGCAGGAATCAGAAAAAGTATTTGTCATGAATAAAAAATAAATCATGCTGAGCCTAGGGAAAAACGTACGATTTTATAAAAATTCAATGTTAGGTTAAATTAGTACTTTATATTCTTTAAGTAATTTTTAGTTTGTTGCTAATTTAAAATTATCTAAATTTTAAAAATAAATCATGAAACACCTATGGTAAATCGAATAAATTTTTTACAAAAAAATTATTTTAGAGGTTAAAGTGTATGTCGTGCCAATCATGTAAAAATAGTTCTGAACTAAAAAGATTAAAAAAACGAAGAGAAGAACTTGATAAGATTGTTCAAAATATAAAAGATAAATTAATTGGAGTAATAAAAAATGACTAAAAAAAATACTATTGTTAGGGATTATCTAAATAAATTATATGAGCAAGAAAAGAAAGAAATTGAATATAATACCGGGTATGATGAAGACGCTCCAGATGAATTTGGTGAAGAATATAATAGCGTTGAAGGTCAACCAGATGAAGATTTTGTAAAGGAATGTTCATGCGTTGAATGTAAAAAGTCTTGTCATGAATGTACATGTAATAAAGTAAAAGAACAAATGACTTCATCGGCTGCCGGAATAGGTGGATGGGAATCAATTGGAAATAATGAAAAGGAAAGATCTGGAATAAAAAAGTCGACTCCATTTGTAAAATATTGACAAAAAAATATGAGGGAAATTAATCCCTCATATTTTTGAATTAATCTTTCTTATATCCTTTCATTGTTAAATATATTAGTTCCTTTAGGAAAATACATAGATTTAATTCTATAATCCATATCAGGTAAAATATATTGAACTTCAATAATATAACCATCATGAATTAATTCTTCAATTACATTTATAAAATCAAAGTTAGTTTGTAATTTTTGTTCAGATACATAATTCATCATTTTAACTACTAATTCTGAAGCTTTAATACCTGGATTTTCTGAAATATTCTTTAAAATTATATCTTTCATAAATAAGATCTCCTCCTTAAAATAAAAAAGGGGAAGTTTTCCCCTAATTTTAGTTTATTTAAAATAAGATATTTTATTTAAATTTATGATTAGAACTGGGACCATACTATCTGCTACATAATAGATCTCAGCCCATAAAGCTCTTCCTCCCATTTCAGAAGTTTTAATTTCTACAAATACTTCTAGTGGGCGCAATCCAAATTTCTCGCCATTAGTAGAAAATGCATCCACAATTTTTGTTTGTGTATTAAGTTCCAATAGATAAGGTAATTTTTTATAGTAATGTTGTTTTAGCATTGTGGGAGTATAATAGAATTTAATTTCAAGAGGATCTCTATCTTTAAATAATTCTTCTTTACCATAAATATTACAATTATATAATCTTAAGGTTTTTGAAAAGAGATCTATTAAACGAGGATCTCTTTCGAGCATGATTGGTTCGGGGTTCATTTCTGCTAATGACGATCTGAGTGTTGTATTAAAAATTACTTCCCCATACCCATTACACATATAAAAACTTGTAGTCATTTGGTCCTCCCTTTTGTAAGATTTATAATTTGATATTTCTTGGTGCCTCATTCTCAAATACTTCTTGGAGTTTATATGATGTAGTTATTAATTTTTTATCTTTATTTATATAGCTTATTATGGCACTTTCTATTACATCTTTAAAAATTCTAAAACTTTGCCTTCCTTCAACATCATCATCAACTATAAATTCAAGAGATAATGTTCCTTTACATTTCATAAAAACTCCTTCCAAAATAAATTCAACTCATTAGTAATTAATATATATAGTAATATCCAGAATAACTAATTTTTAAGAACAAAAATATAAATAACTAAAAAAGGAATTAAAATTGTTAAGATCAAGCAAACATATATTAAAATATCAAACTGATTATAAGAATGAACAATTAGTTAAATTATTTGAAATATATGAATCTGAATTGAAGTTTTATATAGATCTTATTATATCTGGAAAATTACCATTGAAGTCTGTAATGTCTTCTAAATTAATTCCTAATAATTTAATAAGTCATAGTAATTGGAAACAAAATATTTATAAAATGGCATCACAAATTATTAGACTCAGTATTAAAAAATAAAAGATTTAAAAGATATCAGCTTATACACGCCAAAGTTATAGTTGTTGTGGATTTGTAAGCCCTTTAAATAGGTTAGGAAATTTATTTAAATGTTTACAATGTGGGACTGAAATAGATGCAGATTATAATGCATCTATTAATATTTCACGTATGGGAGTATTTGGTCTCCATAATTCAAAAATTAATTTAAACCAAATTAATATGGAGGATCTCATTCATGAAAATTTTATATAGGTATTTAGAACAATTACAGAATGAGAAAACCCTATCCAATTTCTTATCTAATTTTAAAAGAGTTATAAAGTTTACATCTGAAAAGGATCATTCAATAGGATTATTAAGATATAATAAAATTCCTAAAGATATAGCTTTTTTATTTGAATTCAATGATAATATTATAAGAACTTTCCATACGATTGGGATGAAGTTCAATATAGATATACTATTTTTTGATAAAAATAAGAATTTAATTATTGAATATAATGATGTAACTCCTGGAATAAAAAATATAAGTAGTAAAAAAGAATGTAAATATGTAGTGGAAATATTGTCTGTCTAAGGAGAGTATATAAACTATGGGCTGATTTTAACAGTAAGGAGGATTTTTAAGATGAGACTTTATTTTAGAATGTTAAAATGTATTTTAAAGAACTTTTTTCATCCAGAAATCCTTTATACTAAAAATAGTACTGAAAAAGGTTTTGTTTATTTAGGTTATCCAATAAAGTTATCTAAGGAAGAGTATAAAACTATTAGACTGAAAGGTAAGTCAAATAAATGACAGATTATTTTAAATTGATGAATGATATATTAGAAATGAATATGACTGATAAAGGTTTTAGATTTTGGAATGCTATTGAGAAAAAAATTATACCTTGCTGGGGAAAGCTTTCGAGTAGCACCGGAAAATATCACAAAAAGGCCGGAGGTTATGTTCCTAGTGTTGCAGAACATACACATGAAATGTTATATGCTGCAGTTCCATTATTATCTATGTTTAATATTAAAAGTAAAACTTTAGAAGCAGATACACTATTGTTGTCTATTGCACTCCACGATAGTTGTAAGTACGGAATTTCGTCTAATTCATTGTTTAATACATTTACCGACAATAGACATGATAAGAACACAGCGGACATAATTTTAGAAGGTAAAGAAACTTTTTTGAAATTATTTAATGAAGAACAATTCAATTTATTGGAAGAATCGGTTAGATTTCACTCAGGGAGATGGAGTACTGATGCAGATAAAGACTTTTCATTTTCTAAACTTAATCCTATAACAATGTTTGTGCATATGTTGGATATGTTAAGTTCTAGAAATTTAATTAAAATAAATGGAGAAAAATAAATGTTAGATGAGAGAGGTCATTTTTTATTAAATGATAATATTTCAGAGGATGGAAATGTTGTAAATTTTAATCTTTCTGATTCTGGATTCTTTATCTTATATTATTCTCCATCAGGAATTCCTTTAAATGTTTTTACTATAACATCATCTGGAAAATTAATATTTTATAGTGAAAGTGAAATATATAGTTCAATTATTCCTACATTAACCGGAAAAATTTTAATACCAGATTTACAATTTTATTTTAATCAAATATTAACAAATAGTATAATGAATAAATTTAGCATTGATAAACCTTCATATTTCCCTATAGATTATTTAGAAAATAATAATTCTTTTATTAGATTATTATTTGATGATAATTGGGATACTTCTTTAAATAGTTATAATTATTTATATCAAGAAGTTATTGATAGATCATCATGGCCAAGAATGATATTTTCTAGATTAATGATATATCCTAATTCTTCAAGATTTTTTGTTCCTGTTGATTATGATCCAAATGATGATAATTTGAATATATTTAGTTTACAACAAGATGATTTAAATTTACTAGATATCCTTTTACAATATAGAACTAATAATTCAATTATAAATTTTTCTAATATTAATTTTAATAATCTAAGTACTAATTTATCAAAGATGATTTATTTATATTTGAATTTAAAAATTAATAATGATTATAGTTTATATAATAATAACACATTACAATCTAATCCAAATAATTTTTTAGAAACATCATATGAATCATATTTGGCAGAGATTATGTTTGAATATGTACAAAGTAAAGAAATTATTTTAGCCAATTTACATAACGAAATTATTACCTAAGGAGAGATATTGAATGTTTAATATAAATGATGTATGGAATGTTTTAAATTCTCTTCAAGGTAAAACAGTCTCAGGTTTAGATCCATCATTACAAATTATATCTCAAGCAGAAAAAGTTAAAGCAACTTCTTTATTTACAAATACAATTGACCAAATAGCTTTTGATTCAAATGATTATCAAAGATTACGAAATATGTTAATTGACTGGTATTCAACATTTAGAACTTTCACTTCAATTCAACAACAAGTGTCTGATCCATATGCTTTAACATCTAATCAATTAAATGAACTAATGCTGAGTTTTGGATATTCATATGGTTTAAATATTTTATCCAAAAAAAGTAGAATTAATTTCTTTTTAGATTTAGTTAATCTATATAAAATTAAAGGAACTCCATTAAGTTTACAAAAAGCTTTAGGATATTATGGATTACATGACACTGATATTGCTGAATATTGGTTGTTAAAAAATTCAAATGGAGAATTAGTTTTTAGAGGAACTCCAATATTTCCAGGAGGATCTAATACTGGATGGGATGATCTTGATTTTGATTTAACAATTGCTAATGACCCACATTGGATTATGACTAAAGAACAAATTTTAGCAGCATCTGCTAATAATCCAATATCATTTCCATCTAGGTCTCCTTATTTTGGAATTCGTTCAGTATTTGATTTTGGAAAGATAGAAGTATTAATGGCTTGGTTTTATAAACTTTTATATAATCAATATATTCAATTTCAAACAAATCAAACTTTAATACAAGATATTGTATTATCAAATATTAATATTAAAGTATCATTATTAGAATGTTATTTAGCATGCGTTTATACTTTTAATTTAAATTTTAATCATATTGGTACTTCTAATAATCCATCTATTTTATTATATAATGGAAATAGTACAACTTCAACATTAGCATTGAATGAATATAATAATATTATAAATCCTAGACCATTAAATCAATTAGATAGAGATATAAAATTACAAGAATTATATAATCTTTTTACAAATAGTTCTTCTTATGATTTTATACCACAACAAATAAATGTAGCAAATTTATTAGATAGTATAAATTTAATTACAAAAAATAATTTAAGAGCTAGTTTAGATACATGGTTATCATCAACTAAACAAGTTGATTTACTTTCATCTTTATTTCAAGACTTATCAGGTTGGACAACTTTAAATATTGATGATATTTTTCCAGATATATTTTCTAATATTATAGGAATTAGTTCATATATAAATATTGTTGAAATTGTTAATATCTTTAAACCATATAGATCTAGAGTAATTGCTTCACAATATGCCTATATAATTAATAATCATGTATATGATATTTTCTTAGTTGAAGATGGTAATTTTTCATTAAAGCCTATAGAAATTCATATGGATTATGCAACTGCTGATAGTTTCCCTTGCCATGAACTTTTAGATAATTCAGATTCTAAATATTCTAGAGATACTTTCGATTGTGGATCTAATTTTGATATAGGAATATTTGATGACCAAAATGATTTTGCTAATATAGTTGAACAAGATTTTATATATGATAAAGTTAATTATCATACAAATGAAGATTTTATAGATACAGAATATACAGATTCAACAGGTATTATAGATTATATTATTTCTACTGGAGGAATGAATTGTTTTGATTCAGGATTTGTTTTTGATGATCCATTCATTAGTGATATAGTTCAAATATATGTACTAGGGATAGGTGGAACTTATTTGGATATTAATGCTGTCTTAGATTCTGGAGCTACCATACAATAAATTTAAACAAAAAAAATTATAGTTTATTCTTTTTCTGTTCTTTCCATGTTGCCATAGATATTACATTAGATCCAACGATTTTACTTTTTTTAGGAATTAGTTTTACTTTTTGATTTGAATTGTCTTGAGATATTAAAAATTCTACTTTTTCCAATTGATGATTTATTCCTTTAATTGTAAATTTATCTCCTCTAATTTGTTTTTCATCTAATACCCAAACTATATCTGTTAAAGGAACTGACGTTAAAGGGCTGAAATGGACTTTCCACCAACCATCTTTAACGTCAGATTCCACTTTATTTATTCTAATGTAACAATGACCATTGTCTGTTTTTAATAATATAACCTCTCCTTCTATTGTTAAAATATCAGACATTTGATTTAAAACTCCCTTGTACTAATCAATCATTACCTTTTGTTTTTGTTCACATTATTATCTTTAATCTTAGAAGAAATTAAGAAACTAGCCAGGCAATTGATTTAGTATAAGGAGATCTCTTTATTACTTCAATATTTTTTGGTTCTAATTTTACATCCTCCCTTGGTATTTCAAAGTTTTTTCTATATTCTTTATCAATTTGAAATTGATCAGAATCAGAAATTATATTGTGAACTTTTGGTTGAAACTCTTGAAAAAAGTTATCCTTTGGTCCATTTGTTTTACTAAGATAATATTTATCAGGAGCTTTTTTTCTACAATTACCATGTGATGCTCTTTTTCTTATTCTTCTACATTCATCACAATATATCCTTTTATAGTTGACTACTTTATTACTACAGGTCTTTCCAAATTCTGGACCTTTACAAATTTTGTCTCCTACTATTTTCTTCTTAGTCATAAGTTATCCTTTTTGTAAGATTTATTCAACAACTACAACATCTTTACTGTGTACAAAAGCCATTCCTGTTGATTTTTTCATTCGTTTTAATTCATGATGCCATTCATATCTAAAGGCATCTTCATGATGTTTTACTTTACTTGGAGTTGGATTTAAAATCACAGCAACTGGTACATCATTTTTCATAATAACAGTGGCAATTTTCATTTCTTTTTCCTCTTAGGTAATATTTCTTTAATTAGACATAGAACTAAAAATACTATTAATCCCCATAAAATTATTAAAGTTATATGATATGGATCCAATTTAATTCTCCTGTAATTATTTATTTTTTCCAACTGGTTGAAACATATCAAATCCAAAAAAGTATATTGGTCCAACTATAGTTTCTATTAAAATAGATCCCCATATTATATTTCCCCAACAAGGCTCATATTTAATATCATTAGATCTCACATCTTTTTCATTAATTAAACCATATGGTTCATATTTCTTACCATCAATAATCATATTTGATGAGCATGCAGTACAAATAGAAATAGCTATAACTAAAGTTATCAATTTTATAGATCTTTTCATTTTTAATTCTCCTTTTATTTATCTTTTAGATTATGAATTGGGATTATTTGATCAATAATTTTACATGTTGGTTTTATCAATTCTTTTATTAACTCTGTATTTTTGTACGCATCTGGAGCTTCATCAATTGTGGACTTTCCAACACTTGTTGAAAATATTCCATCCATTTGCTTTTCAAATTTTTTAACATCTAATTTTTCTTTTGCTTTACCTCGACTTAAAACTCTTCCGGCACCATGTGGAGCAGAGTAATTCCATTCAGGATTTGAGAGACCAGAACATATAAGCATACCATCTCTCATATTAAATGGAATAATCATTCTTTCGCTTATGTATGATCTTATGGCTCCTTTCCTTATTATAAAATCTTGAAAGTCAATATAATTATGAATTGATTCAATTTTATCGTATGCTTTCCAATCTAAATTTTTACATATAATTCTAATCATTTCATCTCTATTAACTTTAGCATAAATCTGGCAAAATATCATATCTGTTAAATAACCAACTGCATCGCTTGACTCAAGCCATTCTAAACCACTTGTTTTTATTCCGTAACCTAGGATATCCTTCTCTTGTTTAATACGAGTCTCAACCTCTCTACTTGAGTAATTTGCCTTAATTTCTTGTATCTTTTGTTGTAATTCTTCACCTTTTTGTTTAGCCATATTTTTAATTGCTATGTTTTGCCAATATTCACATATTTGTTTTCCAAATTGTCTTGATCCTGAATGAACTGTTAACCATTTATCTTTTGTTATATTAGATTTACCAATTTCTATGAAATGATTTCCACTCCCAAGCGACCCTAAACTATTGATAAACCTAGAGAAATTCATTCCAATCTGATTACATTTACTTTCAACCCAATCAGGTGAATATAATGGGTATTCAATTTTAACTTTTAAAACTTCTGAATATTTCATAAAGAATTGCCTGGCTATTTCATTAGTTTCTTTATAAGGAAAGTCATTTAAACGATATGGATTTTTATGACGGACACTCGTTCCAAATGGAATACTTTCTCTTATAATTTCATCTGCTTCTTTATGATTGATTCCAATTCTTCCAATATTAATAGATGTCATCCCACAACCAATATCAACACCTACAACGTTGGCAATTATTTTATCAGTCATTAACATCGTAAATCCAATTACGCTTCCCTTTCCAGCATGAGTATCTGGCTGGATAACTATTGGATTTGTAAATGCTGGATGATTTAAAAAGTTGGTAATTTGTCCAATACATGATTCTTCAACATCATCAATCATAATTTTAGCTTTTGTATATTTGCCACTCATTTCAAACATTAGAATTTTTACTCCTTACTTTTAATAATCATTTTTAAGAGTTATTTGACCATCCCATAATGTAAAGTTTTCTTCATACCAATCAGTTCTATATTCTCCCATTCTTCTCCACATTAAATTTGGTCCAATTAAAGTTCCAGTTTGATAACTAGTAAATAAAACTAAACATGCACCATTAGTTTTAATAATAGGATATGACATTTTTCGTTCTGGTGGGTTACATGATTCAACTAAAATTTTTATCATAATTCACTCTCTCTTGGATATAATACTAAGTTTATAAATTTATTTGTTATATCATCATCTGACATTAAATTGAAATCGTAATTAAAAGTGGAAAATATAGATTCATTACAAATAAAAGTTCCATTTTTATAAACTGGAGATAAATCATTCCAATTAACACCTTTTTGAAAACACATTTCATGCATCATAGAATTATTCTTTTTTTGTAATTCTTTATGAGAAAACATAGACTGAGCTAACATTTGAATACTATTTCTTACCCAATCCATATATCTCCATCTAAAATTATTAATGACTTCTTCTTTTGGAATATTAAAAACTCTAGAATCAAACCATGATGTTTTTTCATATAAAGAAGAAAATGTTGTAGATGCAATTGCAGCTGAGATTGATGTCATTTTTTGTATATTATAATCAAACCATGCGTCAGTACTCAATTTATCAAAATCTGTAATTAAAATATTAATTTCATCAGATTGAACATATGCACATTTTGCGCCTTGTATTTCTATTAAAAGAGTTAAAGCTGTATTTTTCATACATTCAATTATTTCATCATCAAATGGTTTTATACAACCTCTGGTTAATGTATGAAATGCTTTTCCATCTAGTCTCATAATTACTGGAGTTCTTCTTGTTAAATAAAATCTACTTCTATCTTCATAATAATCTTTCATTCTATCGCCTAAACTATCTTTAGTCATTCAAGACTCCTAAAAAATTTTTTTATAATCTTTTGGATGAACACAGTACCAATCTTTGAATTGTTTATTATATTCTTTAATTTTAGTATAGTATCCATTATCAAATTCTTTATCATTTAAGAAAAATATATAACTACAATTATCATTTACATTTTGAAAAATTCTATCTTCTCTTATGATAAATCCATCAACTTTTTCATCATCTTCATTAAAAATAATATATCCTTTTTCTATAAAGTCATTAATTTTACTTGCAATTCTACATGCATTTTCCCATCTAGCAGTATAGATATCCATAATTATTCCTCAATTATTATAGTATATTCTTCTAACCATTCTTCATCGTAAGATGAAGTCATTCCATTTTCCCATTCTACACATATATCATCAGGTAATTTAAAATTAGGAATAATCTTACCTTTGATTCCTTGACAAATAATTTTAGTCCCAACTTTGTATTTCATATATTCTACTCATAAACTTTCCAAAAAGATTTTGGTAAATAAATATTATCTGGTAAATCTTCTTTAAAGAATAATGGTGCAATATCTTTTACTTTATATCCTGCCAACGAGCATCCCAATTCAACAACCAAAAATTTAAGATGTTGATTAGATTTAGCAAATTGAATAAAATCAACTACTTCTTTTTGTATATCTTTTAAAGGAATACTTCTTAAACCTTTAGATAAATCTTTAGTAACTATTGCATAAGATTTTCCTTGTAATCCTCTAGGTTGTCCGTAAATTGCACCAAATTTTTGTCTGGCTGTTAATGCTGCTCCTTTACCGTGTCGACCTTCTGTATTAGATCCAAATACAAATATCTCATCATCTTTCAAAGAAGTAATCTTTTCTGGTGAAACATTAAACCATATTTTAATTCCTTTCATGATAACTCCATAAAACATCGAATATATTTTTTATATTATGATGATAAAATCCACTTGAATTTATACAATTAAACTCAATAACTTTGAGATCATTTTCAATTAATGCTAAATCCATAACACAACAAGGATCAGGAAGCCATCCATCTGCAAATTCTTGAGCTTCATTTATAACATCTATATCTAATTCCTCTTTATTGAAAAGTTGTTTATTATATCTATAAACGCTCCCACTTATAATTTTTCTATCTACGATAAACCATCTCCATTCTGCAGATATATTTTTTGGTTTATCTAATACAATCATTGTATTAGGATCTAATTGATAGGATCCAGATGATGCACATAGCATTCTATCTTCCAACCATTCAATTATTTCTAATGTAGACATTATACATCCAGAAAATTGTTTTAAATCTTCTGAAGGTCTAATAAACCAATCTTTTTCTTTTTCAGTTTTTAAAAATTCTATAATTTCTTTTAGAGGCCATATAAGTCCATTATTCAACATGTCATTTCTATTCTTTACTGCTTCTTCATAATTGAAATATTTTAAATCAAAATGTAGTCCTTTCCATCCTTTGTCATATGCAATATTTGTTAATGATGTAGATCCATAAGGAATAAAATCTATTCCTATTAATTCTTCATTTGATGTAATTTCAGTTGTAAAAGGAATTAACCCAATAAATTCATGCGGATAATCAATAATAGAATCTTTTATAATCTGAAGGTGATTTTGGTTTATTAGATTATGTTGAATTAAAAATTTCATTTATTTACCTCTCTTTAATATATAAAGGCAATTAGTATGTTCTTTATTTACATCACAAACAACATGATAATGAAGTTCATCGTACATTATAAGATTTTTACATTTTTTACAATAGTTCAATCTATCAAAAAATTTATAATCTACTCTGAAAGTCACATCTGAATTTTGAAAATAAATAGTTCCCATTTTATTTCCTTAAATTTCTTTCTTTAAATTCCTCAATTCCATCTTGTATTTGCTTTTTAACATTATCTTTTTTCTTTTCGATAATTGTTTTAGATGGAGGAATTTTAATTTTTCTAGATTCACGTTTTATAATTTTGAGTATATCTAACTTTTTTGCCATTTTAGTTGCGCATCCTTAACATATTCTTTTCCTTCTTGTAGAGCTTTGATTAAGTCATCAAGATGTTCTTCTGAATCAATAACTATATCAGAGCTTATTTTAATATGGCCTATAAATAAAATTTTAAAGGCAGATGAAATTCTCCACCAAATTCCTTTCTGCCAATTTTTAATTTTTTCAAGTATTTCATCTGTATATGTGGTGGGATAAAAGAAATAAAATTCTTTGAAGAAAGTTATACCAAGATTCCCATATTTTTTATCAAATTCCATATCTATTGTAGCACCACAATCTTGATTCCCGCAATGGCATGATAAAGTATATGATATCCTATCTTCATATTGATGTAATTTTGAAATACCTGATGATATTTTACTTTCTTTATTCATTTGAATCTCCAATTTAATATAAATTATTTTCGTCTTATATCTTTTCCATTGATTCCTGCTAAATAACTTTTATTTCCACATTTATAAAATGATAAAAACTTTGTTTCTTTCCATGTTCCATCAGGCATTTTTTCTTTACCAAATTCAATTATATGTCTTTTTCCGCACATATTACAAAGTATAAAACTACCTAATGGATTTGCTTTTTTAAGTTCATCATTTCCAATAGTAAACATATTCTTAGTTCCTTTCATTCTAATTCAATCCACCATCTTGAACCTGACCAACAATGATTTAAAGCAGTCCATTTTGTATTTTCACATATTCCAGTTTTGAATTTATGAAAATGTCCAAAAAACCATAATGGAGGATTATACTTTTCTAAAACATATGATAAGGCTTTTCTTGATGCAGGTTCCAATGGATCTGTATCTCTTATTATATCAAATTCTATCGGACAAGTATGAGATATAATGATATCAATTTTTACATCTGGTAAATTATAGATATCTTTTTGAGATATAGTTTCTTGAGGAAACCAATCGTATCCTGGAGTTCTTCCATCTTTATCAGTAGAATCAGCTCCTCCCATAAATAAAACATTTCGACCATCCGGAAGAGTTAAATAAGAACCTCGTTTTTGAAAGAATACATTTTGAAGGGGAGTTTTATTATCTATTAATTCATTTAAAGAATCGTGGTCTTCGTGATTACCATCGCAGAAATAAATTTTAACATCATGTGGTTTAATTGAATAGAAGTTCCATCTCTTTTGTTTTAATGAGTTTCCACATTTTTGTCTACTAATTGCCGTTGTATTATGACATTTTGGCCAATACCCAAAGTCACCACATTGTAAAATTGTAGTTAAACCTTTATTTTGTTTTTTATTAATCAATTTATTTAACTCAGAAAAATCTGCATGTATATCACCAACAATTAAAATCATAACTATTATTCCTTTAGAATTCTTGTCTTACATTCCCAGCCCTCTGTTTCATGTTTCCAATAGGTAGTGTGTCGTCCATATATAATAGGAGCATTACATATAACATGATAAATTAATTCATCTACTAAAATATTATGTTTACATTTTTTACAATTTATGAAAGCCTTATAATGATTTCCATAAGTATAAGTATAAGTACCAGTACCCTTAATAAATTCAAAAGTTATATTATCTCTCAACTTATCCTCCAGATTTAATCTTTGGTAAAACAAATCTTATAAATATTCCATATTCTCCACTGCAATCATATCCTTGTTTTTTAAGTTCTTCTTTAGTCCAGGAACTTTGACATGCATCATCAGAGTATTCCCAAATTAATGTCAAAGCTTTTTGAATTTCTTCTGGTACTGGCATCTTTGGAAACATATTCTCTTTAGACATAATTAGAATCTCCTTTTATATATATATTTAAAATTCTTTCTCTTTAAATTTAGTACATTCATATTTATATCCTACACCTTCAAACCAATGATCATAACTCAAACAATCAGGATTATTACAATATAAATGATTTATTAATTCATTAAAGAATACATAATATTCGCACTCTTTACAATTTAAAGGAAAATCTTTAAAAGCAAATTCAATATTTTCTATTTTAGAATTATTTATATTTTCAATGCTTATATAATACATAATTCACCTTAAACTTATTTTTTTAAATTACAAAGAAATTGTTTTATATTATGATCCCAATATAAGGACTTACTATATTTAATTGGATCATCGTATTTAGTCATAGTTCTAGGTATTATCTCAGTTGAATTACATATGATATAATTTTGCAATTCATCATATAAGATACAATTTTTACAAGTTTTACATCCATTATCACAAAAAGATAAAAAATCATGGTTAGGAAATGAGTACTTATCTACTATATTTTTTTGTCGATATTCTACATACAAATCCATAATTCACTCTCTCATATATTATTAATCTTTCTTGCTTCACATTCAAAAATATTTAATTTAGAATTATAAATATAATGACCGCAGGCTGCAGTTGAACTACAAATTATATATTGTAATAATTCATCATTTAAAATGCAATAAATACAATCTTTACAAATTTTAAATTTTTCATATTTAGTGGTTATTATAGGACTAGACTTCATATTTCTATATTCAATTAAAGGTCGATCCATATATTACCTTTCAAATATTGGTTTAATTTGTTCTATCTTATCATTAGATGTATGGGAATAGTTTTTCCAATCATCTATAATTTCAGGATATAAATGAAACTTAGCATCAAAGTCTAATATCCCGTTATTTTTAATCGTAGCTTTAACAATATATCCACCAATAGCAGGGACTAATCCTTTTCGTTTTAAATAATTTGTAATACCCTCAAATGCACCACATTGTGCACCAAAAATACTTCCAAATAAAGCTTGAACTTGTATATGTAAATGTCCAGATAATACAAACTTAATTGTAGGTTTTTCTTTTATTCCTCTTGTAACTGCTAATAATTCAGAAAAAGCAATTTGCTCAACACCTTTTTGTAATCTATAAGAAACAGAATAAGGAACACCACCTGAAGGATGCCACATTTGTAAATCAACACCATCTAATATTGGTACTATACATTCATCATACCCTAATGAATGTAAATCTTTTCGTTTACTTGCCATTACATTTAAGGGATTAAATCCACCATTTTTTATATGAGAATAGTCATGATTTCCACCTAATAACCACCAATCAAATCCTTCTGGTAAATTAGATAATAACGACTCAGTTTGGTCTTGAGCTGATAATGCATATAAATCAAAATCTTGACCAGAATAAACATTTCTTCCTGCTGTTACATCTCCAGGTACAAATATATGTTTAGCATTTTGTTTTTTACATTCTTCTGAAAATTCATTTAAAGCTGTTATTTGACATGCTTTAGATCCAAAATGTAAATCTGATGCAACACCAAATACTATTTCTTTTGTTTCTAATTGTTGAACTTTTTCTACATTCCCATTATTTAAAATTTTGTCTCCATAATATAATCTATCATTATCAATTAGGATATGATAACCTTGAGATTTAAAATCATTTATATGTTTTAGTATTTCTATTCCTGAACATTGTAATTGAACTGATAAATCAAAAAGCTTTATTACTTTTTCTCTTTGTATCTTTTCTAAAAATGTTTCTTTTAATGATTTAGTTTCAGTTTTTGTTATTTTAGTTTTTGATTTAATTCTACACACATATACTTTAAATGATGAATATGTTCCAGTATAAGAAAATTTTTCTCTAGCAATCTCAAACATTTCTTTTCTTGAAATACGTCTGAGATTTTCTACAATAAAATCTCTTAAATCTTGAGAATTACGAATCATATTAATATCCTCAACTATATTATGGATTTAAGTACCATCATTTATTTGTTCCATTTCATTACATAGATAAACCCTTATTTTTTAAAAGGTTTGTTGCTTAAATCTATTTGTATTGAAATTTAGAACATATAAATAGAGCAGTTCAAATCCAATGGACTTTAAAAATCTAAGACTTTAGTCCATAGTCTTAAAGGAGATTGAAAATGGTATACCAAGACAAGTTCGTTGTAGCAATTCGTTGTAATGGTAAAATCCTCAGAGAAGATCAAGATGTAGTAACCCTTCCATTTAGTTCAAGTTATGAAATTCTTCTAAAAAATCTTTCCACAAGAAAAGCTCAAGTTAAAATTTCCGTTGATGGGCAAGATGTTTTAGATGGACAAAGTTTAGTTGTATTTCCAAATTCAAATAGTGAATTGACTGGATTTTTAAAAAATTTAAATGTTACAAATAAATTCAAATTTATTCAAAAGACAGAAGAAATAAGTGAATTTAGAGGAGATAAAATTGATGATGGAATGATAAGAGTAGAGTATGCATTTGAAAAAGAAATTGAAAAAACCATATTATATGAAACTCATATCTATCATGATGTACAACATCATTATCCTATGTATTATACTCAAAATCCTTTTTGGAGTAATTCGATAGGAGGGTCTTCAGTTTCAAGTTCTCCACCATCAAGTACTTTAACCAGATCATGTTCTAGTCATCAAGTTTTAAATTGTTCGATTAATAATAGTAATACACCAAATGATGGAATTAATGCTTTATTGGGTAATAATATAGATCAAGGAATAACTGTTAAAGGAGAAGAAACAATTCAACGATTTAATTCTACATCAATTGGACAATTGGAAAATCCAAAAGTTCTTATTATTAGATTGAGAGGAATTAATAATAATGGAAATATTGTTGAACAACCAATAATGTCACAAGAAAAAATTCAGTGTAATACTTGTGGTAGAAAAAATGAATCTTTATTTAAATTCTGTTCTAATTGTGGTACATCTTTAAGATAATTTTATGACAAGGCAGAGGTTGAATGTTTCTTTAATTCTCCCTCTGCCTTGTATTCCACTGAAATATTATTTACATGCTTCCTTTTTCTTATGGTGAACTTTCTTTTTTGCATGGTAAGGAATGGGAGTAATTACTGCCGACATAGAAGCAACCGGTTCGGCTTTAACTTCAGGCGCCGGTGGATATTTTACTTCCAACACTAAATGGACTTCTTGCGGTGTTGAAATATGTTGTGGAGCTGGAGTCGCAACAACTACAGGTTTCTCAGCCGGAATAATCCCTGGAATAACTTCATATACTGTAACGAAGAATTTGGGATTAAATGTAGATGCATTATATCCTGGAATAATGGCAGCTCCGACTGAACCAAGTGCATTACCAGATCCTATAGCACCACTCGCACCGCCACCTATTCCTCCAGCAGTGGCCGCCTCATTGAACTTGACCGAGAATCTTATATTATTCTGCCCTGCATATTTCTTTGCAAGAACTAGAAGATCAGATTCAATGTCTTTATATCTTTCAGCGGTAATGATTCCTCCATCATAGACTTCGAGAATATCCACAATTACATCGTATTTGTTAATGGGCTGAAATCCCTTAATCAAATGGATTGTGTCTGTGATATCTCCGACCCGGCCATTCAAAATGGGATATGGTTGAGGAAGAATAGGCAATGCCTGCATTGGATTGACATAGGTGTTAGCACTGTTCCCAGACTTATCGACCTCAGATTTGTTGTCATTAATGTTTTTATTGGTATTTTTGGTATTGATCTTGGGGTCAACTGTAATCTTTGGATCCACCGTAATTTTAGGGTCAACTGTGATCTTGGGATCGACGGTGTTTTTTACATTGACCGTAGGGTTGCTGACTGCTATAGCGGTGGCATTTGCTGTATTTATAGTTGTAGGAGTAGGCGGATTTATGATGCAGGTTGGATCCAATTTTTGGTTGGCATACGATGTGCAAGACAACACAGTTGAGATAAAGATTGCTACCACAGTGGACATAAGAACGTTATTTGTTTTCATTTTAAATTTTCCCTCTTTCTATTATAGATTTATAAATCTCAACTTGTCTGATCATTGACTTTTCTTCATAGTATCGGAGAACTTTATAAGGTTCTGGTTGATATCTACGGTCATATTAACAGCCGGCGCAAAAGGTGATGAATCGAATGACAATACTGCATTTGATGTAACCACTTGGTCATCACTCGCTGTTGAGCTCCAAGGATCCTCGGGCCCACAGTACATGAGATTTAAATATTTCTGGACAAATCTAGGATTGGTTTTATTAGTTCCAATCTCATATAACCATGCTTTATTTACAGCGAGTGTATACTCTGATGCGCCACAACTTTTCAGATTTTGATAATGTACGACTGTTTCAGGGCGAGAACTTAAATCAAATAGAAACCACCCTGCGTGTTGAGTAGAAGATGAATCTGAGGATGCTATATTGGCGCATAATGAAATTACCAATACAGCAAATAGTATGAAAATTTTTTTCATTATATCCTCCTCCTTAGAATTTAACATAAATACTTCTTTTTGAAATTGATGAATTGATTATAAATCTTATAATACCCTCAACGGCATCACATCCTTTCAATTTTATTTTATCATTGATTTTCTATAATTCTCGGCTTTGAATCTTTGGCCTTAATTCTTTCCAGAATTTCATTTATGTCAATTTTTATATCGCTTAAAGTCAGAAGCAAATCATCTCCTCCGTTGATTTCTGCAGGTTTATCTAATTGTTCATTGACCATGGTTATCCGTTTTGAAATGTATCCAAGAATTGCCAAAACTTCAGCCTCGAGTTTTACCGGATTTTCAAGGCTTCTCTGGATTGCCATAAGTTTTTCTTGCACACTTATAAGTGCATATGGCGCTCCAGATAATTCACGAAGAATATCTATCGTTTCATTAAACTCTTTTCTCGTTATTGTCTGATTCTGTTCATCACTCAATACATCTGAAAGTTTGGTGTTAAATTTTTTAACCTTTTCCTGCCCAAGAAGAAGTAACTTTTTCCCGATACTTGTGAAGATTCCATCAGTTTCATTTAATGTAATTTCCATGACTGTCTCCTTTACTTTTTAGGTTGTGTTACTCCATAAAAGATTCCATCAACTTTACCCTTTAGATTAGCAATCATTCCCTTGGTACATAAACCTATTTCATTTGAATTTGTGATTTCTTCAATTTCATTTAATATTGAGGTTACTTCATGTACTAAATTAATAATTTTATTTTCCATTATTTTTCACCTCTTTTTTAACACAAATACAAATCTTCTCTTGGTTATTAATATATATAGTAATCTGATCTTAAAAATAACTAAAACTAATACTTATAAATAATTAGAACAAAAATAAAGGATAGTACTTTTTAAAGAGAGGACTAAAAATGGAAGAAAAAAATACAGTGATTGAAATAGAAGATAGATATGGTGATATATGTTTTGGAGACTCTTCAAAATTTTCACCAAGTGAAAGACGACCTCAAGGTTTTGTTAATATATTTGAAGTTGATAAAAATGGAAATAAAGAATTAGTAGGAAAAAGTAATCTTGTATTATATCAAGGTAGAGAAATAGTTGCATCTAGAATGTTTGATCTTCAAAATCCAAATATTTCTGCATCTCCAAATGAGTTTATTGGATGGTTTGGTTTAGGATCAGGAGGTGCACCTGTAGGAAATCCATTTATTCCTAATCCTCCAAATAGTACTGATACAGATTTAACAACTCCAATAATGATAAATCCTACAGATGCAACATGTGGAGATTTTAATATAACTCTAGAAGGTTATACGAAACATCCATTTGATTCAGTAAATTTTCAACAAGATTCAAATAATAGTAATAAATATTTAGTAATACAAGTTTTAACAACTATGGGATTAGATGATGGTGTTGGTCAATTAATGAATGAAGCAGGATTATTTACTGCAGCAAGTTCAGCTCCTGGATATTCTGGAACATTTCATTTATTTGCCAAAGTTACATTTCCTACAATTTATAAATCAGATACTAGAGAATTACTTTTCGTTTGGTATCTATACGTTTAAAAATAAATTCTGGATTTTTAGATCACTCCAGATTAATAAAAGGAATTAAAAAAATTTTAAATTCTAATAAACTATCTAGAGAAAACTAAAAATCGGAGGTAACCTAAAATGGGCACACCAATATCACCAGGTGTATATTCAACCATCATTGATTTAAGTAATTATGTAGGAGCAGTCCCAGGAACAATTGGATTCGTTGCAGGTCTTACAAAACAAGGAGAAGATAATAAATTCAAATTCTTTGGATCAAGAACTGATTTTATTAGAGAAAATGGATCTCCAAATATTAATACCTATGGTAAAAATTACGGACAAGGTCCATATATAGCCTATAATTATTTAGGTGAATCTGGTTCGTTGTTTTGGATGAGATGTTTACCTAATGATGCAGCATATTCAAATTTACAAATAAATGGAGCAGTAAATCAGTCTGGGGTTGCATCAATTCAATTAGCATATAATACAGCTTTAAATAATAAAGATGAAATAAATACTGCTCTCGTAGGAGATAGTACTTCTGTATTTCCAATTTGTATTTTATATCCAATTGGAAGAGGCGACTATTATAATGGACTCAGTGTGAGATTTACCAAATATTCAAATCCCTTAGCCGTAGGGATATATGTACTTGATATTTACGAAGTACAAACTTCGAGTGGAGTTGAGTCAATTATTGAAAGTTTTGAAGTTTCTTTTGATCCTTCTGCTACGGATAATTCTGGAGATTCCATTTGGATAAGTTATGTATTAAATACTTATTCTTCAGTACTAAGAGCTCAAATGACTCTTCCTAATCCTGAAAATGACACAGATCCAAATGATATAACTTATACTCCGGGATTCAATTTAATTAAAAACTATGATACAAATGTTGGAACCGTTAGTGTAGTTAAAACTGCTTCTGCAACAATTACAGATAATAAACAAGATTTCTCTCAATGGGAAGGTACTGGTGGTATAGCCAATTATATGGTTATTGCTCAAGATAATAGAGGAAATACTATATATGGTTATATTGGAGAAGTTACTCCTGATAATGAAACTGCAGTAGTATATCAAAATCTTAGTTTAACAACTCAAGGCTGGATTAATGATACAACTTTATTTAATATTAATTCTACAATTACTTATCAAGTCAAAAAGTATAATTTAGATATTTCCACAGTTTTTTCTTCTTCTATTCCAGTTCCTTTAAAAAAAGGAAGCGATGGAAGCTTAGTCGATAGTACCGGAAAATTAGTACCGAGCATTGCAACTCAAGTACTCGCAGATGCATATGCCGGAACCATAGATGATGCAGTTTTAGATACCGAAAATCAATATTTCTCTATGGTCTTTGATGCAGGATATCCATCTTCTGTAAAAACTCAAATTTCAAATTTAGCAGTTACAAGAGCAGATTGTTGTGCGATAATGGATAATTCTGATAATAATTCTGTGTCAGCAGCATTAACTACCAGAGAAAATACTAATGCTTTTAATAATTTTTATACTGCTCTTTATGAACCATTTAATAATGTATATGATATATTTACTGGATCTAATATATGGGTAAGTCCTGTATTTCACATGAGTTATTTACTACCAAGCAATGACAAAATAGCAGAATTATGGTTCGCAGCGGCGGGATTTAATAGAGGTGCTATTTCATCTATCACCCAGATGAGATTTAATGCCAAACAAGGTGAGAGAGATGCATTATATTTAGCTCGGCTTAATCCTATTGTAAAATTCAATGAAGGATATACTGTTTTTGGGAATTTAACAACTCAATATAAAGACTCTAAGATGGAAAACCTTAGCGTAGTAAGGTGTGTTCTTTATATTAAAAGAGCAATTGAAAGATATTGTAGATTCTTTATTTTTGAACAAAATGATGCTATTACTTGGAGTAAAATTAGTAATGAAATAACTCCATTTTTAGACGATGTAAAATGTCGAAGAGGATTAAATAGCTATTCAGTATCGGTTGGTGCAACCGATTACGAGCTAAAGACAAAGCGTTGCCATGTTTCGTGTACCCTAAATCCGGAAACCCCACTTGAAATTATATTGCCTCAATTTTTTATTGTTTAAAATATTACAAAAAATTTACTCCTTATCATATGTTGAGATAAGGAGTAAATTTTCCGTTGTTGAAATTACTTCCATAATAGTTCATTTGTAAACTGTGCAGGATTAGTTACAACTTGAGTCCAATCAGATTCTGGAATCATTCGTAATTTAATTGTTGTTAAATTCCTTTCACATTGTATTAATTCTTTTGTTCCATCCTTTCTATACTTTATCATTTTCATTATGATTTAAGTACTCCTATTTTTATTTTTTCTTGTTCTTCTTTTAATTGGTTGTCGTTTTGCCATTGTATTATTATTAGGAACTTGCCCTATCCATTCAATTGGTACTTCGACTAATTTTCCTCTTCTCATACGAAAAAATTGTCCATCTTTATTAATAAGTTTTTTAGTTTTAGGTATCCAGTTTGGAGATGGACCAGAAATTAACTTTAGTTTAATTTTTTGATATCTATTCATTTATCTTTTATCCTTGGTTTAAGTACTAAAGTTCTTGGATTTATTCCAGTATATCTTTCATATCCTGCAGCTTCTAATGCCTGGTAAAATTCTTCATCAGTTGCATTTTCAAAAAATTTTTTCATCTTCTTTTTTACATCTTCAAGAAAATCGTATTTTAAACATATACTTTGCATATCTAAATGAAATCCACATTTTTCGCAATACTGATTTTTAAGAAGTTTTATATCATGTAAATCACAATAAGCTGTATATTTCATAATTCACTCCAATTTAAAATTAAAGAATCCACATAGATAAAAAGATAAAAATGATAATCCAACTGTTAATAATGTTATTGGACCTAACATGATAACCATAATTGATCCAATAATATTATCATTGAACTTTTTTAATTTAATCAAAATTAATAGTACAATAAAGCCACAAATGTACCATATAGTTTTGAATACATTATTGTAATAAGTTCCTGGTGGAAATCTCCCATCTGGTGTAAATTGCCACATTATCGGTATCATAATTAACATTGCAATAATTAAACATAATGTAAAAACCATATTTTTTTTAGTAGGTTGTTGGAATTCCATATATTCTCCTATTCTTGTAGAATTGTAAATTTACATTCATAACTCCCACCACAAGTTGATTCATTTAAATTTTCTGAAACTGAGCATTTACCATTTTTGAATTTTTTACAACTTGAACAATCTTTGGTTAACGGGCATGTCATTTTAGTTTAAGTCTCCTTTACCCACTTATTAATATCGAATGTTCCACCATTATCATGATCATAGTTTATATGTTCTTCTGGGATACCTATTTTAATTAAAAATTCTCTGAAGTCGAAATTATCCATCGTCGTATATCCTGAAATTGAATTTCCATCATCATTAATCCACCAACCTTCTGCTTCTTCAGGATAATCAAAATCAGGAAAACTAGTCATACATACTTCTTTCGCATTAAATATTTGATGAATTTGTAATATTGTAAGATGTTCTTTTTGAATTATAAAACTTGCAGAACTTGAATTTGTTACGAAACTATGTCTTCTTTTCATAATATATTACCTCTTTTATTTTATAATCATCACATAACATTATATAAGTATTATCTTGATAATATGGCCTTTTATCAATTTTACAAATATCATATCTTAATAATTGATCATATAAAACATGTATACAACTACAACATTTTATTGGGTATGGAACATCTAAAGCTACATATTGTTTAATCATTTGTATTATTCCTTTTATAAAATCCTTTACATCCAAATCCATTTGTTGTTATAGTACCAAATCCTTTATTAACATTATAATCTTTATAATCTTTAGCAATATAATAAGGTCTTTTACCAACTTTACATATACAATATTCAATTAATTCATCATATAATCTATTATCACATTTAGAGCAAATCCAAGGATAAGAATTTCTTTCAGAAATATATATTATATCTTCTTCATTCAAATTATTTATCTCTTCCTCCTCAATCATTATTTATAATAGTCCAGCTATATAACATAACATCATATCCATATCATGTTCTTTACAAAAATCCCCATTCATTCTTGCTCTTGATTTAATTTTAAACTCTGATGATCTTTTTGTATATATTATTGGATCATCTGGAAATATATAATTTTCTAATCTTAACGGCTTTACTTTAATATATCCTTCTTGATATGGTCTTGCTGCTAAATATACATCTACAAATTGATATTCTTCACCTGTAGATATTTCAGTTAAAATAATCATATTATTTCCTTTTTACAGTATGAACTAAACTAGGCCAAGGTTCGTATTTATAACATGTTCCACCATTAGGCCATGAACTTTCAAATGGAGTAACTCCATTTTTACATAAAGTAAATCTAATCAACTCATCGAAGAATGAATGTTTACATCTCAAACATATTTCAGCGTAATAAGATGAGTGTTTGTAATAAAACTCCACAACATTAGGAATATATGGATTACAAATTATAGGGGCAGGAACATCTATCATTTAATAACCTTTCTCTGAATTTTTGAAATAACTCAGTATTCCATGCATTTTTAATTGATGTATTGAGTAAAGAAATACCTTCAGAATGATTACCAAAAGAACATGGAACTAATTTTAAATCATTAGTTATATATACAGACATTCTTCCACCTTCACAAGTATCTATAGATTCAATTTGTTCTTGTGTTAATTCAGTCCCAGATTTCATAACTTTATTTATTAAACATGAATCTGCACCTAATGAATAATTTACACCTCTACATTGTCTTAGAGCTTGAAATCTTTCACTTGTTAAAATACGAGAGAAAATATTTAGGTTAATATCTCTCATTTGCCAATCTAAATCTTTTCCTTTCCCTTGAGGTTTAAATAAAAGAAAAATCACAGCATTTAATTTAGTAATATCAAATTTATCTTCAAATCTTTCACTTCCATTTAAAATTTTAAGAGATGGAATAAAAGATTTATTAGATAAAATATAATGAATATTTGTTCTAACTCCAGCATCTATAAATCTTTTAAGGGCATCTAATGTATACTCTGGATATTTCTTTTCATCATTAAGATTGCAGCTTACAGCAACTGCCCCTACATATTCTTTTGATATTTTAATTTGTTCATCTGTTAAACAATTTCCACTTGTTGTATAATTTGGAACTATATTATTATCTCTGCAATACTTTAGTATATCTTCAAAATTTTCATGTTGATTAGGATCTCCTTTACCTCCTAACGCAACTTGATTAACATATGGTTTAGCTTCATCAATTAATTTAGTAAAATTTGAAAATGTCATATTTGGTTCGTTCTTTTCACCTTGATAACAAAACTGACAATCATTTGAACAATGCCCCATAATGCCTACATCCATTAATATAGGAAAATCTAAAACAAATGGGTCTTCATGACCATTAATTCCTTCAAGAGTTTCTTCTCCAGTTTCTGTATTAAATTCAATTTTATATCTATCAGTTTGTACGGTTTTCATTATATTCACCTTTTCATTTATTTATTGGAAGACTTAAAAAATTATTTACAATTTTAATAATTTCAACTGCTAAATTTCCTTCTTCATCATAAAATTCACATTCTCCATCATCAACATCCCAAATATATGCTTGAATGTCATATACTACTTGTGCATCTAAATCATCACCGGCAACTGTTAAAAATTTCACTTTACCAAGATATAAAATATGTTTTTCATCTTTAGCAACTAATCTTCCAGTACATAAAAATTCTAAAGCTTTTTTATTCTTTCCATTTTTAAAAAATTTTGATGTATCATCATAAGGAGATTCAGATTTAATTAAATTATTTTTTGGTAAATATTCAATTCTTGAAAACATAAAATTCTCCTAACTTTATTTACAATTCTCACATGTATAATTTTTATCATTATAGAAAAAATCTAGTTTAGAAATATTAAATTCCTTTTTTATTTGTTTCTTTATATTAATATCATCTAAACATTTATCCATTAAACATTCAAATTTTCCATCTGTGATATTATACATAATCCTTCCTCTTGGAGATTGTTTCCAATCTTTAATCTGAGGATAAAGTCTTTTTATTAAATCTTTAAACATATCAATATGAAGAGCTTTATATCCAATATAAGTTTTATAATCATCATTTATAACATACATTCCCAGATGAGTCAATACTGATTTTATTTCATCATTATCTTTATCTTTAATTTTTCCTAATGGAAGATTTATTTGTTGACTTTCAACAATTCCATCTATATAATAAAAGATCCCTACAGCAGGCAAAATTGATTCTTGTAAAAGTTCTATTTCATTTTGAATAGTATTTAAATATTCTATAATATTTTTAAACTTTTTTTGTTTCATACTAAACTCCTTTATTAAATTAATTCAAATAACTCCATGGTATTCTTTATTATATGATACAATTGATCTGATAATTCAAATCTTTCTTTATTCTTAGACATTTGAGTTAAAACATTTCCATCATTTTGCCTAAGACTTGTAGCTTTCCAATCGCAGACCAATTCAATTAAATCTACTAAATTCATATCTTGTATGCCATTTTCGAAGTGTTCTGGATGATGTCTATTATGGGCATAATGATGTTTAAGTGCAACATTCATTTCTTTTAAATGTTGTTTATATTCATCTGAATTATATTCTAAATCTATAAGAACAGGTGTATGTTTTGCAAAAACTTCTAATTCTGGACTCATAAGTTTAGTAGAGTCATGATACTTAGATCTATCATCAATTAAATTTTGAAGTTTATTCATGAATTGTTTAACAGTTTCTTGATGCGACCTAGTCTCAATTTTTGATTTTTCAAGATTGTCCAATGATTAACACCTCCATTATTTTCCTTCATATTGCCTTTTGATTTGCTTAATTCTATTTCTTTTAATAAGTGCTTCCCCATCTCCTCTTATAATTTCTTTAAACACTTCTTTAATTCCATCATCTGTCTCATCAAATATAATTTTTAAATCTTCAACAAATGTTGGTCTTAAGGATGTCAAGAAATTAGTAAATTTATCTATAGATAATTTTTCTGAATGATGTTTCTCAAAATCAATAACTTTTCCCATAATTAATCCCTATTATAAGCTTCTAATAATTTTTTATCAACTTCCTCTAAATTCATTCCATTATATTTAATGACATTTGGATGATTAAAAGATATATTTCTTTTATTTACAGGCATTATTACTAAACCTCTTGGTCTATACTCCAACCAATTCAAAATATATTCTGGAAAATCATCTACTAAAACTCTCCCGTATACTAATCCTTTATTATGAGTTATCGTCACTCCATCAATATAATCTTTTAAATGTGTATTACACCAATCTATTTTTTCAGACCATGCATGACTTTTACTTGAAGGACCTTTTGTTAAAATTGAAATATTAAAACCAATAATTTTACATGCATCTAAAATATCCCAGCCAAGTCTTAATCTATTTAATTTTGACCACCATCCAACTTGTTTAGTTATCATTTGTCTTCTAGCTTCTAAATATGAAGGCATATGCATATAATTAAATACTTCTTCAACCTCAGGTTCCCAATATGAATGTAATTTTTTTAAGTCTAATAATAATTGTCCATCATAATCTGCTAAAGTTCCGTCTAAATCAAATAATGCTATTTGTGGATGTGGATTCATTTTATATCCTTTCTTCTAAATTTCTGGAATTGGTCTACTGAAAAATTTAATATCATTAAATTGTGATAAATCACTACTTGCAATAAGACTTCCATGCCCTTTTAAATTAATATGAAATCCATATATATTTTCATAAGGAAACATATTTATAATTTCAGTTGCTTCTTCTAATGCACCACATGGAATCTTAGAATGAGTAAATGGTGCATTTTTAATATAAACATGACTATGAATCATATAATTTATATTTTTATAAAAGTTATATAATGATAATTGAATAGGTGAATCTACAGATGGTTTATGTTCCCCATAATATTCAACTATTGCTGAATTAAGATTACATGCGATAAATCCTTTTGTTGATAAATCTCTTTTATCTATATTTCTTTTAGATACAAAGACTTTATCTTTTACTTTCATAGATGGGAATCCTCTTTCACATCTATAAGATGCATTACCTAAAAATCTAGATGTGTTTAATCCATGAATTAATTCATGAAATTCATTTGCATATTCATTAATTATTTCAATAAATTTTGCATTTTCGGGGCTTGGTATTTTAAATGAATCTCCAACTTTTATACTGGGAATCCTATGAAAACTGAGTAATTCAACAATTCTATTAAATAATGAATAAACTACTTTTTCTATATTAACTTCATTGATTATAAAACAATTTCCCAATGGATCTAATATTGTAACATTTATCATATTAGTTGTACTTTGCCAAAACTCTATTATCAAATTAGATTTGGTTTGTAATGCTCTACTAATAATATCCATACAATTATATTTATTATCTCTATTATTTTTAGAAGTAACTAAAATACAAGTTGGATTCTTTTCTTTAATTTTATTTACAATTTTTTCTTCTTCATTTGGAACATTAGGAAACCATAAAATTACGTCATAAAGTACAAAGTTATTTGAATTTATAATAGATTCTAAATTAAAGAAAAATCCTCCATTAAAATAATCAAACCAATTAAATTTTAGAGATATTGAATCAATAACTTTTTCAATATAATGTGATGTTTTTCCTCCTTTTCTATCAAAAGTACCTCCAATTAATAATATTCTCATGCTTACCTCTAATTCATAGTAATTTTAAATGCCCCGTTATTTTATCTATTTCTTCAGAATTAGCCGGACCAATTGTTATACAAGTATTAGTAGGAACACCATGGAACTCTGTAGTTCCATTATCGGTTATAAGAATACAAGGAAGATCAGCTAGTTTTGCTAAACTATATAATTTTAATAATTCAACTTCACTATCACATTGCAGGCATACTTTAGCAAAAGATTCTTCAAGCCATTCGACCATTTCTTTAGTTAACCTAAAAGTTACATCCACTTCTTTATAATCATTTTCGTCTATACTATTAATATATATTCTTTTTTTATCAATTATTCTCCGTGTAAAAATACCTAAAGCTGCATGTTGCCCTTGTGAATTTTCCTTCCCACGTCTCATTTTAAGATCTTTGCGGATTACAGTTACCATCTTAATATCATAATGATTTTTATTAACTAATTCACATTTAGCATCTTTATCCATTGGACATTTATTACATTCTCCATCCTGAAAAAGATGAGGCTTAGATCCTCCACAATTAATTGCTTCATCACATTTCAATCGTTTGTTACATTGATATAAATCAGTCATAATTAATTATCCTTTACTAAATTTTTATTTAAAGTCTTACGATACATTCCTTTAATTTTATGACTGGAATTCATCCATATTCTTTTTCCTTGTTTAAAATTTATTGTAGTTCCACCCCATATTTTTCTAATTAATTTAACAGATCTTCCTCTCATGGTATTCTCCTTTTCAGTTTAATAAATGTGTTCACCATCATTTAACTCATCACATGGCAATTCTTCTTGAAATGTATCTAATTTTTTAGTTGATATAAAAGCAGAACCATGACTATGATTAAAACAATGTAAATGAGCTTTTAATTTAGCAATTAAATAAAAGTGACTTTGTCCTACTAACCGAGTATGATCTTTTCCCCACCTGTCATAAAAAGGAGTTAAATCTCCATATACATAATACATATTTAATCTCCTAATAGATAGATTTCTAAATCATAATCATCTACAAAACCACTTTCCCAATCTCTAGATATGTTTACCATACGAACTGAATAAAGTTTCTCATTTTCTATTTCTGGAAATATAACATTTCCACATGCAATACTTTCATTTATATCATCCATTAACCACATACAATTAGAACATCCAGGACAAGATTGTCTTTTTAATAATCTTATCCCTTGTCTTAATTCCACTCTATTTTTAACTTTGAATAAACTTTTATAACCTTTGAAAACTAATCCAATACATGAATTAGAAACTACAGTTACATCAAATATTAAATTATCCATAAATTTATCCTGTAATAAATAGTGATTTAACTTGACTTTGATGTAATTGAATAGTTTCATCTACATCTAATCTCAAATCATAGCTCATTAATATTTCTTCTTCTGTTTCTAAAAATTCAGGAATTATTAAATAAATAAGAGATTCATTATTCTTGTTCATGTTATATTCTCCTTATAGGTTTAATCCCAACCTCTTTCTTTGGGAATTAATTTAACTATTTCTTTTAAGTTTATAGCAAATGACCCTTCAATAGTTAAGGTATATTTGTCATCATTTAAATTAGTCCATGAAAAGTTAACATTTCCTTCACTTATTAATTCATTTACTAAATTTATTAATCTCTTATGATCTTTTATTTTAATTTCAAGTTTAAAATCAAGAGGCGAATCTGTTACACTCTTATCCGTAGATTTAGATTTTGACATTATTATTTTCCTTTTTTAAAATGTATTCACCCATTCTACAATTAGTATTTTTACTTTGTTCAATTTGGCCATGAGAATAACACGGAGTTTTCTTATACCATTTATAATCATGGATTCTACATGAATAATTCCCAGGTTTATCTCCTATTAAATGTTTACATGCAACTCTTTCACCTGAATGAAATGTAATATTATCTTTCTTAAGTCCTTTTTCTGGATCATTAACTATCATTACACATAAATTTATACAACAATATCCACATCTTAGACATATCATTATATCCTCCATGCTTTATATTTTTCATCTAGTTCTTTGAATGATTGATAATCACTATGGATTTGATAAGTTAATGCTCTGAGATATATAATTAATGACTTTTTCACAACATTTTTCATGAATGATACAATTTGGAAACATAACATAATTATTAAATACTAAATAAATTGTTTCTCCTTCTTTAATAATATTATTACATAAAGGACAATAATATTTCGCATTATAAGGAACTTTACATGAAACCATTTTTTTATACATACAAAATGATCCATCTTCAAATTTAACAGTTTCTGTCATAAATTGGTCCTTTTTTTATAAATAGAGTATCACAATTACTATAAGTGTTTGTATAATCATAAATGATAAACCAAGTCCTTGAATTCCAATATTTTCAAACATTATTTCTCTCCTTATTTAAAAAATCTCCAAAATTCTTCTGGTTCGAATTTTTCAGCCATTCTCACTTGTTCTTTAGCTTCTTTAATTTGTTTATTCATTACCTTTTTATCACCTTCTAAAATATCTTTTCTTACATCTTCTATTGTGGATCCAACAAAAGCTCCAGTTTCACTTTCTGCAACATAAGTTTTTCCTTTAGGTGATATAATCAAGTAACCTTTCTTTCCTTTTCCTAAATCAAAGATTTGATTGTCATTAATTTCTATTTCAGTTTTAATTGGTCGATGAACTTTTCCGCCCATAGTAAAAGGAAAATAACCAATTGACCAGATTGTAATTTTCTTTTTTTCATTACCATGCATTGGTTCGAAACATGTTCCAGAATAATCTACACTCATAATTAATCCTTTCAATTTTAAAATGGTAATTCTTTAATAAATAAAATACTCACCTTGTCAGAATTTGTATCTTTAGCAATTTTATTTCTCATCCATTCAAAATCTTCATAATTTTTAATTAATATATCTTTTTCTTTACCTGTTCTTGATATAATAACATTATGGTATTTAAATTTAGTACTTCCATTATTTTGTGAAATATAAGTAATCAAATATTTTTTAGTTACTTCTTGATTCGATGAATAAATTGCTAAACTTAAAAATAAAAATATTAGTAAGAATACACAACATATTGCTATTAACTCTATTTTTTTCATATATTCCTTTCTTTATTCCTATTCCATAATCACATAAGGTTTGGATTGTTCAAGAAATCTTAGAACTTTTATTAAATCAAATTTTTCATTACTATGTGATCTTACTAAGGTTTCTACATCAATCCACATTTTCAAATCTTTTATAACAGACCAATTAATATCTTGACTTTTAAGCTTAGCCATTTTTTCTAGTAAACTATAAAAATTATTTACAACCTTTGATATTTTTTCTAATTCACCATTTACATTATCAGGAGATAATCCACCTGCAAATCCTATTGGCATTGTTGTTGAAATTAAGTTACCATTTGAATCCATTGGTAACTTCCATTCAACAGGAAGTATTCCTGCTCCATGAGATAAATCATACAAAGCTGAAACATTTAGATTTTTATTTAATGCTGCAATCAATGGTTCATTATTAGCTTCATCAAATTGAAATATTATTTGTTGACTAATTGTATTAACTGCTTTTATAATTTGTGAAAATCTATCAATATTACAATTATGTTTCACTCCATGTGTGTTTAATTGCCATCTATTTGCAATAAGACTAAAATTTCTTGGAACATCTAAGCTGATCCATCTTCCTAAGAATATTTGTTCAACCCATTCTCCGCATAAATGACCTGACACATTAATTGCTTTTTCAGATTCTAAACATAACTCAGAAAACTCTTCTATCCATTTTGTTGAGGGGAATCTTCTTCTATATCTGGTTGAATTTTTTGATTGTAAGATTCCCCATTCAACATATGGAAATTCTCCAGAAATTTGTATTAAATCTTTTGGATTTATAGAGTCATCAGCTCCTGTGATTGTAACCTTATTTAAAAATTGTTTATTCATTTATTTATCCTTTTCAAAAATATTTACAAAATAAATATCCACAAATACATATACCAATACATACACTTATACACTCTAATAAATGTTGTAAATTAGGCCCTATTTCTATCATCTTTTATTCTCCCTTTCAGTAAATAATTCACATCCTCCATGATGATGAGAAATCATTCCGTTATTATTCAATTCTATATTATGCTCTACAATACAACAATATATTCTGGTTGTGTGAGTACATCTATTATTATCAATCCAAGGATGAGAAAATAACTCAATAAGACTTGAGCATATACAACAACATTCTTCTCCCATACTTGTATTTTTTAATTCATTTAATCCAATATGGCATACAGAATTATCTTCTACTCTATAATCAATCATTAGATTTCCTTTCTCGATACTTTTTATTTAGAACAAATATTAAAGGAGACTTAGAATGAAACATACAATATATCAAGTAACAAATTTAATTGATAATAAAATTTATATAGGTAAACATAGTACTAATAATATTAATGATTCTTACTTAGGATCAGGTGAATATTTGAATCGAGCAATTAAAAAATATGGCAAAGAAAATTTTAAAAAAGAAATTCTTTATATTTTTGATACAGAAGAAGAATCATTATTAAAAGAAATGGAAATAGTCAATAAAGAATTTGTATCTAGAAAAGATACCTATAATGTAACATTAGGTGGTCGGGGTTCATTTTTTCATTTAAAAGGAATTCCAAAATCAGAAGAAACTAGAAAGAAAATAGGTGATTCATTCCGAGGAATTCCTAGACCTAAGGAAATTGGTGATAAAATAAAAGCTTCATTAACTGGTAGAAAAAGATCAGAAGAAACCAAAGAAAAACTTAGAAAACCTAAATCAGAAGAACATAAATTAAAAATGTCAATTAATAGAAAGAATATGAATTTAACTGGAGAAAGAAATCCATTTTTTAATAAACAACATTCTGAAGAATCTAAAATTAAAATTGGGAATAGAGATTATTCCAAACAAAGTGGTAAAACCCATTATTTATCTAAAACTTATTTATTAATTTCTCCAAAGAATGAAGAATTTATTTTATATGGAGGAGAAGTATCTAAATTCTGTAAATCAAATAAGTTGAGTGAGTCATTGCTTAGAAAGAATATAAATAAATCAGTTAAAATTAAAAATATCCATAATTGTAAATATCCAAATACAGAAGGATATTCTTTAAATGTGATGGTCTAAAATAGGTTTATCTTTTAATTTAGCTATAATTTGTTCAAAAGAAAAAGGATAATAATTATTACAATCTACACCAACATCCATTGATTTACCAATTCCCTCCAATTGACCATGACTATGACCATAGGTATGAATTGATCCATAGTGTGATCTATTCCAAACTCTATGCGCATAGTGAGACATATAAATATATTGATCATTAATTTTTGTAAAATAAGTATCTTTTACGAATTGAAATCCTGCAGTATAAACATCTTTGGAATCATGATTTCCTAATATGAGGATCCAACATCCCGACAATCTTTGTAAATATTTTTTAGGATCTTTCCATGCAAAATCCCCAAGACAATATACTATATCGTTAGATTTAATCATTGAATTATAGTTTTGTATAAGTGTTTCATCATGTTCTTCTATTGTATCAAATGGGCGACAATGATGCTTAATTATTAAGTTAGAGTGTCCCATGTGACAATCTGATGTGAACCATGTATTCATAAAATTGTTTTAACTCCTATTTCTAAACCACAATCTGGATTAGGACATTTATAGACATTACATTTTAATTCTGGCTTATAATCTTTCTTTATCATCAAATGATGACATTTAGTGCAATCAGGATGTCCTTCTATCCATCGTATATCTTTCTTTTCAAATACTTTCATTTATACATCCTCTGTAAAAAAGGTATTAATCCAACAAATTTTTCTTTGCATCATTCCTACTTGTGTTGGTAAATCTTGATCTCCCCAATTATATAATGATTCCATAATGGAATCAAATGTTTCTACATCATCTACACTGTATTCAAAGTCTAATGCAATAATCTCTAAATCATTATCCCTTTCCTTTTCAAAGAAACTTGATTCTTTAATAACTTTAGCAATTCTTTTTCCAGCTTCTTTTACATCTATTTCATCACTTTCTAATTTTTTCCAAATATCTTTTATATTTAATTCATATCGCCAATTTGCCATAATCATTCCTTTCTAAAATAAAGCAATTATTGAAATATACACTTTTCATTATTTTTATCAATCATCTACATAACTTTTCTAATTCAAGTCTCATTTGTTGCCTGATTCGATTTCCATCTTTGCTATTGAATTTGAGATATTCTCTTACAAATTCTTTAAGGTTTGAAAGTTCTAATTCTTTCTTTATTAGATCATCATAATCTTTTTGAGGGAGTATAATAAGATATTCTTTATTACTTACTCCTAGATCTTTACCTAAAATAGCTCCAATCATTTTATATTCCTCTCTATACATATTTGAGTTATAAATTCATCTTTATCTAAATTATAAGCAACCAAACATCCACACCCAACTTGAGATTTATAATTATTCAAGGCAGTAAAACATCCATTATCCAATCTTATATAATATTTTTCATGATTGATAATCTGATTAATAGGAGTTATTGTATGACCAACGATTAAAATTTTACCACATAATTTAGATTCATCAATATTATTATTAGACATCCATAGATGATTACATTTCAAAAATCCTAGATTTGAATCTTCTATTATTCTTTTAATAGGATCAGTATATATAAAAGCTAATCCTCCATGAACTAAAATAATATCTTCTGCGATTAAATATAAAGGAAGATTTTTAATCCAAGAAATATAAAAATCAGGAATTTCTCCGCTAAAACTTTGTATTGTATTATATCCACCATTATCAATCCACCAACCTAATTCTTGAGTGTCCTTAGATTGATCATAATCACATACCTCTAATAGCATTGATTCGTGATTACCCATAATAGATAGCCAATCATATCCTTCTAATTGTTTATTAATAATAAAGTCAAGGACGGCTTTACTATTAGGACCTCTATCAATTAAGTCTCCAACAAATCTTACTGTATCTTCTTTAGACGGATTTATCTTTTCAATTAAGGCTTTAAGAGTTTCGATACATCCATGAACATCACCAATAAAAATACGATTCATATTTATCCTTTATAAAATTTAATAAGATGAACTAAAAATGTAACACCATAAAAAATTGAGGCAAATAAAATAGTATCTTTATAACGTCTTAGAACATTTAATTCCCACCATAAAAGAAAAAATATAGTTCCCCAAATAACAGAAATTGGTATATCAATTGACATTGGATTTCTCCTCATAAAACTCTTTAATGATTTTTGTTAAATCTTCTTTATTATTCAATTCTGGATTTTCTAAAACTTGGTCCATCAAATAGTTTAAAATTTCACCTATTATTTTACTGGGTTTAATATTTAGAATTTCTTGAATATCATTGCCGTCTAATTCTAAATCATTAAAACATCCAACTTGATTAGGTCTATTAACTTCAATTTTGAACATTCTATTTAATTTCTTAGTTTTATAAAATCTTTTTTTCTTATCAAGATTATATCTTCCAGATGTATCACAAAAATTTACTCTTAATAAATCTTTATAATGTAATGACCTTTCATTTAATATTCTTAGAATTCTTCTTATACATTTTTGAGTTAATTCATCTGGAGGCATAACTCTCATATGTAAATCTGTTAATCCGGTAATAAAATTAATCTCTTTAGAACTAAATGTTAATTTTAATAATTCTTCTTTTAATTGTTTAGCCCCTATATGAGCATGATCTAAAAAGAAATAATCATTAGTTCTTGGATTTATTTTACATACTAAAGGTTTTCCTACATCATGTAAATAAGCAGATAATTTAACTAATTTATTTTTTATTGGAGCACTATCTCCACTTAACATTAAATGTGTAAAAATATCTTCTACATGATGTGGGCCATGAGGATGATTATAACATGAAGTCATTGATGGAAATATATGTTCCAATCCCCCTATTGAATGTAATGATTCAAAAAATATTGATGCTTTTTTTATTTCCATTGCCTTAAGAATTTCAAGTCTAATTCTTTCAGGATTAACATGAGATTCAATAGTACTTGAATATTCCTTTAAAGCTTTAAATGTTTCAGATTCAAATTCTCCATCAATTTTTGCTTTAAATCTACATGCTCTAATAATCCTATTTGGGTCTTCAAATATTCTTTTATGAGGATCTCCAATAAATCTTATAATCTTTTTTTCTAAATCTTCTCTACCATTATGATAGTCAATTATTTTATCTTTAATTGGATCATATGCGATAGAATTTATGGTTAGATCTCTCCTTGCCAAATCTTCTTGTAAGGATGGAGTAAAATTAATTTGAACTGATTTATCATCTAATCCATTATATTCATCTGTTCGATATGTAGCAACTTCAATATCATTAATTAATAAAACTCCAAAACTTTTTCCCACTTCTTTTATACTACATTTATAATTTTTGAAAATTGAAGATATTTCATCTGGAGTTGCATTTGTAACTATATCATAGTCCTTAGATTTTAAACCTAAAATCATATCCCTAACACAGCCTCCTACGAAATAAACTTCAAATTTATTAGTATGTAAAATTTTAATTATTTCAATTGCTGTCATTTTATTATCCTATTAAATATTATATGCTATCAAAAATCCACCAATAAAACATCCTAAATTATTTCCAAAAATTGCATTCTCTCCATTTTTAAAATCATCTATTATTAGAAGAATTCCTATTAATATACAAATTGTTCTGATGATCATATATACTCCTTTAATAATATTAATGTTAAAAATAAAGTTGACATATGTAACATTTGGTCAAATCCTATAACTACAAAGAACCAATGTCTTTCTTCTTTTTGCCAAAGATAAGATGTAATTCGACTTGTAATAGCATCAATTATAAAATGACATATTCCATTAATTAATGCATAAAGAGGATTGATAAAAATAAATAATACAGTATAAACGACAGAATGAATACCAAGCCATTTCCAACTTTTACTTTTATTCAACGCCATCTTATCATTTTGAAATAGAAAATCTGAAATAAAATGAAGAATAACAATTGTTAAAATTATATTCAAATTTATAGATTGTGTCATATTAAAGTCTCCTGGTTTATTTTGTTCTAATTTTAATAAAAAATTGCTATAAAAATTGGGGCATTAATATATAAAATACCAATGCCCCAATTTCTATTAAATTATTTATTTTCTTTTTGAATTGGTGGATCCATTTCAGAAATCCATTGATCAAGTTTTAATCGAATAATTTTAGCTGCATCATTCGGAATTTTTTGGATATCTTGATTATTGCTTATTTTGGGGATTAAATAAATTGCAGCCGCTTCATTTTCATTTGGTATTATAATACAAAGAAAGATTGTTACTATTGCAAAAGGTATAAACCTTTTAGTTAATTTTGCCCATAAATTAAGCCAACCTTGCCATTCTTTTCTATTATATAAATTAGTACTTTCAGACATATTAGGATCATCCTGAAATTTTACATATGCTATTAACCATGCGATTGAAAAGACAATAACAGTAATAATTCCAATTACCATAAAGAAAATTGATATATTATTTATTGTATCTAATCTTGTAAACAAATAAATTTGCATTGTAGTCATAACTTTTTCTCCTTAGTTAAATTGATTTTAAAATTTTTGAATTGGTCCAAATCTATATTCCAACCACGGTTGAATTGCAAGTAATGGTTTATCTCCATAGCGATATCTTAATTCTAAGGTATCACATAATACTGGTTCCTCCCCAAAATGTACAACATTTCCTTTACGAATTAAAGAAGCCCACCAGTTATTTCCTGTATCCAATGTCCAGAAATCTTCAGTCTTTTTAAAAGGTATTTCTTTGGTATATCGAGACCCTTGAATGATTTCTGTGATTGCTTTCATTAGATCTCCTTCAACCCAATCATTCTGTAATTGAATTCTGACTGTATCACTCATATGATTATTTCTCCTTTTTTATTATTATACTATACATCATATTTTTATTATATTTAAAATTTTTAGTATATGGTTGGTAATGACTCCCATTAAATACATAAAGTATATCCTTTAAAATTTTAGGTTTTTTCTTTATCATTTCTTTACTCCTCAATTATTATATTTGGTACACCACCAGGAAATACACTCCAAAATTGTCTCGGAACTTCAAATTTAACTTTACCAATTGCAATTCCTAAACAAACTAGTTCATCACAACTTCTGTGATAATCTGTCCAAGGCATTGTATTTTTATCATAAGCCATATTTAAAAATGACCATCCAGTTTTACTAAAAAACATTGGATGTAATTCTTTTAAGAAAGTTATGATTTGATCTCTGAATTTTTCAATTCTTTCACTACAAAATTTTGTCTTAATTACTACACCTTCAACTTCAATGAAATTTTTTGTTATTGGTTGTAATGCCAAATCCAATTCTACATTTTTAAATAAACAACTCATAAAAATTGTATGAACTGCTATTTCTGTAAGGATAGTTTTCATGATATTCTCCTTAAATTATGTTAGTACTAAATATAGAAAAACAATGATAACTAACCATATTAATAATTCATGATCTCTGTAATATTGAAGACAAAGATTACTAAATTCTCTCATTTCCATTCACCAGAACTTATTAAACGTTCTTGATCTACTTGATAATGGTAATTTGCAAGGAAACTAAATTTTGGAGTTTCATCATCAATCCATTCAACTGTAGCAAAAGGTTCATTGAATAATGTAATTCTCCCATCATCGTGAAATATACATCTATCAGAGTTTAGTATATGAAGTTTGTCATATAAAAAATGCATCATTCTTCCAATATTTTTTCCTTTATATTGACTATAAAATCCCATGATATATTCCTTTCTTTTATTTAATAAATTCCCTTAGTTATTTATCATTGATTAACCATTGTTCAATCATTTCGATTCTTTTTAATGCGAATTCTGGGTAGTTTTGTGGAAATTTTTGAACTGTCAAAAAAGCTCTTGTAACTCCAAAATATTTATTTCTCCAATTAATACAAGGAGTTCTGTTATAATTTCTTATAAATCCTTCCTTTGTCCATTGACATTCTTCACAATTTCTAACATTATTTTTTATTCCTACGACTTCACATAAAGGACAGTCATTATTATGATCATTAGGTTCTCTGCCTTCTTTATAATAATGTAATAACTCTTCAAGAGCTTCCTTCATTTTATTTGTCATTTTTAATGTCCTTTCTTTTAAAATAAATTCCTCACCTTGGTTATTAATATATATAGCATTTCTTTTCTAACTTAATTAATTTTTTAGAACAAATTAAAAAGGGTTATACTTTCTAATTTTTAGAGAATTTTAAAAAGTATCTGAATTAAAAGGGATTATGGAACATATTAATAGTATATGGATCGTGGAAATTTAAAGTTTAAGATGGTAAATCCATCTTAGAGGAGGCTTACATATTATGAAGTATTCATTTGCTGCATTAGGAGAAAATATATTAACTCGTAAATTCGGAGGATCAGCTTCTACGGGTGCTGCGGAGCCATATATTTCTGGCTATTTTTTCGTCTGGTTTGACAGACTACCTAATAACCTTATTAACTATACTCAATTAGGAAATAGTGGTCTTTCCTCTCTTAGTGATTGCCAAAATATTTTAAGTGCAAGTTGTACAGGTTGTACGCCCCCAGGCGGCACTTTAAACAAGGTTGAATATACCGGACTAGGTGGTGTTAAGTGGGCAGTTCCTGGTCATATTGATTATCAAAATTCGGTATCCTTAAAATTCATTGAATTTTATAGAACTCCAATTCTTGATATTATGCATGGGTGGGTAAAAATGATTAGAGATTATAGAACTGGTACTACAGATCTTCAAGCTGATGATTCTGGTCAGGGATATACGAAAAATGATTACTCTGGGACGATATACTATTGGACTACAACTCCTGACGCAAAAAATGTTGAGTATTTTGCATGTTATGATGGATGTTTCCCTGCAAAAGATCCACAAGATTTATATCATGGTGATGTTGAAACTGTAGGAAGATTAGATGTTGAAATTGAATTTAACGTAGATTATATTTGGCATGAACCTTGGGTTAGAGAAAAATGTCAGAGTTTAGTTTCTGTATTCCAAGCAGCAAAGCAGACTGTTCAAAATTATCAGGAACCTTAATATTTACAATGTCAATATTTGGCATTAGGAGGAATTTATAAATGGAACTAACTGGCATGAAAATAAATGAACAAGATATGGAATGGGCGTGCAAGCAATATTTACTTGATCAAATTCCTTCTAGTAAATATATTCAATAAAATTCAACAGTAGATCAAAGACAACAATTTAAAGAATGGATTAAAAAAGCATCTTTAAAAGAAATTTTAGTTATTATAGAACAAGATAGTAAAAATAATATGTATTTAAATAAGGGATGGAAATATATTTATGGAGTAGGTTTAGCTGCGGCATTAGGTGGAATGGTTGGGGCCGCATCTTCTTATACTAGGAAAGGAGATGCTCTAGCCGTAGGTTCTATGTTGGCTAGCGCATCTACATTATTATATTATTTTTATAAACGAAAAAAAGATCCATGTCATCAAAAATGCAAAGATGCATCGACTACACATAAATTTGGGGAATTAGAAAGATCTTTAAGGTATCAAATATGTAGAACAGAGTGTTCTATAGTTGCTGCAAAAGATGTATTAAGGCAAGTAACAAGTCAAAAAGGAAAATGCAGTAGTACAGAAAAACCAGAAAAATGTTTAAAATCTTTATCTAAATTAGAATTAAAATGGAGACGTAAAATAGAAAACTTAGAAGATATATTACGTGATCTTAAACATAGATTTTCTACAGGAAAAACTAAAACATCACCTATTAAATTACAACCTGCTTTTAAAAGTTAATGGAGATTAAACCCAAATGAGTGCTATATCTGATTCCCTATTATTTCTTATCACATTACGCAAGACAATGTGTGAATTTATAGACAATTCTAAAATAAGTGATATTGATAAAGCTAAGGGTAAAAATTTTATAATGAATGAAGGTAGTGATTATGAGATTTTAACTTTAGCAGTAAGAGGACAAAGACCAACAGAAAAATATAATATAGTTGAAGAAAAGAAATTATTTGAAGATATTAAAAATTGTGTATCTAAGAATAGTGAAACTTTTAATAAACTATTATCTGAAAAAGTTGCAAAGGATTTTGCTAAAGATTTAACTCCATTATCTGAATATGGATTAACTTCTTGTGTTCCTATTATGAATTTTATAATAGAACAACAAGTTTGGGGAAATGTTCAAAAAGCTGCAAGGGCTGAAAGATGGAAGGGAGTTGATGCAGGTATTGCAAAATTGAGGGCTACAAATGATATGTATGCTAAGAATAAAAAATTTAGCAAACAAGTTGGTGGAGCTTTATTAGCTGCTATGATTGCCTATGCGGCTTATAAAATATACAAGAATAAATTCAGTGCAGCAGCTAAAGCATGTAAAGGAAAGACTGGTCCTGAAAAAACTTTATGTATGAATAACTTTAAGGTTGCTGCAATTAAAGCACAAATTGCTCAATTGAAGTCCGGTTCGTCTGGATGTAATTCATCTAAAGATCCTGTAAAATGTAAAGCTGTTATATTGGCTAAAATTAAGAAACTTGAAGGGAAACTTAAGTAATTTCAATGTAGGGCGGGGGTTATACTTTAGATGAATAATTCATTACTTTTTACATTAGCCATTAGGAGAACTTTGTGTGAGTTCCTCAGCTATAGTCAGTTAGACTTAAAGGCTAAGAAATATTCTAAACATTTTGTTATGTATGAAGCAACTGATTATGAAATTATGTCGTTATTAATGACCGGAGATTATCCTGTTAAGAAGTATAACCCTCTCAAAGAAGAAAAGTTATATAATCAATGTAAAAATATTATCTTAGAAAACATATCTGAAATCTCACCTTATATAGAAAAATCAATTTTAAAAAATATTATCACTGAATTAGCTCCTATTAAAGGTTCGTCTAATGTTTTATTAAAAGAATATATTAATGAGCAAATACAAGTCAAACATCAAATAGATCCCCAAGGAAGACCAAATTGGAAAGCAATTGCTGGTGCTGCGTTTACTGCGGGAATGGCTGCAAATGTGGGAAATCCTTTAGGTAAAGATTTATATGAATATGGTAAGAAAAATGCTAGGCAGGGATTAGCATCTCTTATGTCATATTTAAAATCTACAAATGGCAAAATGGTTGGATCTGTAATGGCTGCATCTTTGATTGTATATGCTTCTATAATTATATATCATAAATATTTTTCAAATGCAGCAGTTACATGTAAAAATTTAAAAGGAAATGAGAAAGATCATTGTGTTAAAAAAATAAAAATGAATGCTTTAAAAAATCAAATTAATACATTAAAACAAGGAAGTTCTGCATGTTATAGTAAAGAGAATCAAGACAAATGCCAAAGAGTTATTAAAATGAAAATTCTAAAACTCCAACTTAGATTACAAAAATTGGAGCGGAGTTAAACATATAATGAAAAATATTAAAGATTCAATGTTATTTTTATTAATCACTAGAAAAACCATAAGTGATTTAATTGTTAGTGAATCTAATTTAAATCCTTCAGATAAAGTTTTAGCAAAAAATTTTATTATGAATGAAGCTACTGATTATGAAATTATGTCTGTATTAATGGAAAGTCAATTACCTAATGAACAATATAATGATATTAAAGAAGATAAATTATTTGAATCTTTAAAAAAATGTATATTAATAAATGAAAAAGTATTATCTAAATATATACCTAAAGAAACAATTCAATGTGTTTTAGAAATTGATTCAGTTTCTCAATATGGATTTTCTTCATCTATTCCTATAATGGAATATATGATTGAACAATATCAAGCTGATATGAGTGATGATGATTATCGTCATAGTGGTGGAAGTAATGTTGTAGGAAAAGCGGGCGAGGCAGGAATGACTGCTTTAATAATGAGGCCAAGAGGTGGATATAAACGAGCATTTACAAGATATAAAAATAGAAAATTACCAAAACAAATTGCAGCTGCAAAAGCATTACCGGCTAAAACAATGAATTTTTTAAGAACTGGAAGACAAGCTGCAATGAATGGAATTTCATCTGTTGTTAATTTTGCTAAATCTGGTCCTGGAAAAGTATTAGGAATAGTTGCAATTGTTGCTTTAGTTGCTTTAGCTGCAAATAAAATTTATAGAGAAAAATTAAGTCAAGCAGCAAAAGCGTGTTCTAAATATACTGGCCCTGAAAAACAAAATTGTATGAGAGGATTTAAAAGAACAGCTCTTTCTGCTCAAATTGCTCAATTAAAAGCTGGATTAGCTGCATGTAAAGGAACAAATAATCCAGAAGGTTGCCAAAATAAAATTGCTAAAAAAGTAGCATCATTACAAAGGAAAATATCTAAAATATAAAGAGGATAATATGGAACCTAAACTTGATAAGAAAGCTCTTGAATGGGCTTGTAAACAATTAATATTAACTTCTGCAAAAAATAGTAAATATTTAAAAGAAAATTCTGAAAGTAAAGAAAGAATATTATTTGCTAAATGGGTTAAGGGATTAACATATAATCAAACATTAGGAATTTTATTTGAGCAAAATTATAAACCAAATACTCAAAAAATTAGAGATATTGAAGACGCCTATGCTATATTATCATTATTAGGATTTGCTTCATATCTAGGAACAGGAGCTGCAACATTAAAAAATATATTTCAAGATAGAACGGGTAGAGCTGGAATATATTTTGCATCACATATATTAACTACAGCTTCTATGATTTTATATTATAAATATAAACAATATAAAGATCCTTGTTATCAAAAATGTAAGAATGTTTTACCTGCGCATATTAGAAATAGATATGAAGAACGTCACAGTTTAGAGGATCTACCTGAATATAATGTTTGTACTACTAAATGCGCATTAGACGCTGCTATTAATATATTAAGACAAATTAAAGGAGAAAAAGGAAAATGTTCTAGAACAGAAAAACCAGAAAAATGTATAGAACGATTAAATAAATTAGAAATAAAATGGACTGAAAAAGTTAAAGATTTAAAAGATAGTTTGATAAAATATGAAAAAGAAGCTAGAGAGGAAAGAGAAACTCGTAAATATTAAATCAACCAACGAAAGGAAATCAAAAAATGTTTAGAGGATTCAATTTAAAGTATCCGGAATACGAAGTAATCACACCTCAGACTAAAAGATCATTTACTTTGAGGTCATTGAATGTCAGTGAAGAAGAGAATATGAAAGGGAGTATGATGACTCCATTGAAAATTACGGAGCATCTTAATTCATGTATTTATGAAGTCTTAATTAAAAAGCCAGATGATATTACTGACTTTAAATCTTTTTTAACTAAGACTACAATTAAAGATAGAGAAGCTTTATTGTATGGTCTTTATCATATTACATATGAAGAGATTAGAAATTATGAAATAAAATGTGCAGCATGTAAAAAGGATTATCCTGTTACAGCTAAAGCATCTGATATGTTTGGATTCAATATTTATCCTAGTGATGATAATATATTAGACATACGTATTAGAGTTGATCTTCCTATATCTAAAGGTATTTCAGTTTATATTAAACAACCATCTTTAGAAGATGAAGTTTCATCTTTAAAAAATTATGCAACTTTAGCTGGAACTAATATGGATATTATCACTCAAACATTAATAATTGATAGATTTGAACAAAGTACTGATTCACCTGACCCAATTATTTATGATCAACGTGGTGATATTATAGATGCATATAGAAGTTTACCTTCTAAAGACAGAAAAGAAATCAATGCTAAATATACTGAAAATTTTGGTAAATATGGTATTGAATTAAAAATGAGAACTTTCTGTCCATCATGTTCCAATGAGGAGGTAATCAATATCGACCTTGTCGAAAACTTTTTTCGTATGGTGTACACGGTATGATAATATAAGTGAGTTTAAGAAAAATTTACAAGAAAATATTTTTGCATGTAAAGAATTAACTGGAGAAGGATATATAGACATAATGTCCTTACCTGTTGAAAGATTCTATGGTCTTATAAAATGGAAAACAGACTTAGAAAAAGATAAGCAAAAGATGATGAACGAAAAAATACAAAAATAGGATATAATAAATGGCCTCAATTCTAGACAAATTTATTAATAACTCTATAGGTGCACGTGGTAGGATTACAGATTATACATCTACTATTACACCATCTGGAGACTTTGATAGAATTTATGAATTAAATGCTATTTTAATGTCATGGAATACTATATTAATTACTCCATTAAGAAGTTATACATATGATCCTGATTTTGGTTCTGAGTTATATAAATATGTATTTGAACCGTGTGATGATTTTACAAAAGATGAAATTCAAAATGAGATTAAATTAAGATTAACAACATATGATGATAGAGCTTCTATTGAATCAATTGATATTTCATATTTTCCTAATAAAAAAGGATTCACTGTAAATATAATAGCAAATTATCAAGGAACTACTGGGAGTTTAAATACTCCTATAGATCAATCTACATATTACAATTTCTTGAGATCTCAATGAAAATATTCTATTATTTTGTATTAAAGAATTATCGTGGATTATTTCGTAAAAAGTTTGTTGGGAATACCCACTTATTCTTAATTCCTAGAGCTGGTGATGATTATCTATATTTAGCCCTTTTAGGAAATATTGTAGATGAAGATAATTCATATGCTTGCGTATTAATATCAAGAATTCCTGATGATTTATTAGATGAAATAATTAATGGTGAACATAAACATTTTGGTGAAAGATTTGAATTAATTGATGAAATAAAAGTGAACACTATTAATGAGAATAAAGGTGAATATGAAATAAAAGTATTAAGTAAAAGTCAGCATATTCTTTCCGATTTAGAAATGATATATAATGAAGACTTAAGTTCAAATTCAAAAAGGATTTATATTATTAAAGGTAAATTAAATTTATCAACAGAAGATGTTGGATTAGATTCAACACTTAGAATTGATGCTTATAAAAAGTTAGCATTAGTTTCTAATAAAAATAGGAAAGTCTGATCGGGGAGGATATGATGACTAAAGAAATTAAACTTGATAAAAAAGCTCTTGAATGGGCTTGTAAACAATTAATGATAAACTCAGCTAAAAATGATAAAGTAATTAAAGAAAGTACTTCATTATCGGAACATGTAAAATTCATTAGTTGGATTAATGAATTATCTTATATTCAAACCTTAATGTTATTCTTTGATAATAAATATATTAAAGTTAATGAACAACATGTAGCTGAGCCTCAGATTAGACAAAAAGAGTCTAAAATTAAAACTGCTCTAAAATATGGATTGGCTGGTGTTGCTGGAGGTATGGTTAATAATGGAACAGGATTAGCTGCAATGTTAGTTTATTATTTTTATAGAAGATCAAATGATGTTTGTCACAATCAATGTAAAACATCAGCTGATAGTAAGAAATGCCAATATATTTGCAGAGTTACTGCAGCTAATCAAGTTTTAAATAATATTAAATCTGAAATAGGTAAATGTAATAAAATGTCTAAACCTGATAAATGTAGAAATAATTTACAAAAGATGGCTAATAAATGGAACAAAATATTGATGCATAATAAGGCTAAGTTGGATCAATTATAAATAATGGAGGATAGAAAACAAATGGAAAAGAAAGTGGTAAAAAAGGAAGTTAAGAAAGAAGTAAAGAAACCTGTTCAAGAATCAAAAGAAATAGTTCTTGATAAAAAGGCTTTAGAATATGCTATTAGAAAAATGTTATTCTCCTCTATTTCTGAGAGTAAAATTCTAAGAGAAAAATTATCTTTTGATGACCATATTAAACTTTGCGAATGGACTACTAAACTTACTTATGAAAATTTAATCCTTGTTTATTTAGGTGAGAATCCTAAGTCTAAATTAAATGAACAAGATGCAGGTAAAATTAGAGATTTTGAAGGAAGAGCTAAAACCGCTATGAAATATGGCTTTGCTGGTCTTGCCGGTGGATATGGTATTAAAAAGGCTGCTGGTAAAATAGGTGTTGCATCTAAACTTCCTGGTGCAACTAAAACTATTGGCGCAGCAATGTTGGCATTTTATATATTTAGAAAATTTACAGATCCATGTTTTAGAAAATGTTTAGGTACAGGCACTTTAGGTGTAATGGGCAAGAAACATAAACTTTGTAAATATGAATGCCAAATTAATGCAATAAAAACTGTATTAGGGCAGCTCAGAAGTCAAAAGAGTGTATGTGCTAAAACTCATAATCCAGAAAAGTGCCTAAGGCAATTATCTAAGCTCGAAATTAAATGGGCTAAAAAATTACAAGAAACTTTAGCTAAATTTAATGAAACCCGTGCAAAGATATAAATCAATAAAGTCATTTATATTAGAGACAATTTCTAAGAGTAAAATATTACGAAAGAAATTGTCTCTATCAGAACATCTAAAATTGTATAAATGGGCTACACAATTAAATGAAGATCAACTATGTGATTATTTATTTGAATCTAATCATATTCCTAATTACACAGTTCAAAAAATTTTAGATGTAGGATTGGCTGCTGCAGTAATAGCACCTATTCCTGGGAGTGAATGGTTATTTTTAGCTGTAAGATATTTAGAAGAAAATTTTAGTAAACAGTGTTTGAAAAAATGTGAATCAAGAAAACATGAAAAGCAAATTTGCTATTGGAGCTGTCATCTGGATTCAATAATTAAAGTTAGAACAATTATAGAACAAGAATATAATAAATGTCGTTATGAACCATTAGAAAAATCAAAAAATAAATGTTTTAAAAAACTAGGATATTTATTAGGTAGATGGAAAGATAGAGAATTAAAAATTAAAAATAAAGTAGATATAATGCAAAGAATGAAAGTCATTAATAGACTACGGAGATAATCATAATGCAATTGTATAACAGAATATATGATTACATTAAAGACTATCAAAGTTTAGTATATGACACATATAGCAAACATGTAGTTGCATATCCTATTACATATTATCATTTAGATATAACTACAGTTGTATGGGATGATAAGAACCTCATGGGCGGATACTATGAAAGGATTGGTGAATTATCAGGATTGAAATGGGATAAAATATTATTGCTTCCTGTTTATTATACTGAAGAAATGATTGCTCAATGGAATGCTGAAGATATAGGTTATGTATCATTTACTGAAACTTATGCCATTATTCCTGAGACTTATGGATTTATACCTTATCCAAATGATGTAATAAAAATAGATCAATTGTATCAACCACAACCTGATAATAAATATACTATTTATACATGTACTGGAGTTTCAAAAAGTACAACAGATAAAGTTTTTTATAAATTACATTTTGAGGTTGAACAATCTAGAACTCCAGCTGATATGGATTTACAATTATCAAATACTTATACATGGTTAGATTATACTAAAAAGATTCATACTTTAAATGATGCAACATTCTTAACAAATATGTTATCTAAAAATCAACAATTGAAGGAAAATTCAAAAATAAAGTATGATAAGAATGTAGGATATTATTTTTTATAAGAAAGGAAAAGTGATGAACAAATTAATTTCATTATTTATTCTATTATTTATAATGGGATCTTATAATTTAGTTTATGCAATAGATGGATTTATATCTGCAGAAATTGATTCAGATGTTTATGGTAAACATTTAGCTCCAGATTTTCAAGGGCAATTAGGACAAGTGTTTGGTGATTATAGAATTTATGGAGCTTTTGAAAGATGTAATGAAACTCCAATATTTACTAATAGTGATGAACATTACAGACTTGGAATTGAATATAATCATTTTGATAACTTAAAATTAGAAGCTGGGCCTGGATTATATCACGGACGAGCTTTTTTATTTGGGAAAATTACATACTCATTTGATACATCGAGGAAAGGAGATGCCAAAACTAAATAATTGGATTGATAAAATTTGTATTACTATATCTGATTTATTAGGAACTAATTTTTGTATATTTATATTTATACTTATAGCATTTGTTCCTTTATATTATCAAACACCAAAAACAATATCAGAATGGCAAAATTGGTTAAGCCAAACATGTATTCAATTAGTCGCTCTTGCAGTATTACAAAAAGGAACTAAAATTGAAGGTAATCGTACATATAATATGCAAAAAGAAACTCATGATACAGTAATGAATGAATTTGCTGAAGTTAAAGAAATGCATGAGTTCTTACTGAAAGAGATAAAAGAAACTAAAATATATTGTAAAGGATGCAAGAATTAGCAACAAACTATCCTTAGTATTTTTATAAAATTTATTCGATTTGCTATAGGTATTTCTTGATGTATTTTTAACATTTTAGTTATAGCAACAAACTAAAATAGAATAAAGAAGTAACATATCATTAAATGTTTGTTGTTCAAAAATATGTACTAAAATATAAAATCGTACGTTTTTCCATAGGCGTTTCTTGATTTATTTTTAACATTTTGAATTTAGCACACAACTAAAAATATTTTTAGAGGTTAAAGACCAAAATGAGTAAATTTAAAACAATTGTTGAGGCTTTAATTGCATCATCAAATTATATACTAAGAGACATAGAAATTACTGATGATAAGATAGTTGCCGATTCTGGTAAAAAAGTTATTGCTAAAATTGAACTTGCAGTTGACACTCTTTTAAAAATAAGAAAAGAAGATAAGGATAAATAAATAATGGCAAGTACTCCTACGACTGACACACAGACCAGTATTTCTAATCAAGTATATTTATCCCGTGATAATATCCGTAATCAAATAATTGAATTAGCTCAAACTTATCTAGATTTAAAAGATGTTGATTTAACAAAGTCTTCTTTCTTATCTTTTATAATTAATGTAATGTCTACATTAACATCCAATCTTTTATTTTATGAAGCAAGTGTATTTAGAGAATTCTTTTTAACGCAAGCACAGCTTCCCTCATCGGTATTAAATTTATCGACCTTTATAGGATATACACCAAAACTTGCATCGTACTCAGTGGCAGAATTATTGGTTACAGTACCATTAACTTTTGATAGTTCTAATATAACTTTTGATATTCCATCTCAATTTAATTTTTATGCAAATGATTTAACCTTTCAAACATATTTTGATTCTTTAGTTACTGTAACCAATAATAATTCTGCAACTATACTTTGCACTGAGAATAATAAAATATTTAATTTACCAGTATATATAGATACAACATCTACAAATACTCTTTCATTTATATTACCTGTAAATCAATATCAAACTGTAGTTCAAGAATTTCAATTAGATTCTGACATACAGACTTATCAATTTGTCTCATTGGATGTTCCATTTTCAGGACAAATTGCAGATATTTTAGTTGAAGTAAATTATCCAAATAGTTTAGCATGGATTACATATACACAATTTAATAGTTTATATTTAATGGCTGCTACAGATTTAGGATATACAATAAAAAGGACAACCTCTGGTGTAACATTGAATTTTGGAAATGGTTTAATTGGATTCCAACCTATTCCCGGTTCTTCAGTAAGAGTTACTATTGAATTAACAGAAGGTGAAAATGGAAATGTAATTGCTGGTTCTATATCTCAAGGGGATAGATTATATACTCAAAGTGATAATGTTACAGAATTGGTTAGTTATACAGTTTCTAATCCAACTTCATCTAGTGGCGGAGCAGATGAGGAATCTTCTGATCAAATTAAATCAAATGCAATTAAAAATTTAGTATCTATGAATAGATTAGTTTCAGAAACTGACTATTTGTATGCAGATGTAGTATTACAAACTTCACCAATAACTACACCATTTCCTGTATTAAAAAGATCAGATGTTAAAATTAATGAGATTCAATTATATAGTGCTATTAATTATTTAAGTGGAATAGTTCCTACAAGAAATTTAGTTTATAATACAAATACTGGAAATTTAAATATTCCAAGAGGAACTATTATAAACGATAATGGAACTAATTTTTATACTTTATTTGATTTAAATGTAGATTTAATAAATAGTTGTACTTATTATAATTATACAGTTTATCAAATTACTCAGGTTGTTTCATTATTATCAAGTTATGGATCTACATATAATTTAGTTGCAAATGCTTTAACGATTACTAAAAATTTAGATTCTTCTGTTACATTAGATTTAGGTTATCAATCTACAGAATCTGATTATCAAACTGCATCATGTACGATGACTATTCAACAAGGAAATCTTAGTTATAGTTTTTCCAATGATTATAATAATAGCCAATTCACTTATACATTTCCATCTTATTTAAATGTACCTGATGGTAGCTTAACTTTTATTTTTACAATATCTCATAATAATACTACAATATCTCAGTATTCTGTTAATTCAATTATTAGACAAGATTTAAGTCAATTTATGTTATCCAATACTTTAATAGATGGAACAAGTGTTATTATATATGATATTCCTGGAATTGAACAAGATTATTATGATGACTTATCTACAGTTTCATCTAAAAGAGATTTTGAATTAAATGTATTACAATCAATGTTAACTTCATTTAATTTCTCTAATTATAGAATGATGACAGATTTTACAAATATTAAATTTACAAATACATCTGGTTTAATGATGAATATGCAATTAAATACTACAACACAAAAAGATGTAAAAGATATTTATTTGACTGCAGTTCCTTCTAATCCAACTCTTGGTGATAGATATATTGTAACAGGAGCAGAAGGTGGAGCATGGTCTGGACAAAATTGGACTATTGCTCAATGTATTCATACAAGCCCAACATCATGGTCATTCCAAACATGTTCTACAGATGATATAGTCTATGTTACAAATAAAGGATTAAAATATATTTTTAGTGAAGGAACTTGGGTTCTTCCAAATTATCAAATACCATTACAAATTTCATTAGAAGTATTTAGATCTCCAATTTATTTTGGTGGAGATAATGATTTAGCTAATGCAATCACAACTGCATTATTAACTGCATTTAGTTCTAGATTTGGATCCAATATTGAATTATATAGATCCGAAATAATTTCAATTGTTCAATCCATAGATGGTGTAAACCATTGTAGATTAATTACTCCAGCTTCTAATATTTTCTTTAATTTTAGTATAGATAATTTTACTCAAGACCAATTATTAAATTATGGACCTGAATATGTATTCTTTACAGCAGATGATATTACAGTAAAGGTCATACAATAATGAATATATTACTTCAAAATGCTAATATTGATGATAGAAAATTAAAGTCATATCTCATTAATGTTGTAGCCAATGAATTGACTAATCTTTCTGAGCCATGTTATTTTCCGAAGTTAAAAGTCCATTATTTTCAAATTTTACATCTTTGTAATTTAACTGAAAATGAAGTAAAAGATTCAGTTCAAAGATTCTATAAAGACACCCCTATTATAGAAAAAGAGTGGAAACTCGAACAGAATGTTTATTCTACTTTATTAATTGCCTTAATGAGTTATTATCTAAATAAAAAAGATATACAAACATACAATTCTTTAATGTTATATTTTGTTGTAATGATGTATACTAATCTTATGTTAAGTCATATAAGATATTGTAATCCAGATATATTTAGATATACTTTAGAGCATTTAAATAAAACTCATTTATTTAGTAGAGAAAAAACTATATCAGGCGCATTATTTTTTATTGGTAGAGAAATGTCTAGAAGATATCCAAATACATTTCAAGAGTTAAATGATCCAATGTTGGTTAGTAAATTCATAAGAGAGTGTAGACATAGAATTTCTCAAAGTGTTAAAAGTTTTAGAGAATTATACTATAGAACTAAAGAAGAAGGAGTTGGATTTAAAAATCCAATGGAAGATGAAGAAGGAACTGAAATTAGTCCCATTGATAGAAAAGGTGAAGTTATAGAAAAAGTAGTAAAAAAAATAACCATGTATAAAGAAGTAGATAGGAAAGCCCTTGAAGATGCAAGAAAGATAACAAAAATACGAGAATCTTTAGCTACAATGATAGTTCATGAATTATCCGATATAAAGTATTCCGATGATGTTAAGATGATCCTAGAACTATTTGTGAAGGATTTAAAGGATGTTAAATCTGTATGTGATAAAGAATTTTATAAGTATGTCCGGTCTCTAATGGCAATTAAAAAGACTCTACAAAAAGTATTTTTTAAACAACAAGTCGTTGTCTTACTTGAAAAAATATTTACAAGATTAGATTATATGCAAGCCTTTCATAATTTTACTACACAAACTCAGTTCTTTATTTTATCCTTCCTTGCTTTTTATATCACCATAGTATTTAGAAATTTTGTTTGTTAAAATCTTGGTATATAATTCTGTACCTTGGTAATAGCTTTAGCAGAACTTACTACAGAATTTGCAGTTGATGTTGCTTCATTCACTATTCCTTTTGCAGTATTCTCCGCTTCTTTAGCCACGCCTAATGCTGTTTTTTCCAATTCCCCGGGTATTGCAGTTACCTCATTTATTATTCCTTTAGCCTCCGCTATAGCACCTTGAACTGTTCCTTTAATTTCATTAATATTACTTTGAACTTCTGCAACAACTCCGGTTACTGTAGACCTTATATTTGCAATAGTTTGGTGCACATTAGAAATTACAGATCCTAAACTCACAGGTTGTTCTTGTTGCAATGTAGTAAAAGTACTCATATCAGAATTATTAATCCTAGAAGCTGAAGAAGTTTCTGTAGGAATAGTTGTAGGAGTATTTGATGGAGTTGTAGGTGTTGTATCAGTGGAATTAGTTATTATAGAATTAGTTTCGGAACTAAATTGAACATCCGGACTTTCTGCTCGAACTGTTCTTTTTTCTCTTAACACAGTTAAATATTGCCCTATGGAAGGTCTGTCTGGACTTTTACCTGTAATTAAACTTGTATATAATGATTGGAATTCAATTCTTACATCTATCATTGTGGGTCTTTGATTATATGCAATCATATTTTCCATACCCAATTGCACCGATATTCCTGATATTGCAGCAGGATTCATAATAAATAAACCTTTACATTTAATATTACATAAAAATGGAAAACCATAAACATTATCCTCTTTTGCCATTTGAATTGGTGTGCCCAAAGTAAGAAGAGCTGCTAATGGTGCCAATAAATAATTTTCATGCATTTTATCATTTGCAGGAACTGGATTATGTAATCTTACAGTTATAGAAAATGTAGGTACAAAACTACTTCCCTTCCATACATGAGGGAAATCAATTCTATTTCCTGCCATTACTTCATCCATTAATGTTGTTACTCTTTCTGCTACTCCTTTATTTCCTAATTGAGTTCCTAATTTTCCAATAAAATCGGTTGCCGATTGTTTAGCTCCTAATATTCCAGCCCCCAATGTTTTTGCAATTTCACCTTGTGACCCAGCCAAAGCCCCAGCTATTTTACTAACACCTTCAGATGCAGTTCTAGTTCCTGTCATAAAAGCTATTTCACTTGCTCCTTGTGATGCAACATCTGTAGACTTTTGTAAAAAACTTTCACCCCATTCATTATTTACAGATAATGAAGGAAAATTATCTGCTATAAATGCAATTTGAATTGGAAAATTAATTGAATATCCAACTTTTTCTAATTCCGCTTTATATTGTTCTTTAGCATCTTTTAAAGTAAATAAAGTTAAACCTTGCTGAAAGTTTGGAATACTTGGTATAATTTTTAATATTGGCATAGAATTCAAAATCATATTACTAGACATTTCATCTTGAGGGGGTAATCCAATAATTAATGGAACTTCAGCTCTTATAGTTTCTTTATTTGAAGATGTAGGAGCTTGACTTTTATTATTCTTAATTACTTTTGTACCTTGACTTGGTGTTGCCATTAATTTAATCTCCCATTTTTAAACATTTTCAAAAAAAAAATAAACCCGGTGAATTGGATTTATTTTTGAATATTATATTTTTTTGTCATTTGTGGTTGATTTCTTCTTTTTTTAATTCATCTATTACTTTATCTGCCAGTTGTGAAGTCCATTCTGCTAAATCTTTTTCAGATTCTTGAACCCAAGCTAATTCAGAATTGTATTTTTTAAAATTTTCTTTGGCTTGCATATATTCATTGCAATCATCTTTATATCCATACCATCCTTCTTTACATGCAACCCATCCTTCTAAATAATGTCTCTTCTGTATATATTCATTTAATTCATTAATCATATTAATATCTTCATTTTCTTTTTCAACCAAAAGATCCATTAAAAATTTCTGAACTGCTATGTAATTATCGCCATATTGTTTTATATCTACTTGTGATTTAGGAGTTAATTCAATGGAAAATCCTTTAGACATTGCATTACCTTTAATTATATCTTTCATAGTCGAAATATAAAGTTGACATTTTTCATGTTCTATTTTTGCTTTTTCTTCTTTACTTTGCCCACATCCACATACTAAACATATTGTAATTATTCCAAATATTAATTTTCGTAACATAATATATCTCCTTTATTATAAATTAATTTTAAATTCTTAGTAATTAATATATATAGAAGATATAGATATAATGATTTAAAATAGATTACCATGAGCAACATTATGTAATTCTGCATCAAATGGATTTTGATGTTGCCCACTATTATTTGTAGTATTTATATTTTTTATAGATGATGCAACATTATTTGTGCTTACCACTAAATTATTTCCAAGTGTTGTTAAATTTCCCATTGCTGCAGCTTGAAATTTTTCATTTGAATTTTTCATAGCGTCTATCTGCAACGATTCTTTAGCAACATGCATATCTACTAATTCTTTTTTAGAGAATGCATTATAATATTTTTTAACTTTTTCTATATATTGGCGTGTTTCTTTTACTGGATGAGAAGCTCCTCTTCCCCCACCATTATAATAGCCTAAAGCTTTATCTAAATTACCATGATATTTGTTTAATAAATATAATAAAAATTTAGTTCCCCCCCTTACATTTTGTACCGGATCATATGCATTTGTGACGCCCAGTTGCCTTGCAGTAGGAGGCATTAATTGCATTAATCCCTGGGCTCCTCTACTAGATGTAGCATTTGGGTTTCCCCCACTCTCCGCTTGAATGACGGCTTTTACTAAATCACTACCATTAACTCCCCAATTTTTAAAGTCAAATGTTTTACCAAATCCTAGATCATCAATACTCCATCCTTTTTTTCCAGTCCTAGCAGCTGGATTTTTAGAAGCAGGTGCATTTGGAGCAGGTCTCATATTATTAGGAACTGCACCATTTCCAATATTAACTTCAGGAAATAATTTAGAAAATTGAGATAACCATTCACCACCTTTCCATCCAATTATTGCTCCTCCTAATATACCCATTGGATTCCCACCAGTGGCAACAGCTCCCAAAGATGCACCAATTACAGCCCCTTCTATTTTCATAGATCGTTTACTTAAAAAACTAAAAGTAGATTGAACAACATCTTCAATTGTATCAACCGGATGTTGAATAACTTTCATAGCTCTCATTGCAATACTTTCTATTCCTTCCCACATTCCATTCAATGATTTAGCAATTCTTTCAGGTCCAATATATCCAAATATTCCACCTATTAAAGCTCCAACAGGAGGCCCAAATGGGGGAGCCAACATTCCAATGACCATACCTCTCATTGCACCAAAGAATGCACCTTCCATTTTTCCTAAGAATCCATGGAATCCTCCTTTAGATTGACCATAATCTCCACCACCTAAATATCCACCTAAAGTAGAGAAACTTTTTTGAGCACCAGTTGCTTTACCACCAAACCATTCATTAGACTTTCCCTCGCCAGCAAAGGCATTCATTAGGGAATCTACAATTCCTAATATTCCAGCTCCTTTTAAACCACCTCTAGCAATTGCACCTTTATTATTCCATAGACCTTTTGCTCCACCCCATAATCCTTTACCTAAAAATTTTGCTCCGGACCATGCCATTTTACCCATAGCTAAAGGTATAGTCCACTTAAAGAATTTTAAAAGTTTAAATATTTTTTCTCCGCCCCAAAATCCAGCCTTGAATATAGGACCTAAAAATGGTATTCCTCCTAAGAAACCTTTTACTCCTGAATATAATGCCATTATCATTAAACCTAGATCACTAAAGAAACCTTTACCTTTTTTATACATAGTATGAACACCTTCTTTAGTTCCTTCGGTTGCATCTTGAATTTTCTTTAATCGTTTATCCATTGTACTATTTTTGGCAACATCTATATATTCCGCATCAATATATCCGGCTCCACCTGTCAATAATTTTTGACCGCCACCAATTTGACCATATTTTCCTCTTCTAAATTTATTTGCTATCCAACCAAACATTCCGCCTAAACCTATTGCTGAGGCTACGGCTCTAATTCTTTGATAATTTGTATATGTTTGATTCCCAGGAGGTGCAACATCTTCACCTGTAATTTTTTCACTTAATCTTCTTAAGTAGAAAATCATTTGGTCATATCTTTCCATACTTCTTACATAAGTTATAGCTAAAATATTGGCCATATTTTCTTGAACATTTGTGGAATGTGGTAATTCTCTTTCATACCTATTTCTAACTTTGAATAAGAATTTTGGTATTTTATTAAATACTGAATCTAAGACATGTAATCCTGTTGCTACTTTTCTAAAGAATGGATTTTGCATTACATATTTAATTAAGTGAGATTTAAGATCAAGTCCCATTCCAGTCATTGCTAATTTTAAACTAAATAATGTATTATAAATTTTAGATAACCAACCACCTTTATCTAAGCTAACTTTACTATTCAATAATTGTTCTGTTGAATATTTTCCTTTTTTAAATAATTTACTTATTGGAGAAACTACTTCACCAGCATGAACGTATACAACTCCACCTTTAGATATTAATCCTCCGGATTGTAATTTTGGAATATTTTTTGCTCTAATACTTGCATTGGAAGGTGAATCAAAATAATCATCGGATTCATTTAATCCTTGTTTTTTTCTACGTCTTCTTGCTCTAAATTCTTCAAATGTAATTGCGGATTTAAATCTTTCCCAACCATATCTTATATATTGTCCTATACCAGATAAAGCTCTACCAATATTTTGTTTCATTCTTTCAGCTGCATTTCTAAATACATCTGTTTCCATAAATTTAGCTGCAAAATATCCAAAGATAGGTGTTGATTGTGATAGAGCCATTGCAACCATATTTTGTTTATTAAAACTCACATCTTGACTTATAGCTCTACTATATTGAGCAATTGCATCTTTTGTAGATCTAGCGGTTGCGGATGTAATTTTTATAACACCTCTGGATAATGTATCAATGGTCATACTAAATTTACTTAATATTTTAGTTACAGATGATGTAACTTCTTTAACACTTCTATCATTATATCCGGCTTGGTCAATGTATTTATAACTCGATCCCATTGAGCCAATATTAGCGGAGGACCTATTAATATCTCTTCTGGTATCCATATTCATTCTATTAATATTCGCAGCGACAGAATTAATATTTGCTACTTCTGCTATTTCAGCTTTGGATAATGTAGTCTTTACTGGTTTTTTTGGAGGAGCCATTCTTTATTTCCCCTTATGCTTTACTTGCTAAGAATGAAATCATTTTGTTATATTTACTAGATTTATCTGACTCTGATAATATACATATAACTTCTGAAGGAATAAATAATTCTTGAATATGAATTGATGGGACAATATTATTAAATTCTGATTTATATACGTCTTTAATAGGATCTAATATATCAGAATATTTAGATCTTGATTTAAGCATATCCATCATTCCATAATGAATATACATCATAACTACATTGCAATATTTAAGTAATAAATTTTCAAAATCATCTGTATTTAATTCTGTAATTTTAGAAAAGTTTTCAAATATTATTTCATATAATTTTCTCGTGCTATACATTCTGGTTAACTCAAAATAATTATACATAAAATTAATAATATTTTTTGTTTCTTTTGTTATATCACCTTTTAACTTAAATACTTTTGTAAAATAAGGAACATAAAATTTCAATAATGTTTCACCAAATAATGATATAAATTGTTTAGGATATTCACTTGAAAACATATGAGTTAATTCATGTATAGTTGTTTCTGCTAAAAAATCTGCATATTTTTGAGTTATAATATTTTCTTTATGGTCTATTAAAATACATATTTTTTTCTCTTCTGGTAAATAAAATCCTACAATATGTTTAGCTTCTGAAGGTAAATCTTTAAGTTCTAATTCAAATACTCTTAAGAAAACCTTCGTATAATAACACGGGATTAATTTCTTTTTTTCAACTAATCTTATATAATCATTAGCATAAGGTTTACTTCTATTACCAATTTTAATAGCATCAATAAATTTTTTAGTTAAAGTTGAAGATGTGTATAAAGGATGATCATTATATTCTGCAACCTTTTTTAAACTTATATCTATAGCAAGTTCATTAATGTTATCCATGTTACTCCTGATTATATAAACTTAAAATATCTACAAAGCCTTGATGTTCATCTAAATGTTCTTTGATATCTTTTATTAATTTATCATTATCCATTTCACCAGAATAAACATCTTCATTCATTCCAATTATATCAGAGAATACACTTTCATATTCAACTGAATGTTGTAACACTAAAGGTGGATCCCATTTTCTTACATAAAAAGCGCAACCTGTTGCTAATGCTAAATCATCTTTACTTCCAATGTCAGCTTCAACTCTTCCTTTCTTTTCAGTTAAACCAATTAATTCTAATGCTAATCTTTTTGATTTTACAATTTCTGGGAACTCTGTAATGTAAGAATATAAGGAATCTATAATTAAAGGTCTTGTTTTACTATTATTACTTAACCCTCTTCTCATTTGGCTACCTTGAGTTTTAGATGTAGTGACTCTTGGATTAACAGCTCCTGCAACCTTTTCTTTATAAAGCATAATCATATATTCACTATTATCAATTTCTTCAGCAACATTATTTCCATAACCACATGTTGTTTCAATAACACAACATCCAGGATATGTAGAACATGCTAATTTAACAATTTTAGAAAAATCCATAACTTTACACTTTGTATGATATTCCCATACTTGTTCTAAAGTTTCATAATCCCAAACTGTTATAGCAGAAAAATCTCCTCCATATTCAGAAGCTGTATCAACTCCTATTAAATAAAATTTTCCTTGTATAGGTTTTTGAAATACCCATATTTCACCACCAAATATTTTACTTTTTTCAATTGGATCTACAGTATTATTTTGTAATGATATAATCGTTTTTTCATCAAAGAATGATCCTTGTCCTGATAAGAACTTTAGATCAAGTTCCTGCATTATTTTCTTTTCATCATTACCTGCAAGTCTTCTTTGTGTTTCATACCATTCTGGATCTTCTGCTAATTCTTTAACATCTTTCCAATGTATAATAAAATCTTTAAAGATATCAGTTTTGGCTACAGCTGAACAATATCTTTCATAGAACCATTTTCCTCTACCAATTGTCTTATTAGGAGTAGATAATATAACAGTTCCATAAGGAATTCCAGCTTTTTTAGCTTGTCTATGATTTGTAGATAAAGTTGAAATCATCCCCGTCCATGCTTCATCCATATTTGAAATAAATGCTGCTTCATCTATTATTAATAATGTAATGGCTTTACCTCTAAATGTATTTTCTGGTTTTTGTGGGTTAACACAAGCGGTATAAGTCTTACATCCATTTTTTAATAAATAAGATTGCTCTGATTCTTTTGTATATTTAGGTCTCATCCACTCTGGTAATTTAGAAATCATAGATCTCATAAATCTAACAAAGTCTGTTGCTTCAGTAGGATTTTTAGAAAGAACTCCAATAACAACATTTTTGAAAAATACTTGGAGCCATACTCCATATACTTGAACAATTGTAGATATTCCAATTTGTCTTGATTTTAAAACTAATACATATTTCTCTATATCTATTGTATTAATTAATTCAATCTGAGGTTTATATGGACTAAATAATACATCACCTCCTGGTAATTCAAGATAAATATAATTTCTACAAAAGTATTCAAATGATGCTTTACATTTAAGAAATTCTTGTATACACCATTTCTTATCTATTTTAGTTGCCATTCTTTTATTTTAATTTCCTTTTAAAAATAGTATGAAGATCCTTCTAATATTTGTTCTAAACTATTTTTAAGTATGGATTAATTTACTATATATATTAATACCTGAGAGTTGAGTTGTTATGTTATTTGTGTTAGGAGTAAAAAATGTATCAATGGAATCTGCTTGTGTATGTTTGTATGAACTATGGAGATGTGGGAGTGCAACACAACAAGTAAGAGGGTAAAATAATTTATTTTATATATAGGCAAGGGAACTAGATTATTAAATCTAGTTCCCTATCGGGAATTTTTATTGTTAATTTTTTTAGCTTGATTGATTAGTTCTCATTAAATTAGTAATACAAGTCGTTTGCCATCCCCCGCCTTGTTTTTGAAAATTAATATCGCTTGACTTAAGAATATATTTTCCAGACAAATTTGTATGTTCAATAATTTTAGTGTTAAATTTAACTGACTCTCCTACATTTATTAATTGAAGGATAGGAAGATTTCTTTCAATTCCAACTATGATAGTTGATAGATTTGAAATTTTTTTTGATATATTTGCTATAATTGAAGTATTTGAATTTTCATATCCAGTTTCATTTATTTCATATGTAATTCTATTTGACAATTCTGGATCAAAATCTATGTTATTATTTTTTGATATAAGTCCATTTTTTTGGCATATAGTTTGTAAATCATTTTCTAATAATGTAAATAATTTATCACTAGGTTTTGCTATAAATCTTGTAGTTTTTGATATAGTCGAAAATCTTTGATTTCCTACATAATTATTTTTAATTGGAGCATAAGTATAGAAGTTTTTACCATCACTACATGTACTTATTATTTTAGAATTATCTTTATCATCTAATGCTAATTGATATATTGTAAATGTTTGATTTTTATTCATTTTGGATGCTAAATTTTTTATGTATAATTTATTATCATACTGACAAAATATAATACTGGCTCCGGAGTATAATCCAAATTTTTCATCCAAATATTGAATTGTTTTATATAATGTAGTTGGAGGAATTAATACTTGATCAATTATTTGAGTATTCTCTCCATCACTATCATATATTAAAGTTGAATTTGATTTCTTGCATAGATCTTGAATTATTTGTCTTAATGTTTGATTAAGATATACATTGTTTACATGATTAGTTATAGTCTTAAAAGGTTTTCTTGGAATAGTTATAATATTAATTAAAGTTCTATCAATTTGTTTATTTTGTGATAATTGATCTTTATTAGTTATACTATAATCATTTCTTATCATCATCAATTCAAAGTCCAATTGTTCTGATACAAAAGATTGTTCTCTAGTTAATTTAATTGATAATTTAATAGGATCTTGACCATATAATTTAGTAAGAATAATATCATTTGAATCCATAAATAATTCGAGATTAAGTATTTGATAAGGAGAATTAATAGATGAAACTAATCTTACTCTATTCAAATCTGCAGAATAATCTTTATCTTTTATTCGTAAAGATATATAGTATTGAACCTTATCAAATGACGCACCCTTAATAATATTAGACATATAATTCTCCTCTTTAATATATGTTCTAAAAATAGAACCAAAAAAAAACAGAGAGGGTTTAATTAGCTCTCTGTTTATTAAACTTTATTTCTTTGATCTTTCTATTGTAACAGCAACATGAATTGCCATATCCAAGCCTTCTTTAGTAGGTTCAATTCTAAGAAATGGACTTTTCTTATTTGGATTATTACAAAAATGTGGGTCGATACTCCCTTGTATTTTTAAATTATCTAATGTAGTATTCTTATACAACATTATCTTATGTCCTTCATAATTCTTACAATCAGGATAACATATCTCCAATATTAAAGTCGACCCTACTTGTGTTGAGGATATAATTTCATAATTATTAGGATCAGGATTTGGGAGATATATTTTTCTTATCTTTCTTTCATGTGGTTCTTCGTAAGTACTTGCAGATCTATTAAATAATCTAATTCCCATAATAAATCACCTTTTATCTAATTCTCCAACAGCGTATTCCTTCAGGAACAGTTCTAGTAGTGAATACATAAGGACTATTCCTTCTAGCCTCTGCTAATATTCTTGTTTGAATCATTTTTCTGTGATATGTATTATTACTTTCACAATTTATAAGAAATGAATCATTTCTTTCCATGATCTGAAAGGGATAAATACTGGGAGTTCTTCTTCGATTTCGGTTAATTGGCGGAATGTAAATATTCTTTTCAATTTCAATCATTCAATTCTCCTTTATTTTATTTGGTGGCTCGGTTTCTTTCGCACTTCGTTTACAGAACCTTTACGATAGAAGGTGTAGGGCTTACACGAACTTAAACCGACTGTAACCCGGACCGATAGTTTTGTCTGACACCACCAAATATTTATTTAGTTTGAAGGATTCAAAATGGCTAATGCATCTGTAATTTGGGATGGAATTACAAGAACACGTTCTGCAACATCTTCCATTAGAAGTTTAGCATTAATATTCTTTTCAAGGGTTGAAAATTTACAAATAGCATTAAACAATTTCCAAGATGAAAGTGTTTCCCCTTCATTTACAACAGTTGAAAGATAATTGGAAATATCAACTCTTCTTTTCTTTCCAACTTTTTCAATTAAATCCATCATTCTTAAAAGATCATCATCTGTTACTGGAGTATTAAAATTAGTCTGGATTAAACTCAATGCATTCTGAGAAAATGCTTGTACATAATTTCCAACCGCCGCAGATAATTCACTATGAGCTGATGTTAAATGAATTTGACGAATTGAACTAAGTTTATTTCTAAATCCAAAAGAAATAGATTTTTCATCACCTTCTAAAACTACAAACCCAAATGAGATTGTAATAGCTTTACGCCCATTATAACTATTTGTTACAATTACTTCTGGATATACATCCCCAACCTGAGGAATATTGGATACATTTTGAATAACCATTTCATGATACATATAATCCAATGTTGGAGGAATCATAGTATATTCTCTAAATATTGGAGTCTGTATTTCAGAAATCATTTCTCTAATTTTATTATTTAATGTATCATTGCCTGTAAATTGATAATTATTAGAAACTATACATACATATTTTGGATTACTTGTTTCTTCATTTTCTCCTGCGATTGGTCTGGTATATAATCCTAAGAAAGGTACATCAATACTATCAATGGTTTTTAACTCTTTATAAAACACCTCACCAAAAGAATCTCTATAATTATAAATTCCTGGTTCTGTTAAAGTTAAACCCATTTCTTCATATGCTTCATTGAATTTTCTGTGCGTTGATGTCGTAGTCGGTGATTGCTGTGTATCACCTTCAGTAGCTTCACCTTGCTCAATTAAATTATTAATAATATCACTTGCTCTGGTTAAATTTTCATTAATCACTGGTTCATTAATTTCTTGAGTTGGATCTAAATTAATTGCAGTTTCTTCCATTTTATTCTCCATTAGGTTAGTTGTTAATTCTCAAAAATGAATACCACTTTTCACATGTAGGGCATTTCCATAGTTTATATGATTTTATTTGTTCTATTGTTGGATACTGTTCTTCAAAAATTGGATCGTAATGTTCACAGGTTGTCATTATATTATTCTCATTTATTTAATAGAATTGGAGCTACTTTATAAAATCCAGATAAACGAATTATTAAAGTATCAATTCTATCTTCTAAATCACCGATTTTTTCTTCTTGAAATCTTTGATGTGATTCACTTCCTTCAACTGTAATTCCCTGATCATTTGTATAACTTGTAGATGTATTTATTGTATTATGAACTGAGGTTAGTGTTACCGGAGATGTATGAATTCCATTAAAGAATGATTCACTTGTTATAACATAAGAATCACTATATTCAATAATTGGGTCTTTACTTTTTTCATATTGAGCTGTTATAATAATTAGACCATCCTCTTCTTTATCTTTTCTATGTTTTCTAACTTCAGAATCTTTTTCTATAAATTTAAATTTATTACCTTTGGATAAATTTCCATTATCAAGAAATCGTTCTAATTCAATAGATTCTCCTTTTCTTAGTATAAGTCCATCACTGGTTACAGATCTTCCATCTATACTAATTTTTACTAAAGCTCTTCTATTCTCATCTGTGTTATTTAATTTGATTTTATATTCCTCATCGAATGGAAGTTTTACACTAATATTTTTGGAATCTTTATTATCGTTATAAGTCATTCCTCCATTAGGAATATAAACTTTAACTATAGCAAATGAATAAACAGGAATTAAAAGAATAGAAAGAATTAACGAAAAGATTATTTTGTTCATATTTTAAATCTCCTTACTTCTTTTTAGGATCTTTAGCTTTGTCAACTGCGGATTTTAATTTTGCATCTTCTTCAGTTTTAGCTATAGCATCTAATTTTGCTTTGGTTTCTTCTGAGTCTTTTTGAAGTTGGGTATACTCATTTTTTATAGATGTAAATTGATTGTCTAAAACTTGCATACGATTAATATCATACGCATAACGATATGATAACAATTCTTTTTCATCCGCAGCTTTAGCTATTCCTGCAATCCCAATTATCAATAATGCTGCAATAAATAATTTTTTCATTTTTGTTTCTCCTTTTTTTAGTTTAAAATTTGATATGTTATAAATCCAGCAACCAAAATTCCTAAAATTAACCCATACGATGTTACAGTTTTACTAATTCCTAACATTCCCACAAAAATCCATACTCCAGCAATAGCAATACCTGTTCCAATTGTCATATGAACTCCAAAACTATACTTTCTGTAAATGGTTTAATATAATAATCAAAGTACTTTTGTTTATCAATATCATCAGTACATAAAATATTAGCAGTTGATTGTGTTATTTCAATTTCTCCATATCTTTTTAAGAATACATTAAATTTATTATCATCTATTGGAATACAGAATAATAATGGATCTTCTGAATATAAAAGTTCATCTTTAATTTTTTGTAAACTTTTAAATAATGAAACTTTATCAAGATAATTTATATTTAATATTTTCTTATACATATTATCCATTTCAGAATATTTATGAGAAACTCCTTTAACAAAATATTGATTTTTATCTTTGGCAATATATTTAGATCTATCTATAGAAATTATAAAAACTTCAAATACATTTTTCAATTCTAAATTTAAGTGATAATCAGTTTTAGTTAATAATCTCTTTATTATAATCCCATCATATTGCCTTATGATTAAATCATCTTCTAAAATTTCATTTCTCAATAAATATTCTGAAATTGTAGAATTGGTAATATCTCTTAGAACAGAAGTTATTTTTGGATTATCTCGCATCAACAAACCAATTTGTGTATTTCTCACTTCCTTATCATTTTCATTTATATTCGACATATTAAATCCAAGACTTTTTAATATTGAATAGTGGCAATGAGAAATATCATAAGAATATATTTGTTGAAGGAATAGTTTACAGTTACGATTGATTTCCATAATCAATTCTTCCAGCTGGGATAACTTCACCTTGTATAATTTTAGGTTCATATGACAATTCAGCTTCAACCCAAAAACAATTCACTAATCCATCAAGATCTTCTAACGTATAATCCATACTTTCTTTTTCTGTTTCTTTTGAAGATCCTGCAGATGACCATTCACCGTTTTCATTTATTGATACTGCTATTTTTATTTTTGTAGTTGTTGTTTTAACTTTTATAGGTTCCATGTATTATCCTTTCTAATTCTCATTAAATACATACATCAAAGTATCATCTATTAATAAGAGATGATTAATATCAATAACTCCAATTTCTCTTTCATTAAACCAAGTAACTAAATCTTGATTGGTTGAAATTTTAGATACATATTTCTGTAATTGTTTATAAAGAAGTTGAGCAGGTTCAATGTTTGCAGGATTAGGTAATTTATTAAGAATACTTTGAGCATCAGGAAGAACCAATTCAACAACATCTTCTGACTTCTTCATTTTTGTTTTTGCATAAGGAATTAGATTTCCACTCCCATCTTCTATACAAAATACATTTATCAATCCTGTTTTAACTCCATATGATTTAATAAAGATATTATTATAAGGAGCTGGTGCACGATAAATAATCCTAAAAATATCATGATTAAATATATTCATTTTTTCAGGTGAGAAATTCATAACTTTTCTCGATGAAGTTTCTTTGAATATAAATATATCTCTTACTTCTTCATTATCAGCATCTATAGGAAATGAAAAAGCCATTGTGTCTCTTGGATCAATTCCCCTTATAGTTAATCTTGTTGAAAATACATGCATTTGTTCAATTCTTGCTTTATTGGATTCAAACCAATCGACTAATGGGACTGTAGTTAATTGAGGTGCACTTTGATTATTCTCTGTAGTTTCCCTCTGTACTTCAGTTTCTTCTGGTTGAATCATATTCTCTCCCGCGTGATTTGCATTAGTATCATCTTCCATATTCTTAATCATCTCAGCTAAATTTTCAGTCATTTTTACTTTCTCCTTTAGGTTAGTTAATCAAAATCAGAATCTTCATATTCTATTCTTCCCTTACATCCATTTGAACTATTTGTAAATCCTGCAGTGCATGGTTCACCATTTTCTGGATATTTTGGTCTAAAACCAGATCGTCTTTCATTAAGTACAAATTCTTCTTTAGTAACTTTTTTTTCTTCTTGATCATAAAATTTTATAAAATATTTCATTTAGAATCCTTTAAGGCATCAATCTCTCTTTTATTACATTCAATTTTAAGTCCATATGGTCTGGTACAACATCCTGGTCTACAATCTAAAACATATCGATCTTCCCAAGGGTCTTTAATTATTTTTTTTAACTTTACATTTATGCTCGGCAATAATAATTATATCATTCTTTTCCATATTAATATGATCCTTGACATGGTTGAGCACTAAAACGATTTTTACCATCATTTTTATATACAACTTCGTATTCAATTCCTTCAACCATAAATTTCTTACCTATTTCAGGAAGTTTAGGTTTTTCTTTGTCTGACTTTTTAATAATTACTGGTCCATTTTCCATTTGTTTTTTACTCCTTCCTTCCTCCAATCTTCAGGATTAATATCAGAACATAATTCTAATGCAGCTCCAGCTAAAGCCATAACTTTTACAAGATAAGCATATGTATCAACCGGAGCTGAATTTTGCTCATCCCATTCCTTACAAGTTAATAACCAATCTGGTAAATCACGACTCCAATTTTCAACGTAACTTCTCTTAGCTTTTTCCAAATATATTTCAACGAATTGTAAAAATGATGCTACATTAAAACTAGGATTCTTTCCAAATACTTTGTTTTGATATTCTCTTTCTTTCACATACAAATCTAATATCGTCTGACAATCCATTTATCTCCTTTTCTGATAACACTCTTAGATTTTTTAGTGGTAAATTCTCAATGAAAAAACTTTTAGATTTTCCTTGTTCTTTTCCTGTTAATACTAAGCATTCAAAATATCTTCTGATATAAGGCGGTGAATAATCATATAAAATTTTTTTATATCTTAAAGTAATTAATGCTTTTTGTTTTCTTAAATATTTAGGTATTTTTTCTCTTTGTGTACCTCTAGGATTTGATGTTTCAACAAATTCTACTATATCTCCAACTTTAGTCTTTCTCGGATTTTCAATTGTATAAATTCTTCCAAACAATATATCTAAAAATGTTTTTAAATTATTAGTGGGTATAAACATAACTATTCCTTTACAAAATCACAATAATATTCATAATATCTATTTACTCGATTACTAAACACTTTTCCTCTTATTACATCTTTACTCCCACATATAACATGATTTAAAAGTTCATCACATAATAAACAATCTTTACATTTTTTACAACCAGGTAAATTAAATGTTCTATCTGGATATATACCTACATTTTCACCAAACTTAATTATTTGTATACTTTGCATATATTAATCACCTGTATTTAAAGACTGACAAATATATCCAGAATCTGTCTTTGTAAATACTGTTTTAAACTTTTCTATTTTTTTAGATCCACATATAATGTGTTCTACAAGTTCATCAACAAAAATAGCATCTTTACATTTTTTACATTGAGAAAAATCTTCAAGAAAATCAGCAGGCCATACCTCATTTTCCCATTCTATAGCTTGTATAGTTTTCATAATCAATCCTTAGTATTTAAATAGAAACACTTATAATGCCTACAATCATCATCTAATTTAAATACTTTATATTTTTCTATCTTTTCAGATCCGCATATAATATGGCCTATAAGTTCATCAATGAGAATAATATCTTTACAATTTTTACATTCAAAAATAAACTTCATTCCATCATAAATAGGAAAAACTTTATTATTCCATTTAACGAATTGAATAGATTTCATAATTAATCACCAGTATTTAAATAATTACAAATATAGTCGCCATTCTCATCTAATTTAAATATACTACAATTTTTTATCCTTTGAGACCCACATATAACATGTTGTATAAGTTCATCTACAAGAATAGCATCTTTACATTTTTTACAATGGCTACAACAATCATGATTGTATCTAATACTTTCAATTTTATTATCCCATTTTGCATATTGTATAGTCTTCATAATTAATCACCAATATTAAATTTCTTCAAAGTTCCTTTGATGTTTTCTTCTAATTCTAATTTGACCATATCATTAAAGACATCAATTCCTTGCTCAGTAAATTTAATTAATTCGTATAGAAAGTTTATTGTAATTTGGCAATATTGTTCTGGTGTTAATTTTACTATTTTTTGTTTGTCTGGCTTCTGGTTCCAAATATAACTATTACTTAATTCACTTTCAAATTCATTTTTTGGGTATAATGTTGAAACTTTTTGATCCCTTAAATCTATAGAACATTCTAAATTATTACTTCATGCTACTTTCATATTTTCGGATATATTTTTAAATATATCTAATAAATCAACTCCAACGCCTTTACCAACTAAACTCGGATACATCAAAGAAAGATAATCTATTCCAAAATCAGGATTCATAAGTTACTCCTCTACTCAATTTTATATTTTTCAAATATAATTTTTATTGATTGTTTAATTTCTTCTATGGCAGGACTTTGTAAAATATCATTTTCACAATGTAATAATTTTTCCATTAAATCTACCATAAAATATCTTAATTCATCCAGGTCACCTTTTAAAGTTCCACCGTATCTATTCTTTATAATAGATACTTTATATTTACCATCATTATTAAAATTACGTCGAATTCCAAAAACTAAATCTGAACTATACATTTTTTCAGTTGATGTAGATCTTTCGCCAGTATCAATAGCATAATCACCGTGAATCATAATACTCTCCAATCATAAGTACATTAATCCTGACAATCCTCCTTCTATTCCTTTCCAATTAATTGCAATTGCTTCTGATGGATGTATTGATTCCTCATGGGTACATTTTACTAACCAATCAAGAATATTATTATTTGTATCTAAAGAATGACTTATCTTTCGGATTGAGTCTTCTACAAACATTGGATTCTCAGCGGCAATTCTTGCTACTTCTTGTTCATCAACTCTTTTTAAAATGGGATAAGGAATTGTTTTTACAGAATCTTCGGTATTACAAATTAATTCTTCTAACCATACTATTTGAGGAAGATTAACTTCAACTAAAATTTCAGCATAACATCTTTGAGCATGAGGAAATCCCATAGATCCAGTTGATTCTAATGCAGCACAAAGAGATGCAGAACATGGGCAATATGAAGCATATTGAACTTTAACTTTTTCAAAGAATCTAAATGATTTATCAGTCAATCTTCCTTCAAATGAACATTCATAAAATTGTGGAGCACAATGATCACTTAATGGAGATTTTTTATTTAATTGTAAGTCAAATTCAAATTTGATAAAACTATCTGTATCATCATTAACATTTAATTTAAAATCTTCTAAAATAGCATGTAATGTTTGATGTTTTAATGGTTCATTTAAATAAGGGATTAAATTTCTATGTAATCTTGACATCGAAATTCCCTTTGTATCTTTATTTAAATTTGTTGTCATATTCACTTTAGCTACAACTTCATGTTGACCTGTAAAATATGATTCTAGTTTAATTGGAACTCTTACATTTTGTACTCCAACTTGATAGATAGGAATTTCAATTTCTGGTTTACTACATTGAATGTCCGGTAAATTTTTCATGTTATTCAAATTATTTATCTCCTTTAAAAAGTACAGGTTAGGTATTTCTATCTAACCTGTACTTAAACTAAAAATTAGACGTTCTACACGTACTTTACAATAAATGAATATTAGGATGCATCTTTATCTTTATCGGAGTCGTAGAAATTAGAAACATTTGTTGCGCCTAATTTTGTAGCACCATAATAAGAATTAATACCTCTTGTTACAGTAAATGCTGCTTTACTCACACCAGCAGCGGTTGCATCAAAATCAGTAATATTTCCTTTCTTAATTCTAAGAGTCTTTTGAATATCTTCAAGATTCTGATTAGCCCCAATGTATGTGAAAGTCCATTTTCCTGTCTCTTGTAGAGATTCAATTAAATTTCCAATACTTCTTTGATCTCTATATTTCTTAGAATTATTTTCATCACCATCTGTGAGAATTACAAATAAATAATTTGTATTATCACCTAATTCCTCTTTCTGATATTTTTCAACAGTTAATCCAATTGCATCCCACAATGCAGTCATTCCCGCAGGTCGATATGTTTCATAACCAATTTTCTTTAAATCATCACCAGGTTTTCTCCATAGAATAGGACTTCTTACTGAATTTGAAAAGGTCACTAAGCTTACATGACTTTCAATATCATTTGAATTTTCTTTTATTGCATCAACCTGTTGATTAAATAAATCAATTATTGGATCTTTAATAGTCATCATAGATCCAGATTCATCTAAAATAATAGCAACTTCATTTCTTGCTTTTCCCGCCCTTACTGCATAATAAGATTCAGAAACTTCTTGTGTTGTTTCATATACTCTCTTACGAATTGAAACTCCAACTTCACCTACACCTGGTTGAAAAAGAACCATTCTATCCCACTTAGTTCGTTTTCCAGTTTGAATATAATCTCTTTCCCACTTTACATTTTCAAGCCATGTTGGAAGTTTATCATTACCATTATTATCCTTCCCAAATTTATGATATGCAAACTCTACTGTGCGAGTTGCAAAAGTCAATTTAGGGATAATTGTGTATGTTAAGAATCTTCTACGATTTGATAATTCAATCAACATTTCTTGATTATGCTCATATGTAGGATATGTTGAATTATTATCAGGGACATCTATTGCGACTTCAAAACTCTGAATTTTAATCTTTTTACCAGGAATTTTTTCAGATGCAGCCCATTCAATTCCAGCTCCATCAGGATATTTTATTCCCTCTTCCAACATCTTTTTGACTTCTGAGAAATAATATTTTGATTCCTCAGAAAGTCTATTGATTAAAGCTTTCGTCATAAAATAATACTGTCCGTAGAAGCTTATCCATCTATTTGGATGTATAAATTCATTGAAGTGAATTTTATTTCCATCACATATATTGTTCTCAAGAAGGAATTTATTTTCTTCAGCGTTCTCGATGAATTGTAGGTCACTCCACCCTTCATGCCACATTCCATCAAGATCTGTAATACTGAAGTTCCTATAATCTCCAACATTTTCACTTGTAACAACATTCATATCTTTAATTCTCAAACTGAAGGAAAATGTTTCTTTATTTGCAACAAGATTAAGAACTTGACCATGCCTATTTTCAGTAGAAATAATTCCCTGACCTTCTTTTATTTTTGTTGCTCTCATCGAAGTATATTGGGGTATGTTAATTACTGCATTACGCTCAGCTAATTCAAACAGAAAGCAGCTTAAGTCTAAATCTGTAGTCTTAGTTCCATCGTCTGGATCGTATGCTATTCCCGGTTTTCGGGAATGCATATTGTACCGCCACCAATTTACAACTTCTCCAATTATAGGTCTTATATCTTTTGACCTATCAAGAATACATTCCATTACAGAGTTATCAAGAATTGTCTTTAATGTGGTTGCTACTTTCTTAGTTTTACTCATTGTAATTCTCCTTTTTGATTTTTGTTTGATTTGTTTTATCCTGCATCATACATTCTTATATAATATCCACAATTTGAACAACATACATCTCCATCATGCATTGCCATATCATAATTTCTAACTTCTGTTTGAATAGGCGAATCTCCACATTTAGGACATTTATCAGGAATTCCCCTTGAGTTTATTCCATGGTTTATTTCCATTAATTATCCTCTTTTAAAATGAATGGCCCCAACTTCTCCAACCAAGTTTGAAATACTTTAATAAAATATCTCTTACTTCCCCATTTGTAATTGATTTAAATTGAGAACAATCTATATGTCTATGATTTTTATTTGTAGTTTCACACATTAGAAGTTTATTATTTAAATCTCTTAGAAAAACTATAGCTTTACTATCTTGATCCTGATCTGGATATATCCAAATTGGATTACAGACACGCTCAGAAAGTTGTTCCATAATCTCTTCTATTAATTTTTCATCTGTTGTTTCATACATATTTATCCTTTCAATGCAGCTAATCTTGATGATACATCTTTTGGTTTTTCATTTTCACCAGATGCTTCTTTTAATGCAGCAGATATATTTTCATCTTCCTTTTCTATATCTGATTTAGTTAAAGATTCAACTCTTAAATTAGCAGCTGCAGCTTCATTTCTATCTTTATTTGCTTTAGATTGAAAAGAATTTAATACAACATTTAAATCATTTTTATCTGAACTTAATCCTGCTTTTATTTCAGCCGCATCACTTTTTAATTGAGACCTTTCTTTTTCAATAGATGCTCTAACCATATCTTGTTTTGCTTTATCAATGGCCTTATGTGCAGCTTCCATCTTTACTGTAAACTCTTTTAAATACGACGCAACCTCATTATAGATTTCTTCAGCTTCTTGACAATCTTGTTTTTCACTATCAACATCAGGTTTAAGTTCTTCAAGTTTATTTAATAATTCGTTTAAACTCTTTTCAACATTTGGATCTTGTGTTTCATTAAATTTCTTTTCTAAAATTTCAGCAGCTTTAATTCTTTGTTGATATGCTTTTTCTAAGTCATTGTATTTATCTTGTTCTTTTTGAAGGTTATTCCTTGCAGTTGCAACCTTTAAACTTAATTCATCAAATTTCTGTTTAAATACTTCCATCTGAGCTTCACTGGCAGTTTCAGGATCGAACTTAACAAGAAAACTTGTAAATTCATTTACTCCATGTTTTACTTCTTCACCAAAAAACTTTTTAAGAAATGACATTTAATTATTCTCCTTCATATTTTATTTGAATTTGTTTTAACTTTTTGATATTAATATTAATTATATCATCATCTCCCATATCTTCAAATACAATTAAATCTAAATCCTCAATTATTTCTAAACAAATATCTGCTAATTCATCACCAATACATCCAACTTTAAGAGTATTTGTTTTTTCATTTAATAATAAAACAAATTTATTTATTATTTCTTCAAATTGTTTATCATTGAGACCATCAGAATATTCTTCTATTTCCAATTTTTTACTTCGTAATATATTCTCAATATCATCAGGAATATAAACAATATAATTTGAAGGATAACTCATTTATTTCTCCTTTTATTTTGGGGCATCTCTATTTGGACCACCAGGAACAGATACTTGAACACTAGAAGCTAATACTCCATCGCCAATAATTTCTATACGTCCTTCATCATAATATTGTCCATCTATACTTTTACCATCTTTATCTATTTTTGGGACTAAACAATATTGGTCACAACCATATAAGTATTGAACTCTAGCTGTGATAATCCCTTCAAAATTTGTGATTTTATCTTTACCAAGTTTGCCCAATTCAATCATTTTATTTTTCCCCTTTAAATTTATATTCCCATTTATTTTTCCATTTTATTACCAAATTATGATAACTTGAATCATATTCTAAAAGTACAAGTATTTCATTTAAAAGACTTTCTAAATTCTTTACATAATTTAATTCTCTTTCTATTCTAATATTTTCTTTAGTCTTTATACATTCTTCACAATACTCATCTTCTAAAATAAATTTATTATGATTTGAACAATAATATCCATATTCCATAATATTTCCTCATATTACAGTAATGAAAGATGGGTCTAAAGGAATACCTATAAGAATTCTTATGTATTCACCTTCATCATCATTTTCTTGACTGACTATACAATACTCTGATACATCTTCATTTATTGCTCTACCATAAAAAACCATTTCATGATCAGTCTCCATTTCATTAGAATTAAATGGATCAATTGAAATATGTTCCTTCATGTAAATAGGATCAACTTTTTCTCCTCCATGTTCAGGTAAAGTCCTAAGATATGTAATTCCACCTGGAGTATTAAAATCTTTATATCCTAAAAGTCCATTTTCATCATTTATCCACATATCCCAATCATTAGAATTTTCTGGATAAACTTCATCTATTACTTTTAAATATAAAATTTCAATTATATCACCATTAGCCTTATCTTGAACTAATTGAATCATTGCATCTTGGTCATTTTGATATTGTAAATAAAATCTATAAATCTTAAAATCTCCTCCTAGATTTATATCAATTTGACCAATAGACACAATCTTTCCTTCACCATTAGGAGTCATAACTAAAAGATTATCTTCTCCAGCTAAGATAAAAGGAGTATTATCAATTAATACTCCCCTATCTAAAGCAAAATTTAAAGGAAGATTCAAATCAAATCTTTCTTTTTTCTCTACAAAGAATCCTTTTAATCTTTCCATCTTTCTTTTATTTGCAGCTTTTAATAATTGTAATATCATACAAGTCCTTTCAATCCATATAAAATTTCAAAATTCCAATCTTTGTATTTATTAATTATACCTGTAAATTCTTCTTCTGATATATCAATAAACTTACTTTTATCATCAAAACACCAATCTATAGTAGGGTCTTCGCATATAGTCTCATATACTTGAAAATTTGAATTTTCATTATTACTATCATCATGGGCTGAATCATAAAAATTACCAGTCAAAATTATTCTTTTATTAGTATTATTAATAATATTAGTATCAGTTATAACTATTACATTTCCATGATATTTAATATTATTTTTTAATGCAGTTGCAATTATTTCACTCATAATTTATCTCCATTGTAGGATCTTTTAATATAATAAGTTCCAAAAGGTGATATTTTATATTCTTCTCTAAATTTTGGTAACTCCCAATGAGATAATCTATGAACTTGCAGAATAAGTTTATTTTTAGATTCTTCTTTTGCAACCAGAACACAGATTAAATAATCACCAGTTTTAACTTTATTATTATATAAACTTATTCCATGAAATTTATCTACATTATTAATATTAACATCCGGTTCATCATATAAACATGGATCACTAATGTCATTAATCTTTCTATTTTTCATCTATTCTCCTTTTTTATTTATAATAGTTTCCATAATATAAACATACGAATATTATTATTCCTTTTATTAATTGACCTAAAATTGCACCAAATTGATTTTCTGGTTTATTATGATATTCATTATGTTTATCCTTAATTATTGAATAAATCCCCCCCTATTAATAACCATATTAAGTAACATGTAAGAATAATTCTAAAATTAATCATATATACTCCTTATTTTCCAAATCCTAATTTAGATCCATCATATGAATTTGGTATAGATTTCATCTTTTTCAATCTTTCAATAGTTTCATCATATTCTCTACCTAGACAAAATATTGCAATGACTAATTCTTTTAAATGGGCTACAGATAAATCATGTGTATCTATAACCCATTTTTCAAGATCTTCATCATTCATTTCATCTTGAGATACTCTTGTTCTTAAATAAAATCTTCTTGCTTCAATTGAAGGCATCCCAATTTTGATAACTTCATCAAAGCGACTGGGCCGATTTACTATCCTAGAATCCAATCGTTCAGGGTAGTTCGTTGTCGCAAGATGAACTACATTATTAATTTGATTTTCTCCATCTAATAACGATAAAATTCCCGATTCACCATAATTATTGATTAATTCATCAATATCTTCCTCAACAACGATCAAAGGTCGACTTGGCTCTATCAATCTGATAATTCTGAGAGCTTCAGATGCAATATTTGGATTCTTACAAATTAAAACAATTCCTCCTCGTTTAATTATATTTTCGATTAAAAGCATCACAGTAACTGTCTTTCCGCTGCCCGGCGGCCCCCACAAAATTATCCCTCTTTTGTGTAATTGTTTTCTAGAAATAAATTTATCCCTAGCCGACCAGAATATATCAATCGAATTTAATACTTTTGCACTAGCAGAGTCAGGAAGTCTTAATAATTCATCAGTAACCATTACAACTTTTTGAAGGTGAACTCTTCCATAATCATCTATGGCGGCACTATATGATCCAACTGGCAAATTATTAATTGTTCTCTGTGATGAAATATAAGTATCTCCAGCACTTATTAACCATTGAGAAAATCCTCCATCATTATGAGGGACTTTACCACATTTAAGAATAGATGAGCCAGCCTCAGTTTCAGGTCCATCACAATTAGAATCATCTTTTTTTATTTCAGAACCAATTTTTTCTATGAACTCATTTAGATCATCACTCATTATTTATATCCTTTTTTTTGTTTAATTTTCAATTACAATAACATCCAAACAACAACTATTGCTGCGGCAATACCAACTCCTACTCCAATATTTCTTAACAAATGACTTTCAGGTTTTGGTGTAGCCATTGGATCCATCTGAGTAGGAGGATTGGGTTGATTATTATTTGCATCTTCTACTGCTTTGGATGATAATGCAACATCTTTCATTGTTGGAGGAATATAATTAGGATCTTTTGGTTGACCACTCAATCCATTCGCTTGATTATCCATTTGATTCAATTTAGCTTTTAATTCAGCATTATCCTGTGCAAGACGATTTGCTTCATTTCTCCATTGAATCATGTCTGGATCTTGTTGATGTGAATAATACATCATTGCATATTGACGATCATTAATGTGGTCTAACATGAACCATAATGCCATACCATCCCACATTCCAAAATACGGATATGTATTATATGCATAATAAGGCGTTGCATAATGATATCCACCATAAAATGAATTTCTATGGACATAATAAGTTCCAGGTGTTACATGATAAACATTTACAACTCTATATGCAGTTTGTCTTGAAGAATTTGAATAATGATAATTAGAAGGTGGAGTTTTAAATTTACTTTGTTCTGCTTTATATGATGATAAAGCTTTTGATGATTCTGCTTTACTCACTCCAGTATTCATTCTTGATTGCATTGCAGTCTTTGGTACATTTGATGTTGGTTTAATTGCTGCTTTTGCTCCACCTGAATTTCCATACCCGGAAGGTTTGGAAGTTTGAACTGCAGATGGTTTAAATGCACTATTTGAATATGACCTTGATGGAGACGTTGGAGCAGAATATGAACGACTTGGACTGCTATTTGAATATGACCTGGATGAATATGAACTTCCTCTAGAATAAGATCTCCCGCCTCCTCCGCCACCAGAAAAACCTTTAGCGAAGGATAAATCCGAAATTGTTAAAGTTAATAAAATGGTTAAAAGTATACTAATGCGTTTCATTTGTTTCTCCTTGAATTTAATTTATTTTTGTATTCCAATTACTGTAAGATAATTATGTAAAAGTTTTACAGTTTCTGGACATCCATCTATGACTTTTGTTTCTTTATGATCAGAATCAATCATTTGTTTAATCCATTGGTTCTTCTTATCAATGCAATCAGACTTTGTAGTTAAGATCTCTCTTAAATTTTCGGTTGCATCTTGCGCTATTAAGCAGGCGAGTTCCATTTCGCCCGCGCGTTGGCCACCAGGAGGCTTTAAACCCTTATTTAAAATTCCTTTTCGTTTTGTATTTCCACCTCCAATTGGTTGTAGAGTCTTTTTCATATACAGACCAATTCCTCTTGCAGTCATTTTGCTTTCAGCAATATGAAGCATACGAAAAAAGTACATCCAACCACATGCAATCATATTCTCAGTAAAACAATCAAATTCAGGGAGATAAACTTTTTGCTCATATTTACTTCCAGTGAATTCCATTGCAATTTTAAGCATTTCTTTAGTACATGATTCAAATGGGGGTTGAATTATTGTTAACTCTTCAATAAATTCTTTAGTTACAATTAAGGGGACTCTTTCTATAAATTGACTAGAATACCACTTTCCTTTTGTATTATCTATCATGGAAATAAATGTAATTAAATAACTCTTTATATCATCTTGAGATTTATCAGAATCTATCATTTGAATTAATTGCTTCTTTAAATTTTCTAAGGCTAATCCTAAATGTAATTCAAATATTTGTCCGATATTCATTCTAGATGGCACACCTAGAGCATTTATACAAATATCAACATGTCTTCCATCTTCTAATCTTGGCATTTTATCATGTGGAACAATTCTTGAAATTACTCCTTTATTTCCATGACGATTTCCTATTTTATCTCCTACTGCAATACTTCTTGTATATACTCCATACATTTCTACATACATTCCATTAATTTTCTCATTTTTACTTTTATATTTTCCGGTATGAGAAAATTTATCTAAATCATGATCTCTTATAAATTGTAAAGCTTCATCCTTTGGTAATGAATCATAAATAGGTTTTTGTAATTCTTTTTCATATTCAATTTGACTTTGAATTTTCTTTTCAACCCAATCATTAAATTCTGGTATTTCTTTATTCCATTCATTTGCATAAATATTAACTTCATTTACACCAACGACTTGTTTCTTAATTGTTAATGGAATAGCTTCTTCAAAGATTGATGAAAAGTCCATTGGTCCACTTGGTATTTCTTTTAAAATTGCATAAGGAGTTCCTGCTTTAAGAACTTCAAAATTTAAAGGAGATTTACTTTTTGTTGCTTTTGGATTTGGTAAAGGTTTATAAATCTTTTTCTTTGTTCTCCTTTCTTCTTCTAATTCATCTTTAGTTCTATAAGGAAGATTAAATAAAACTTTACTCGGTGATAATGTAAATGATAAATCTATAAAATGAATAGAAGTAAAGACGTCTTTTCCATTTATTAATCTATCAGATATTAAAATTCCATCTTCAAAATTATATCCATCATATGATGTAACTGCAGTTAATAAATTTTTACCAATATTTATTTTACCATTTTTACAAAAACTAGATTCAATTAAAATATCTCCGGCTTTAAATTTATCTCCAACTTTAAAATAAATTGAATCAATTAAATCTAAATTTTCAACATATATTTTTCTATAAAAAGTATCAAAAATATCTACGGTTTTATCATCATATACTACAATCATATGATTAGAATCTAAAAATATTACTTCTCCATTTTGTTTAGCTCTTCTTACAAATTGAGTTTGATCTGTATATAATCCTTCACATCCACTTTGAATCATTGGAATATCAAAATCTGTAAGACAAATTGATTGCCTCATTTGAGAAGATGCCATTTGTAATCTTGTTTGGTCATCATGTTCTAAAAATGGAACTAATGATACAGGAATTGAAATAGGTTGTAATTCTAAATATTCATCTGTAAATTTTAAATTTGAGTCAAGAATAGTATTTGGAATTAAATTTTGTAATACTCCACAATTTTCTCTATCTGGAGTATCTACAGGACATACTCTACCAAACATAGAAGGGGTAATATCTCTTAAATGTTTAGGTACATTTTCTCTATCAAATCCTCCCGGTCCAACTAAACTTGTTCTTGATAATTTTGTTAATTCATCAATAGGATTAATTGAAAAGTCAAATTGGACTATATCAGACACATTACAATCTGATAATATCTGAGTTGAATTAATATTAAATTTAGGAGATTTGGCAGTTCTATTTGACATACAAAAATCAAATATCGTTTTAGAAACCTTAGCTAAAACGATATATTCAAAACATCTAATTCTTTTATTAATATAATTTGTATCATCTATTTTTTCAGATTGTATTACATCAATCAATTCTTCTAAAATAGATTGAGTTCTAAAGAATTTAGAAGACATAATATCACACTTTAATATAATATCTAAAGCATATATCATATCTTGACCTTTTTGTGTTGGATCATATTTAGAACTAAATTTTCCTAGTTCTTTAATAAAATCATCTTGTGAATAATCTTCTGATGTATCATAATATCCTTTTAAATCATAAACTAATTTTTCAATCAATGTGTTTGGTGATTCATATTCCATATCTTTTAAACCAAATTTTTGATCTAAATAATCTAATCCATAATATGATAATAATAGAAGAGAAAGAGGAACTATTTTATTTAAAAAACTCACTCTAATAAAAGGTTCCTCTTTAAATTCAATCACTGTAAGAGTTGCACAATTAGTTCTAATCTTAATTGTTTTTCCCCTTGTTACAACAGGAATATCAAACAATTGAAATAATGGAATCTTTCTCTTTCCATTAATATAAAAGTAATTCCCATCTATTAATTTTGGAATAGACATTGATAAATTTATTTCTGCAGTAAGTTTTTTAAATTTAATAACAATATTCTTTTTTAATGTCCTATCCAATTCTCCTTCCATTGAAAATCTATGATCCCTTATCCCAAAATCAACAATTTCAAAACCAAGTTCTTCAGCTGGAACTAATATTTGTCTAATCTTATTTTCTAAATCCTGATATTCATCTTTTCTAATTGTAAATATATTTTTGTTTAAATTGTGCAATTTGTAAAAAGGATTTATTAAGTCCATTCATGTCTCCTTTTGGTTTAGTTAAAGTATGGATTGTATGATTTTCAATTAAATATGACGTTGTGAATAATTGTTACAATAAACCATTATTGCCTCATATAATGCTAATTTAAAATCTCTATTAGAAGTAGTAACAATCAATGTATGTTCTTTAGTATAATATAACTTAACATCAGTTATTTTATTTCCACAACAACAAATATTCTCACTAAAATTTATAGATAATCCGATTGAATTGATTCTTTGTATAGTGCTTTCAACTAAGATTGAGCTTCCTAAATAATTTGGAAGATATCCAAAGTTTCCCCAAGGATCACACCATCTATTTGCAGAATCCTTTATCATTCCAAAAACTTTTTCAGCAATTTCTTCATTTGTAATTTTATTCATTTAAAACTCCCCTAATAATATTTTGTCAAAAATTCCCTCATAGTTTCCAGAATTTAAAAGTCCCTTAATTATTGCAGATTTGGGATTCGAAAAAGCAATAGCAAGTAACCATGACTCATTTGTTGGAGCACTTTGGATTGAAAGGAACTTCGGTGTAACTTTATCTCTATTTTTCATTAATCTCCATTTATAATGTCCGACCCACATTAATTGCGATACAATAGATTCAAAATGAACATGAAGTATTCCTTTGCTATTATTATAAACATCGAATAAATCAGAAACTAAATCTTCAGCAGTTTGGTCTTTTTTAAATTTATGGAATAAATCAGACACAATTTTTAAATCACTAATTACATCTGATTGTTCCATATCAACAGATCCTTCTTTAATATTTGCTACACCTGATAAGTGGAAGGTACGTAAGGTCAATTGTGTAGTGCACTCCCCCAAAGATTGCGCTCCAAGGATACCTATATACTTACTATCATTTAATTTATGAGTATTTCCATAACATGTTAGACAAATTTCTGGTGATGTGCAATATATTGGGCTTCTCACTTTTAACATTTGACCAACTAATTCTGAGCATTTATTTAATGTAATTAATTCTAATTTATCATTATTTAAATAATATTTATTCACTAACATTTTTGCTTTATTTAAATTTTTAACATATACATTTAAATAATCTTTAGTTTCGCAATCCTTTAAATTTTTATTTAATAAAAGATTAACTCCAGTGAATATTAATTTTCTTGATAAATATCCAGAAGTTCCAGTATTTAAAGCAACATCTAATAATCCTTTTCTACAACCATAAGTTGAATTGAAGAATTCTTCTTCTGTTAATCCATCAAGTAAATTATTTTTAATTGCTTTAGGATATATTTCTCCATTAAAATTAGATACATATCCTCTGGTTAAAATCATTTGTTTTGCCTGATCCCAATTTCCACGAGCTCCTGAGTCAATTAAGTACGAATACTCAAAATTTTCTCTTAATGAATTTTCAATTTCAGGACTTGATAATTTATTAATTTGAGTCATTATATCATTAGACTCATAAATTGAATCTTTCAATTCTTGAACATTTGGAATTTCACAATGATTTAGAGAAATAGTAGGAGCAAAAATTGTTGCATATTTGAATCCAACTTCTTTAATTTTATCTAGAGTTTGAACTGTTATATTTTCTGGCCAATTATTTTTAATACCATTTAATATTTTTATCAGATTCTTTTTTATAACTATTTCATTTATTACCGGAAAATCTTCTGGCAAACATTCATTAAAGATTTTCATTCCTTCTGTAATTTCAATTCCTTTATATACAACTTTATTTAATAATGATGAAATTTTATTAGATGTAAGTGCATATAATCCCAATATTATATCTTGAGAAGGAACTGTAGCTAAACTTTCATTTGCAGGACTTGTTAAATTTTTAGTAACTATTAATTTATCTAATGTTTCTTGTTTTGTCTTTTCTGTGATGGGAATATACACAGCCATCTGGTCTCCATCAAAATCTGCATTGAATCCTGAGCAAACTAATGGATGAATTTTAATAACATTATCTAATGAAGTTTTAATTTTAAATCCACAAATACTAAGTCTATGAAGAGATGGTTGTCTATTTAACAAACATACTTCACCTTTAACAATTTCAGAGATATCATTGAATAAATCTGGTTTTTTCAATTCGATACAATTATCTATAAAATCAATTGCATCATTTAATAATTTAAATTTACTATGTTCTATTAATCTTTTTGCTAATGGTAATTTGAATAACTCTAAAACCATAACATATGGAAGAACACATTCATCTAAATTTAATTTTGGATCAGGAATAATAACTGCTCTTCCTGAGAAATCAATTCTTTTACCTAATATATTTCCTCTTATTAATCCTTCTTTTTTACTAAGTTTTGTAACTATATGCGCATATAATTCATTTACATCTTTTTGTAATTGCCTAAAATATTGATAATAGAATTGTTTACTATGTTCTATATCTACAATTGTATTTTGCATTGTTTCTTTTTTTGTTAAAATTTGCATATAATATCTATTTATTTCATCTACAATTTGATTATTCTTTTCAGATCCTTTTGCAGCTGGTCTTAAATCAGGTGGTAAAACTATAATATTTCTTATTAATAATGTATCAATATTATCTCTAATTAATTTCCATGCAGGAATATCATCTGCTAATGCTATTGAAATTCCATTAACCATTTCATAAATTGCTTCAGTTCTTTCCCATATTCTACATCCTGCTTTTACATTTTCTAATTCCTTTACTACAACATAATCATCTCCATCTTTATATAAAATACTTTTTTCATCTTTTAATAATAAGTCTATAGAATTCATTAAAGATGAGCCACCTAAAGTGGTAAGTAAATCATAAAATACTGGATTCATAACTTTAATTGGAATTACAATTTTGGCAAATCTTCTTCTTCTTTCATAACTATTTACAATATCAACTTGACATACATTACATGCTCCACCATCTGCTCTAGATATACCAAAGTAAGTTCCACACTGACAAGTATAGTTTCTTAATGGTCCAAAAATCTGTTCAGAAAATAAACCATTAGGATGATAATTCTTTTTGTCCATCATTTTAATGGATGAAACTTCCTTTAAATTTTCACAGAAAGCATTGATGTTTAGAAGAGTTGGCATCTCTTAGCTCCTTTATTTAATTTTATTATTAAAAATTTTCGATTATATATGTAGCTAATGCATTGAAGTGTTCTTTTACAATTTGTGCTGTGATTTTATGTATCTCGGGAATAATTTCTTGAACTATTTCTTTTACTTCATCTCTTGTTAAAATTTCTCCTTTTTCTTCAAGAGCTATATTTATTTTACTTTCAATTTCAGAATCTAATAATTCATAAAATGAATTTTTTGATTCTATTAATCCTTTATTTTTTTTCATCAGAAACTCCTTTAACCTGCTTTTCAATTAATTTTTTTGTACGAATCGAAAAAACATCTACCATCATTCCGAAAGACTTATTCACAAACTTTTTTAAACTATCAGAAATATCATCAATTAATTCATGAGCTGTTGTTTCTAATTTACTTTTTTCTTTATTATCAGGCATATATCAATTTCTCCTTTTCTACATCATTTTCATCATAACCATTTATGTTCCAAATAAATCTTTTATTATTTTTTTGTTTTTCTTTATGAATTCTAAAACTAAAATTTTTTGGATCTGATATATTAATAAATTCAAAACAATTCCAATATGATTTATAAAAGGTATTATAATTATAAGTTAAGAATTGATGTTCTATTATTTCTAAATCAGAATCTATTTCAAATAAATTTTGTTTAAAGAATTCTTGTATACAAAATATATTGGTAACTGGATTTTTATTTGGGTGAGGATTTTTAAACATTATAGATTCCAAATATCCATTTTTTAATTTTATCTCATATTTATTAATAATGAATTTATAAGGTATTTTTATTATTTCATATTTTTTTTCATTCTTAATTAATATTTTAGGAATAATGAAACAATTAACTTTTATATGAATGATATTGATCTTATTTTCAACACTTGCTTTAATCAATTCTATTTTGTTTAGCATAAGTATATGTCTCCTTATGCCGAAATAGTTTGAGTAATAATTTTTACTAAATATTTATTCTGTCTTGCTAAAGGCATACAAACTCTATAAGTCATATTTTTATCTATTAACATTGATAAAATCTGTTCTCTAACATCATCAACATCTTTTAATTGTGTCATTCTTATTTCTTTTATATTTTCTTTTTTTTCATCTTTTAGAGAAAATAATATTGGAAACTTTTTATTTCTTTCTATAATATCGGATACATGAAGATCTAAATCTTCTAATATTTCATCACTATCATGACTTTCAAATATAACATTGACTCCATCATTATAATTTTTAAATTCATAAAAGTCAGATTTTGTTAAATCTAAATCAATTGAATATAATTTTTTTAAATCTACTAATTCTTTAATCATTCCACTTTCAAAATATTGAGTAGCCATTAATGCAGCCATTTCAATTTTAGATTTACTAAGTTCTACAGAATATCTTGTATTTACTAATGGCTTATATGTAATATTTTTTCTACAATCTAAAACTAAAAAATCCGAATATTGAAAATACATTTTAACATCAACTCTATTATTTCTATTATTAAAATTATCAGTGCAATCTATAATTAAATCAATATTATTCGGGATTATAGTATGATCTATAAAATTTGTTTTAGAAACAATAACTTTAATATCTTTATAATCTCTAAGTATTTTATTTCTAATTGGATAAACTTTTCCTTGCCCGATATCATTTTGATTATATAATGAATTAATCAAATTTTTCTCATTGACAATATCTGAATCATATAATAATAATTCTTTAACACAACCAGATTTAGCTAAATGATATGAAAAGAAACTCCCCAACGATCCAACTCCAGCAATTAAAATCCTATTAAACATAATACTCCTTCTACTGCTTGAAATTCTCCATCCGTTCTACAATATCATTAATTTCGCCTTGTAAAAACTTAACTTCTGACAAACTAAGTCTTCCTAGTTTTAAAAATTTTCCGTCATTTGATATTCTTGTCAATTGTAATTTAGGGGCTCCACCCTTATAAGAATAAACTTCACCTTTAATATTAACATCATCTTCTAAAGGTTTAATTTCAAATAATAATTTGTCATCTTCTTGATTATACATTTATATCTCCTATGTTTAATGAAAAGGGATATTTTTACATATCCCTTTTCAATTTTATTAAACAACTTTATTATTCGGAATAGATATCTATATGATCAGGCATGTATTCACTTTTGAATTGAAAATATTTTGCTGCTACTTTTATGGGATAACTCTTTGGAACATCTATTTTTATTCCAGATTTATCATTTTTCTTTGCTGGACAAAATAATAAATTATTTTGAATGGCTTCTTGTGCAGCTCTTTCTAATTTTTCAGAATCTGAAATAATAATTTTTTCAATCCAAAATTCAACATTCCTATCAGGGATTATTTCATATGAATTTTCTCCGCTCATTAAAGCTTTCATTGCTCTTCCAAAAGCAATATTTCTAGATTTCTTTCTAATATGATTATCTAGAATTGAACAGATAGAAATTCCCCTTGCAATTAATTTTCTATCTGCATCTTCAATTTCACATACTGTAAATGCATTATTTAGTATGTCAGTTTTTTTATATGAATATCTTATTCTTAGATTACTCACGTCCATATCTATCTCCAGACTATGTTTTTTAGGGATGCATTACTTTAATATAATGCATCCCTTCCAATTAATAAAAATTACCCTTTACGGCCACTAGTTTTCAGATATTCAAGATTATCATTTTCCTGAATAACATAATTCAATCCTACTTCTTTTCCACACGCAAGGGCACGAGGAATATTGCTACCAATATTCAGAACTTCCTTAAGAAACTCTGCAACCTGTCCAACAGTTTTTCCGATTACATTAAAATTCCCAGAGGAAGCTCCACAAGAAACATGAATAGTGGATTTAATTCTATCGGATGAAGAATTAGGATTAACAACAGTATTCTTCATTGTTATTTCCATCGTAGAAATACCACCAATTGACGGACCAGTAACTGTGGATCTTACAGGAGCACTAGCCACACCAATCTTAGAAAGAATAGCTGCAACTAATTCATCCTTAGGTTTTTTACTCATTCCAGAAATACTAAGTTCCTGACAAATTTCACGAAGATCAGAATTGGTCAACTCTAGAAGACCTTCTTTTGTATAACGAGGAGCTGTAGCAGAAGAAGTCTGATTGTTGGCGGTTGAACCAGCCTTGGATAAAATTGCTTCCATGATAACATCTTTACGTGCTTTACTCATTCCAGTGATACCAAGACTCTGGCAAATTTCACGAAGCTCACCATTGGTTTTTTCAACTAATTCGCCATAATTATAAGTTCTTGCCATTTGTAATTCTCCTATTCATTTTTTGGTTTTTACTACAATTAAAGTTATCCTTGTATAGAAAGGATTCTTAATTTAAAATTGTATAATTTGGTCTTACTTTTTCAATTCTCTAGACTTTGAATCTACTTTCATTGTTGTAATGTCAAAATATGCTTCTGAGTTTTTATAATTTTCCTGCAATACATTATAAAACGCACAGCACATTAGTGTTGCCGCAGCTAAATTGGTAAAATATAATTGAGGTTCACCAGCTGCAGATAATTCTTGGCAACTCATTTCATCTGGTGATTTATCATCAGGTTCATCAATTTCTGGATGATAATCAGTCAAACTTGGCGTTAAATCTTCACCTCCTTTTCTTACATATATTTGAACATTACCATCTACATAATCATTCCCCCCGGAGATTAATGTAATGTTGTTCAAACTTTTTGAATAATCTGATACAAGTTTTCTAGTTTTATGATTATCAACCGCTAAAAATACAGTATCACCATCTTCAATCAAAGTATCAATTACATCTTTATTTACATAAAATGGAAATGATTTAAATTCAATATTATTAAATTTAGATTGAAGTTCAAATGATTTCACTTGTGCCTTATTTCCCATATTGGAAAAATCTTGTCTTTCAAAATTTTTGGTTTCATATTCATCACCATCAATTAAAGTCACATTTGCTTTGGTATTTGAATAATTAATAAACCTTGAAATTTTTTCTGATAAAATAGATCCAATTCCTCCTAATCCAATAATTTTAATCGTATGGCCAGAGTGGTACACTTATAAGCTCCTCTGTTTCTATAATTTTACTACGATCATCTTTTTCTTTTTTGGTTATAAATGTATCATCTTTTTTGCATTTTTTAATCATACCTAATAATTCTTTTTCATCTTTAGCAAACTTTAAATTACATTTATAACATGGATTAAAATATTTAGATTGTTGTGATTTAATGGCAGATGATGATATAGTTTGAGGTAAATTAGGTGTATGAATAGTTTTCTTTTGATTATACTCATGATCATCTACACCACCATTAACTCTATTCATATACCTATAAAACCACATATCATTTTCAAGGTCATCATTTATATTTCCACCATATCCACCATCACTATAAAAACTATATCCATTATTATGTTGTCCATATCCTCCAAAACTATAAGCTTTTCTGAAATTATATTTCTCAACATTTATTAACCATTTTGGATCACATTCTACACTTGATAAATGTTGTGAAATTATATATCCTGTTGTAGTTTTCATTTCCTTTTGATAAACTTTTTCTTTCCCAATTACTTCATATTTTGGTCTAAACATTGACTTAAAATATTTTGTATATTCAGTTTTATAAACTCCATCAATATAATCCAATGGATCAACTTCAACTCTATAACCATTTGACGCTATGGATGCTACAATTTTATGAGTATCAGAATCAATTTCTCCAACAGTAATATGCAAACCATCAAAATCTTCTTCATCATGAGTATCTGTTCCAGAGTGAAAGGCGCTGAATCCTGGATGACTATGAATTGAACATACTGGTTGATAATTTTTTATAGATATCTGATAATTATCTTCCACATTAACACTTGCTCCTGAAACTGATTGCTCTGGAATATGCACCTTAAATGCCTTTTTCTTTGGATTATAATAAATAATTGCTAATCCTTCTGCTCTATGCCCATGATATACTTTTTTGAAAAAGTCAAATATTTGTGCATATATAATTCCAGGAATTTTTGGAATATCCATTGATGCATAACATCCAATATCTTCTAGAAATGATATATTTTTTACTGGAACTAAACTATCTATTAATCCCATTTTTTTCTTTAAATATACACCACCTTTAGCGATAATATAACATATATCGTCTTTTGGCATTCCTTGTTCTTTATCAAATGTATATACATTAAACATACTATTATTAGACATTGAAAAACCTCCAGTCCTTTCTATAAATTCTTGGTAAATAATCTATGGGAATAAATCCACTTAAGAAATTTGGTAAAACATAAGTATACGTAGATGGTGCTTTGGCATTGGATTCAATAAATCTTTGTGTACATATACCAGACAACTTTTTGGATGAAATATTTTGTGTAGCATAGGTATAAGAATCGCATAATGCTGATTGAATATCTATAGACTCTTGTTTTGTTAATACCAATTCTCTAATATTATTTTTATCAATGATTATATCTCCCGGTTGAAATTTAATATGATCAGTATTTTCAAAAATTGTAACTTTTAATTTCTTATAAACTGGATCCTCCCTATTTACAAATTTAAAATTCTTTAGATTTTCTTCTTCCATCCAAATTGCAGAATAATTAGAAGTTAGAATTAAAGGATATTTATCTGTATCAACTAATATTGCCATGACTAAATGTGTATCTTTCTTTAAGAATAATGGAATTTTATTTACAGTTACAATTTTGTCTCCAACTGAAATTCCATTTAGATTAGTTACACATTTCCTAACTTTCTCTACAGAAATTATCATAGATCTAAAATCAATGTATTCAATACTTTTTATATTACCTTTACAATCTACAGTATCAATATACATTTTAAATGTTTCTTTACAGAAATTAAATCCTGTTATATTTCTATGAATAAACATTTCTGGTGGATTATCCCAATCAACATAAATAATATTATCTCCAATTTTAAAATCAATATTAAAACATAATCCTTTTAATTGTATAGAATTATTATCTTTTAAAATTTCAGATTTTACTATATCTAATCTTTGTTCCATTATAATCGAATCATTATTTCTAGAATTTTTAATCATTAGAATAATATTATTATTAGTTATATATAATTTATGATCATTTGTAATTTGGCAAATACTTTCTTTCAAATCATTGATTATAATTGTATTTCCATATGAGAAAATTGAAAGATTTTCTCTTTCATTCTCAACATGAGGAGCTATTCTATTATCTATATCAGAATGCTTAATATGATATAAGTTTTCTCCTAATTTAAATTGTAAATAAAATATCCCCCTAATTATTTCTGCTTTTTCAAAAGTTATTATAGCATTTCCAAATATAATTGATGCTCTAGTTCTTGATTTACCTTTATCTACATATAAGTTTCCTTTCTTAAAATTAATATTATTTATAGTTAAATCTTCTGGATTTATTATTTCTATATTCTTTAATGATTCTAAAATATAATAATCAGTTCCAATTAAAAATTCTATTTTTCCTCTTCTATTACTTCTAATTTTCTCAATTTTCTTAAATTCTTTAACTTCAGAATTTTTATCAATACAAATTATATCTCCTATTTTATAAATTATTCCATTCAATTCATACTCAGTTAAAATATTTTCTTTATTATATGTATTTTTTATTGCAGATAATAAAGAACTATCACTTATTTTATATTTAACAAATTCTCCTTTTGAATTCTCTAACATTACTCCACTTATAGTACTAGAATCTATAAATGATTGTTTAGTTGCTGGATCTATTTTTATAGTCCCTAAAAATTCATAGATATAATGTTTTTCATCATTAATTACAATTTCATCTCCAATTCCTAATGCATGTTCATCTGTGAAATAATGACTTTGACAATGTGATGTGACAGTTTTTGGATCTAATTTAACAGAAGGAATATTACATATCATATCTATAGTATCTTTAAATAAATATGCTCCAGCATTATCAATATTACTTCTATCCCCACCATTAAAATTTCTAGTCAAATCTTGTATTTCTGAAATGATATTAAAATTAAATGTTTTCCATTTTGTAGAAAATATAAACATAGGATCAATTGATGTATTATATTCCCAATGTAAAAATGATGAAACTTCTGGTACATCATTATACATATTATAAACATATGTAATATCACCATTGAATTGATTAGCCCAAAATGCATTAATTAATTCTTCTACTTTTTCTCCTAATGATAGATTAGTATTTTTGGCATTATTTGGACCTAAACATACATGACCATTAGAGTCAAGATTTGTAAAATTTGCATGTAATAAATAATCATGAAATGATGACATTGGGTGTAATCTAAAAAATACTCTAAGTTCTTTAGGGCAATCATCCAAAAATGCAAGGAAGAAAACTACATATGGAAATGATAAATTAAAATAATAAGGAGGTTTATTTTTTAGAAAGTCGGAATAACCATACTCTTTTAATCTTCCAGTTCGTCTTAAATTTTCTATAACAGTATCGAATTGTAAATCAACACAAATATTTCTTATAGCAGGAGGTTCTTCAATAATTAAATATGTATAATTTTCAATTTGTTTGTAAAACCTACAGTTTCTAGGTAAAATATCAGATTGAATATTGTTTGAGGCATATAATCTATCATAAAAATCTTTAGTTTTAATATGTTTTACTTCTGAAAGAACATTAAATGTATCTGAATTTTCTGTTAATGGTTTTACTAAACGAACTTCATTTTGATTAATTAAAATATGTTCCATAATGTATTCACCCTTTCACGATTCAATAATTTGGTTTTATTTTTTAATATAGAATCTTTCTTTTGTTGGTGTTTCTAAATATTCAACTCTATCATATGGAATACTTCTCCATTCTTTCTTTTCTAAATCAAAAACTCTAAGGATATTTTGTTTTACTAAATTTAATATTGCTGCTAAATCAACTTTTTTAGGTTGTTTTATTTTTGGAATCAAATCAAATTGTAAAGTACATTTCATCATCCTTATTGTTTTATCTTTTTTAATAAATCTAATTATCACTTCTGGTTGTGTTCTTATAATCTTTAAAAAATCAATTGCATTATTTATTGGTTCATTCATATCATATTAAACTCCTCTTTTTTCTGTATGAAGTATTTCATCTTTATTATCGGACAAGTTCGTGTGGAGAACACAGGTCCAATTACATCTAAGACAAAGTTCTTTCTTATCCCTTTTAATTAAATCTAAGAATAAAGGATTTATTTTTCCATCGTAATCCAAGAAATTTGTAACTGAAGCAGATGTAGTATGTCTTCCACCAATCCTGAGGCATAATCTACATGCTCCATCCGCGTCAATTGTGATATTTGTTAAATTCTTTTCTAATTCACAATCATATTCACTTGGTAATATCTCAAATAATTTTGGTAATAATTTATCTGCCATATGAACATCTAATTTTTCATCTATTATTCTTTTAAATATGTCAGATAATTCTTTTGTTGGTTTGACTAAAACATTTTCATCTGTAACATTTGCAAAATCATAATATGGAGATTTAGAAATATCTATAAATGTAATATCAGATGATATTCCATTATTTGAAAGTTCTTTAACTAATGGATAAAGATATTTAACATTGTCATTATCAACTGTTATTTCTGCAACCAAATCTTTTATTTTTCCTTTTAAACTCTTAAGTCTATTAAACCCTGCAATGCATTTTTTGTATCTATCATTGTCTTTAGATATATTAGGATCAAATATTAAAGGATCTACGGAACTTGATAAACCTTTCACCTCTACTTTTTCTAAAAGATCATTTAATGATTTCTGAACTGAATTTGAATTATTTGTGATAATTGTATAATATATATCATTTGAATTACAATATGCAATTATTTGTGGTAAATCATTTCTTAATAAGGGTTCTCCTCCATAGAAAATATGAAAGCAATCTGGGTTATGTTTTTTTAGTTTAGATAATCCCTCAAGTACTGTTTTGGTTGACATTTCATTCTTATAAAAATGCCCAATATCAGGATATTCTCTTGGTTTATTTTCATAGTCAGATACTATTCTACAGTATGAACATTTTAAATTACAACGTCTTGTTAATAACCAATTTACTATTCTTATTTTATCTGCCATTACACCTCCTTATACCATTACTAATTCTTCATTGCATGCCATACAAATAAAAGTTTGAATTGGTTGCATCTCTTCCTTACCTGTGGGTGAAATTAAAATAGAAATTTTCTTTATTCTTATTGCAGTTATAAAATAAATCCCTTCACATTTTGTACATTTAATATCCGGACATTCTGCTAAATTAATTTTTATAGACTGTTGTGGTTGCATTGCTTGCCCCATTTTAACCTCTCTTTTATTTTTATGTTAATATTATTAAACTTATAACTCTAAAACAACAATATATTATTATAACCATATCCATAGCAATAATAATTCCTAAAAATATACCCGTTAAAATCATAAATTTTTTTACGAGTATATTTTCTTCATCTTTTAAATTTTTTAGTAGTGAAAATAAACATATAAATAATATCACTCCTATTATAAAACCACCAAAACTACTTCCAACATAATCAATATTCCCCATAATTTATAAACCTCATATTATTTCTCTTCCTCATCTCCACAACTATTACAAGATATTAATTGTCTACCACATCTTGGGCATCTCTCCATATCACATCCAATATGATGAACACCACCAAATTTAATATTACAATCATGGCATCTTTGACTAGGCCCGCCATAATCCGGAGTATATGGAACTTGTGCCATTTTAACTCCATCAGGATATTCTATATCTTCAACTATACAACTTATTGTTTTTTCATCCATCATTTCTTGTTTACATGCTCCGCATATTGCCATATATTCACCTTTCTACTTTTTATTAAAGAAACTCAAAACTTCGTCAGCTTCTATAGAATCTATATGTCTATGACTTATTAAAAATATAGATTTATCCTTTGCTAAATATCTTAATATCTTAGACACATAACCTATATTTTCATCATCTAATGCATCAAAGATTTCATCAAATAACATTATGTTGAATTTAACATCTTGAACTAAACATTGTAAATCTGATAATGTTAAAATTGTTGCAATATCTACAACTCTTGTTTGCCCTCCAGATAATTTTTTTCTCATATTTGCTTTAGTTTGTGTGTCTAAAACATTTACAGAAATCTTATCTCTAAATTCTCCAGACTTAGTTTCTCTCATGGTATCGAAAGATACAATATATCTTCCTCCACTAATTTTCTCAAGATATTCTGAAACCTTACTGTTCATAAAGGGAATAGATTCATCTATTAATATATTAGGAATACCAGAAGGAGAGAACCCAATCTTCCAAAATTCAACCATTGTGATTAATTCTGATTGTTCTATAATTGACTTTTTCAACTCTTCTAATTCTTTAGTCAATTCAACTTTTCTATGAGTTAAAGATTCTAAAATTTCTTCATCAAATTTATCACTTTCTTTACTATTTAATTGAGTTTTAATAGATTCAATTGTCAATTTAATTTTATTAAAATTTTCTACTTTTTTTTTCTTTTCAGTATATTGAGTTAAATAATTTACTAATTCATTATTTAATTCTAAACCTTTTTGTTTTACTGAATATACATTTTGGGTATAAGTCTTTTCTATTGTTTCTTTACATTCAATTAATTTATTTGATAGTTTTCCATATGCTTCTTTTAATTTATCTCCAATCTCTTTTATTTTATTTTTAGCATCTTCTTCAATAATATTTAATTTTTCTTTTAAATCTCTTTCATGTTCTCTTATAAGAATATCTAAATCTTCAATATCATGTAATAAACATTTAACATCCATTGATAAATTAGATTTTTGATCTCTTAATACTTTAACTTCTTCATCTTTTTTATTAAGATGATCCTTTATATGTATTAACTTATCTTGCCCCACAACTTGTTGGCATAATTCACAAACAACTTCATCCTTATTCAAAGTGTCTATTAAACTTTTTATCTCTTTTTCTAATTTACTAATCTCTAAATCTGTTCTTTGAATATTCCTTTTATTATTTTCTAATGATACATTCATATTACTTTTTAGTATTTTATATTTATTTACTACTTCTTGTTGAGTTGATAAATCTTTTATTTTATTATTTGATTCTAATTCAATTTCAGATTTTTGACTTGTGGCCTGATTTTTAAATTCTGATTGTTTTAATTGAACTTTAGCTTCTATATCTTTTATTTGATTTATTTTTTCTTGTTCAAACTTTTGTAATTGATTTTTCCAATTCTCTATCTCAATTTTTAAATTTGTAATCTTATTTTCAATATTATCTTTTTCTAAATATTTTAATTCTTTATCTAAATTTGAATATGTATCATTTTCCTGTTTTAATTTGATCTTTAGTTCTTCTATATCTAATTTTTTTCTTTTATTAAATTCTTCTTTTTGTGATATTACATTTTTAATTTGATTAGTAGTTTCTTGTATTAAATTATTTGTAACTTCTTGTTTAGTTTTAGATTTTTCAAATTCAATTTCTAATCCTTTTAATTTCTTATCTGCTTTTTTATAATAATCTACATATTCTTCCAATTGAAGGATCATTCTGAATATAGCCTTTTGATCCGTATCACCTAAGTCTGTAAAAAACGTTTTGCATTTTTGTGAGAAATAAAGAACATTCATAAGTAATTTTTGAGGGAGAATTAATTTTTCAATTTCTTCTAAAAATTCTTTATGTCCACGTTTTATATTTTCACCATTTTTTGTTAATATTACTGTATTACCAAATTTCTTATGTTCACAATATCTGTCAGCTCTATATTTATCATTTCCTTCGAACCATGTCACCCATGTGTGACAATTACTTCCAATCTTATCATTAACACAATCACTTCCAACCAAATCTTTTGAGGTCCTATTGTATAATGTATATGGGAGAATATCGAAAATTGTTGATTTGCCGCTTCCGTTTGGCCCCGTAATCAACGTAAGGGCCCCAGATCTTATGTCTAAAATAATAGGTGATATATAGTTACAAAAATTTTCAGCTCCAAATTGGATAAAATTTATGCTTCGCAATAGTCCTCCTTCACCTTGAACTTAATTTATTTTACTTTAATTATTTTTCGTCCAAGAATCCATTCTTCATTTAAATAATTATATACTAATTCTCTTTTAACCATTTTTGATTTATTTGTTTTAATATTTAAAATCCAACAAAATCCTGAAGTTGAAAATTTAGATTTATCATATAATTCTTTTGCATGGGCAGAAACATGGGAACTATTGGTCATTAATTCCAAATTTTCTATTCTATTATCATCTTTAATTCCATTTATATGATGTACCACTTCATCTTTAGTTAAATATCTCCCTATATGTTGTTCCATTATAAAACGATGCTCCAGTATAAAATTTCCTCTAGAATAAGGGTGATTCTCAATATATATTAAAATATATCCATCACCATCAACAAATCTTCCACCTTTCCAATTGGGATTTTTATTTCCTTTATTTAATCCTTTTAATGATGCTTTATATTCTTCTGATAATTTTTTATGAGGTTTATGTTTTCCACCTTTTCTACATTTAGAACATTTTGAACCAGCTAAATGATTATTTGGAAATTGTTCAAATATACCATGAATCTTACATATTATTTTTACTTTAATTCCTTGATTAACATACACTGTTTCAGAATAATTAAATAAATCACCATGTATTTCTTTTGCTTTTTTAATAAACAACTCAGTATTATATAATTTACTTGATATAACTGACACATGATGATTAAATAAAAATCTATTCTTTTCATTAGTTACTTCCCCACCACAACCACATTCACATAATTTCATCTACATTTAAATCTCCTTATCTTTTAACATGCATTAATTATATCCATTCCAACTTTTTTATATTTCTCTTGTAATTCTTTAGGTATTTCCTTTATTCCCATGTACTTTTCTAATTTATCACTCATAGTCATACTTGAATTGATCCCGCGATTTGTAATATCATGATCAGTCTTGTCAATAATTATAAAATCATTTTCAATATCCTTTGTATCTATATTTTCAGTCTTTTTAATTTTAATCAAATGTCCTTCTTTTTGTAATTTTCTACATTCTTCTATAACTTCAGTTCGATTAGCATTAGTCATAGAGAATTCAAAATGTTTTGTATATCCTTCTATTAATTTTGATTTAATCGTATATTTTTCAGTATCCACAATTAAAAATCTTTTTTCTTCTCCACATTCATTCCATGTATCTTGAACAATTGAACCGGGAATATAAACCTCAATATCTGGTCGTATTATTTCCTGCGGTAGGTGATAATGGGAAATTATAACTTTCTTATATTTTCCAATTAAGTCAGATAGTTTTATATCACTTACAAGACTTATACCACTTGATAAAATTGATTCTGATAAACCGAAGTGAGAAATCAAATAATCAGCAGAATTACTCTTTACTTTTTCAGCAACCTTAGTTGAATAAGGCATAAATAATACATTTTCAATTTGCAATTGAGAATCAAAGGGAACTCTTATAACATTTTTTTCTGTATCTAAACATCGTAAAGCAGATACAACATTCTCAGAACTTTTTGAAGAAAGGTCATGGTTTCCATCGATGCATATTATCTGTAAATCAGAGAAGTCTCGAATAAATGATAATAAAACATCAAGAGCGATTGAATAGATGATGTTTTTATTATGAAGCACATCACCTGCAATAATAATAATTTTAATTCCATTTTCTCTACAATATATCCCCATACTATAAAGGATATTTTTTTTCTGATACAAACGCTCAGGTAAATTTTCAACAATATTATCGTTTAAATTTCCAGTTAAATGAATATCTCCAGTTATTAATGCTCGCATTGATTATTTCTTTCCTTTCTTTCCATTTCCTTTCTTAGGTTCAACTTCTAATTCTATTAAAAATCCTTTATGAACACATTCCATTTTGATGTCACTTTTTTCAACTTTACAAATAATTTTATATGTTGAAAAACAACTTCTACAAAATGCCTCCATATATAATATATCATCAACTATAGTAATAGTTTTAGGACCTGTCATATTAGATTTATTACATTCTGTACATATCCATGTTTTTGGTTGAATGTTCATTTTTATTTTCCTTAAAAGTTAATATCTTCATGTTTAGGAAAATCTCTACTAATTTTGGAATCTTCAATATGAGAATTAAATAAGTTTTTCTGAATCGTTCTTACCATTTCTCCGTACGCGATATTTTTTATGAATACATCTTCATCTATACCACAAATATAAAATCCTAAAATTTCACATATTAATACTAATTCTTCTCCATCAAAATAATCAAAAGTATCATTATCTCTAATACACTCTAAGTCACTTAACAAGTAAGATTTTGCAATATGAATGTCTGTTTCATTTATTTGTAAACATTTATCACAAGTATATCTCTCATTTAAAACTTTTTCATATATTTCATTCCATTTAGATTCAATTTTTTTCGCCATAATTTCACGTGTAATAGTTTTAGGTATAAAAACTATAAATGAGCCACAAGATTTAATATCATTAAGTGTTAACATTCTTCACCTCGATATGCCATGTTTATAATCATACCATGATATTCACAAAAGTCATAATATACTTTCAATAGAAATCCAATCTCATCTAAAAAATCCATAGCAATATAATAATTATTACATTGTTCAACTCCATTTGCATCATAAGTATGAATTAAATTACATTGAATGGTTCTAAGAATATTTATTATTTTATCTTTATTATATATTTCATAATGAGCTGAAACATGTTCAAATATATCCTTAAATTTTTCTACAAAAAGTTCCACATCACAATTTTCAGGTAAATTTACTACAGCAATAGACCCCATTTGTCCATTCATACATTTCACCTCTTTAATAAGAATAATGGATCTGCTTTTTCTAATTCAATAAATTGTCTTAATTCTTTTGTATTTATATTAATTATTTTATCATTCCCTCCAGATCCACATTCAGTACTATTAATAACTAATCCTAAATTTTCAAAAATTTCACGACATACTTCAAAAAGAATATGATTTTCATAACTATATATTTCATCATTTAGTTCAAATTCCGCAATTATTTTATAAATATCTGGCATATCTTCTTCGTCATAATCATTACTTACTATTTCTATAGCTTTATCTACAATATCTTTTTTACTTTCTAAAATCTGCGTAATATTTTGAGGCATGTACACAATAAAACAAGTAGAGGAAGAATTAGTCACGAAGCTTCTTCTAACCTTCATAACCTCCTCCATGTTCAAAGTTAATTTTGGTTATACCTTTTAATTTTGCTTCTTGTAATTCTTTAATTAGTTCATCAATATCCATAGATATACTTCCACAATGCTCACATGATTCGGGATATCCATCTATAAGAATTTCTTTATTTCCAAGTGATACAATTATAAAACTAGTGCTGGAAGAATTGGTTACAAAATCTAAACGTCTTTTCATAAAATTATCTCCTTAATTATATTCTATGTCTAAAACTTTAATTTTTGAATTTCCTAACATTTCTCTAAACTTATTATCATCTTGTTCGCATTCTTCATATAGTAAATAATCAATAGGATCACCATCACTATGAAATGAAATTCTAGAAATAGTATTTCCTTTTTTAATTCCATCTAATAATAACTCTTTTGTATTATCTGAAATATCATCAGATTCAACAAAATCTAAAATATCTTCTTCTGTTTTAAATTCGTCTGAAATATGTGTTGAAAGGTCAACTTCAATCATTAATTTAATTTTTAAGTCATTTTCTTTTCTATATGCAATTATAAAACTGGTACTTGAGCTATTCGTTACAAAACTTTGTCTTCTTTTCATAATAAATTCCTTCTTTCTAATAATTCTTTTAATAATCCTAATTCTCCATCTGTTATTATAAAAACAGAAATTTCAGGATCTAAAATTTTATCATAACATATAGTCAATCCTAACGCTTCAAATATCTCACTTGAAGTTACTCCATTCATTAAATATCTCAATCTAGAAAAATCATTTATCTGAATATCTTTTAAATCTTCAATTATATTTTCAATTTCATTTTCTAATCCTAATTTTATTAATTCATCTTTTCTAGATTCAACTAATTTTATTATATCTAATCCTTCTGGTACATAACATATATGACAATGTGATGACATATTATTCCTCACTTAATAATTTTATAACTTGCTCTTCTTCTAATTCATTTTTATTTCCATTAGAATCTACATATAAATATCTTATATTCCAATTTTTTAATTTATAAAATTCTAATCTTTTTAATAATGTCCTACTAATATCTACACAAGAAATATCTACAAGATCCATCACAAGTGGTTCTATTTTATCTTTAGAAATGCGCAAAATTCTGCCAGTCATTTGGTCTACATTATTTATCGGACTGCTCATGATCAATAAATTCTTTTCTGGACAATCAACGCCGTCTCTAAATCGACCAGGTGTAGTAAATATAATTTTTTTGCTAAGAACTTCATTTCCCGCACCAGATATAAATTTAGTTTTATCTTCAGTATTAGTTTTATTGTATAATTCATCTATTAATTTTATTCGTTCTGCCATAAATATAATATTTCGATCTTCTGATATAAATTTATTTAATAATCCTATTGCTATTTTCATAAAAGGTTTTGAATTTTTAATCATATTTAAATAACGTGAGCGTTGAAATTTCCCAGCCCAATAAATATATCGTTTTCTAGATTGTACTATTTCATAATCAAAAAGTAAAACTACAACTCTTGCATCCATTGTAGATGATTTACCTTCTGGTATAATAATTGGGCCACAGTGCATTTGCATTATATCGTTCGTATTTTCATGAAAAGGTGTTGCCGACAACCCATAAACTCTTTTCACAGGTAAATGCAAACTACATTCTGAAAATGTAGGAGCGCCAACTGCAGTATGTAGTTCATCAACTATAAGTGTATGAATTCTTGCATGATTTAATTCAATTAAAAATTCTTGTCTATTTCTTTTCAATAACGATATAAATGTTTGGTCTGTGCATAATATAATCTTTTTCTTTAATACTTCTTTAAAATTAGAAGATGTAAGTTTTCCCATGTCATTTATATCTATATTAGTAAAATTCAAAAAGCCTTGTTTTTTTCCTTCAGTATTTACACCCATCCATTGGTCGATTAATGATGTTCTATGTGTAAGAATTAATGTTTTTTTCTTTAAAGTTGCAATAATATAAATTGATAGTATCGTTTTCCCTGACCCTGGCGGGCACTGAATAATTCCCATATCATGACTTAACATATATTCAACAGTATTTCTTTGTAATTCATCACGTAAAATTATCGAGTGTTCTATTTCAATATCTTCACCATCATTAATTTTATCTTCAATCTTACATAATAAATAATCATGAATAGGGAAAAATCTCGGAATCTTAAGAAATTTTTCCCCTTCAATATAGAATTTATAAACTGTATAAGTTGACGTATTATAATCCTTAAACCTTCTTGTTAATTTCTTTTTAATAAATTGATACCATTTTTCATTTTTATATTCTGTAGGGATTATTATTCCTGATGTCCGTTTAAAAATCAACATTGCATATATTACTCCTCTTATTTTCATCAAAACATTCTGCCCATTCTGGCCTAGGTGAATCACATATAATATGAAATACTAATTCATCTGCTAATATACAATGAATACATCTTTGACATGTTTTAAATCTTCCATAATAATAAACTTCTATCCATAAATCAGATTCACCATCTTGCTCATATAAGAAAGGATAAGTTTTATTATTTAAATAATCAAATGTTAATTTCATAATTAATCCTCAGTTCTTGGACTAAAGCATGTAGTCCACTCTGGATTTTTAGAATGACATATTATATGAAAAATTAATTCATCTGCTAATACACAATTAATACATGTTGAACATTTTTTAAATCTATAATACCATTGATTGCCTTTCTTAAAATTAAGATCATCATATTCTATAGGCCAATCATCAGGATTATGTAAATAATCAAATGTTAATTTCATAAGTTAATCCTTTATCTTTTTTTTAAAACAATCATGCCAATCTACATCATCTTTATTGCATATTATATGAAAAATTAATTCATCTGCAAATTCACAATAAATACATTTTGAACATGTGTTAAATCTACTATAACATTCATTAACATCCATATTAAATTCGTGTAGATATTTATCAGGAGTAATTAGAAAATCAAAAGTTATCTTCATATATTATTCCTCTGTATATGTAGCACACGAATCTTCATTTTCCCATATTTTAACTGAAACTAATCTCATATAATTATTATCATGAGATGGTTTGAATGATAATCTTAAATGCTCATAAATAAATTGTGATAAATATTCTGCAGTAGGATCTTTAATTAATCTAAAACATCTGGATTTATCTAAAACTTCACTTGGAATAAATTCATCTTTTTCATTTATTAATAGACTATGATCTAAACTATCCATAATTGCAGAATCAACTATTTTTTTAAGATCACCAAAATCAATCACCATATCTTGAGCATTAAGTTTTTCAGATTTTATTTTGATCTTCACGGTTAGGTTGTGGCCGTGGATGAATTGGCATCTTGCTGAATTTTTACTCAGACGATGGCCCACTGGAACTCTAAATGTCTTTTCTACATAATACATATTTTATCTCCTTTCTTTATAATATCCTGACCTATTTCCATAGATATTCATTTCATTACTATAATAAGTTCTTGGATTTTGTCTAAACTCTATTTCAATTCCAATTTTATAACACTCATTTCTTAATAATTCAGTCAATCGTTCAATATTTAATTGAGTTGCTTTTCTATCAGCACTTTCTAAAAATGGACCAAATGGATCTGGTTTTCCACAAATTTCATTGATCCAATAAATAATTCCATTTCCTTTGCATTTATCACAACATTTTAAAAGAGTATAAGTATAATATGGAGATACCCCTTCACCATTACAATCAGGACATTTTATTTTACCTTCTTGATCTATCATACGGATCTTTCCTTTTAACCGTCATTTCAAATTCTCCTAAATCTATTAATATAGAACTTTCACTTCTTCTATATAAAACAAATGGAGACATATATATTGAATTATAAAATAATTCCCTAGCCATTGCATATAATTCTTCTATATTTTTTTGTTTAACTTCTACATCTTTTTTAGATATTCCTCGAATATAATAATCATATTTTGATGCTATTGGATTTATACCTATATGCATAGAATCAAATTCTTCTGGATGGTGTTTTTGTTTATTCATCAATTCATCGATCCAATACAATCGTGTGCCTTGACAACTCGGGCAAACCCTATGAATTGTATAAAGTGGAGTCATTCCTTCATTATTACAAGTATCACATTTAATTTCGCCATTCTCATTTATTTCAGTCATAATTCTTCACCTGATCCATAAATCTTAGTTCTTAATTTTCTTTTAATAGTATACTCATATTCTTTACCTATAAAATTAATAGAAGTTGCTCCCCTAAAAATGGACATTATATTATCAGATTCAAAAATTCTATTAAAGAAATATTCTAACACATAAGTATTTGAATTTTCAACTAATCTTAATATTTCTGTATTAAATGCATTAGAAGAATTACCCATTAATTTATCGATCCAAAAAGATCTTCCTGCTCCATGACACTGAGAACATACATGAAATGTGGAAAATTTTTCTAAAACATATCCTTCACTTTTACATAAATCACATGATTCTAATCCATCTTCATTCATAGAGATTCTCCTAAGTAATTAATTTAACCTAATTCTTCATCATTAATTGTCCAAACTCTATTTTCTTTAAGTAACATTTCAGGAGATAATAAAGGATCTTTTCCTTCTAATTGTCTTTTCAACAATCTATCATACAAAACAATATAAACTGCAGCTGCTAAATTTGTACAGTGATAAGTTGGAATTGAAATAAATCTATGACAATATCTTAAATAACTTGTTGAAATTTGTCCATCTTCAGGACCAAAGACATATACTGCATTATCTGGATGTTTAAATGTAGTTAATGATTCTGAACCAGGAACTAATTCTAATGCTACGGGAACTGAATTTTCAAATTGATCGAAAGGATAATCATATTGTATTAATTCAACTTCTGAATATCCTCTCATTCTCTCTTCCCTTGGTAATCTTTGACCTTCATCTAATCTAATTCTGTTCCCAGAATACCAACATTGTTTAATTCCAAAGCATGATGCGGCTCTCACACAAGCACCCAAGTTTCTATCATACTTTGGATTATTTAATATTATAGCTGGAGTTATTCCGTATTTCTTTCCATTTTTTCCTAGTAATTTTTTATCCATTATCGGATCCTTTATTAATTAATTCTTTAATTCTATCTCTGCATAATTTTTTATCTCTTTCATAAACTAGATATTGATACCATTTAATTCTTTTTATTATTTCAAATATTTCTTTATTCATATATTACCTCTATACAATATTATGATAAGCACTTAACACAAATTCGTCAATATTTTTTAAATAATCATAGGTTTGATTTAATTTATTATTCAATTCTGTAACATCATCTTTAACAGTAAGTAATTTTCTTATATTATATTTTTGAAATAATTCTTTAATTATTTTATCATCAACTTTTAATTCTTCACTTATTTTTTTAGCTATTTCATCAACAGGGGTATCTGTTTTTAAATATATAGATAAAATAGGTTTTATCTTACTCAATAATATATTTTCATCTATATTCTTTTTATATCTTTCAATCTCTGAATTTAACATTATAATATTAGTGTTTTTATACATATTATAAGTATTTAATAACATTTCATCTACGGACATTATATAAGGATTTATCTTATTTTTATCTACTACAATCATTTCAAATGGTACATTTCCAGATAAAACTTTGTCTAATTTATTTACAAAATTATTGAATATTTCGTCTCTATTTCTTTGTTTAATTACTTCAAATACTATTTCTGTTTTTCCTGCTGCAGATAAATTATTATATCCAATATCTTGATTATTTAATTCTTTTTCAAATTTAGATAATATGGTTTCAAATCTATTATCAGGAGGCCATGAATTAACAGAAACTTTACACCTAATTTTATCAACTTTATATATTCCTTGAACTTTAATAGATGCTTTTCCTGTAGATAATAATGATTCTAATTCTTCATCTGACGCTAAAATTTTACATTCTGAAATTGGTTTAATTAATGGTTTTTCTTTATTTTTTCCTATTAAGAATAATAATCTTTTATTTAAATCTTCAATTGTATAACATGGGATATATGTTTTATAACCAAAACCTATTCCTGTTGTATATCTGGTTCCTAATAAACAAAATGGGAACATTGTTGGTAAATAATCAGGTTCTTTATCTAATTCTGATTCATTCCATGGAACATAATCAATCAATTTAAAAGCCATATCTAAAGTTCTTTTGGATAATTTACATTCAGTATATCTCATTGCTGCTGGAGGTTTAGGTTCTATTCCCCAATATGTACCCATATTGCCTTGTTTTTCCAAAAATCCCATATGATACATTTGAACTATAGTTCCATATACACTTGAATGAGGATGAAAATTTCCAAGTGTGAAGCCCTCAACCTTTGCACATTTTACTAAATGATCTTTTGCTATCATATAACAAGATAATAAAACACGGCGTTCAACCGGGCGTAATCCATCATTTGATAATGGGAATTGTCTAAAATGATTTACATATTGTCCATATTCTGCATAGAATTCTGGTATTAATTTATCCACCAATTACCTCCTAACTTCATCTATCTTCTTTAAATCTAATTCTATATTATAACATCCATCTCCACCCATTTTATCTAATATTATAGTTCCTTCTTCTGGATTTCTAAAATAATCTGTTTTATCTAATAATGGATGCCAATCTTTTTCACCAATAATATAACATGGATCTGGCACAACAAGTTTCCCTGACCAAATTATTAGTATTCCTTCGCCACTAACATTTCCATTCCATGTTTTTCTAATTCTCCATTTACAATTATAAGTTCCATTTTCAACATCTAAGATTGTATGGAGATTTTCATTTCTTCTTTCATATTTATCATAATATTTATCATCTGATAATAAAATAGTTCCAGAATCAACTCCAATATCTTTAACTTTTAGTTTCATTTTACGTCACCATTCTCCTTCCTTTTTAGGTCCTCATATGGAGCAAGTATTCTTCTGTAAAATTCCAATTTACAACATTCTAATTCTGTAATTAAAGATGATGAAATTCTATAAGACATACCCAATTTTTTAATTAATCCTACCAATATTTTATAGATTACATAATTAAGCTCACCTGGCTCATTAATATTTTCAACTAATAAATTTATTTCATTTTCAAACTTTTCTCTAGCTTCTTTCTTAATATACGGCATATGGTTCCTTTCAATTTTATATTTTCCAAATTCCTTCTAATAACTCCCGTTTATGTTCAGATCCTTTAAACAACTCTAATATTTTTTCAAGATTAGATGTCCACTTTACTTGTATTAAATTTCTTGTTCCTTCATCTAATGTACATATTTTTAATTGTTCAGGATTGAATTCCCCTAGGCCTTTGTAGCGACGAAGAGTTATCCCTTTTTCTTTGGCTTTTAATACATCTTCATCTTTCCATAAAGGTATAAAAGTATCACCTTTATGAATTGCATATAGTGGTGTTTGGGCCAAATAGAACTTTCCTTCTTTTATTATATCTGGAACTAATGTAGCTAATGTTATAGTCATTAAACAAAATATATGATGACCATCTGCATCTGCATCTGTAGCACATATAATTTTATCATACTTTAATTTATTAATATCAAAATGTGGTCCTGTTCCTGTCCCTAATGCTTCTATTAATTCCTTAACTTCCTTATGTTCTAATATTTCTTTTTTATTTATTATTGATGGTATTTTTCCTTTAAGGGGCAATATGGCGTGTATTTTAGGATCTCTACATTCAGAAAAAGATCCTCCTGCTGAGTCACCTTCAACAATAAATAATTCTCCGTGATTAGATGAACAATCCTCTAATTTAGTAAACTTAATTGAAACTCTTCTTCCATTTAAATTATTATTTGTTTTCTTATGATTTAATTTTTTTCTATAATCATCAAAGAAATTTAAAATATTCTCTAATTGTTGAGGACTCTTATTAAATACACTTTCTAATTCTTGTTTTAATTTATTTGATAATGCAATAAAATCATCTTTTCTATTATTTAATTTTCCTTTAGATTGACCAGAGAAATCAGGTTTCATTAACTTTAAACTTAAATAACACCTAAGCCCACAAAATACATCGCCTGGTTGGAAGTTTTTATTCAATTTTTTTGCTTTACTAATAAAGAAGTCTCTTAATATATCATTAAATACTAATACATGAGATCCTCCTTCATCAACAGGTAAAAGATTCACAGATGATATATATTTAGGAGATACAGATCCATTAAATGAATATGTAAATGTAGAATTAAATTCTTCTGGACCAATTTTTGAATTTAAATTAAATGTTTGTGATATTTCAGTATCAGTTTCATTTAGACATTGAAATTTAAAAAATTCATCTTTTGATGTTTTAATAATTTCTTTATTTCCGTCTACATTTAATACAAATGAACACTTAGGTAATTCTAAAGAAGCAACCAATAATCTTTTTCTTAATCTATCAATGTTTGGTATTAAACTTTGAAATATACTCTTAGCCGGCTTGAATTGTATTTTTGTTGAAAATGGGACTTGCACTGTAAAATCGTCTTCAATTTTTTGATGTAATTTTGCATTTTTGAATACTAATTTTACATGCTTTTGATCTCGATATATCTCTATTATATAAGTATCACATAATGCATTTACCGCAACAAGTCCTATACCATGGAGGCCGCATGTAGTTTCATATGCTGTTTTCTTATGTTTAAACTTTCCGCCACTATGCAATTTACTAGAGATGATAAATGGGACATTCCCATCAACAGGAATGCCCCGTCCATTATCGATCACGGAGTAAATATTTTCTTTCAAATCAATTAAAATAGCAATAACATTGGCATGATTAGAAACTGCTTCATCTAATGAATTATCTAAAACTTCTTCTATAAGATGTGTGGGAGTTTCAGTCGAATCTATATACATCGACGGGTTTACCCTAATATGCTCAATTTCTTCTATTACATGAATATCCTTTGATGTATAATTATCATTAGCCATTTATTACTCCGATTTAAAATCATCACATTTTTCAATTTCATCTGAGATAGTATTTAGTAAAACATGAATTGCAGTTAAAACATAAATTTCATTATGACCGCAACCTTTAGCAATTTCTCCTGCATAGTTATATGCTTCTTGTATTGACTCTCTTTTAGAAAATAAATTATTTTTTAACTCTTTTGATAATTCTCCCATTAACATTATCTATTCCTCTTTATCTATGTGGATAACCCAGCCAGTCTTATTTACCGCATCTTCTGATCCATTATTAATGATCCAAAGTAGCTTACGAGGAAGCTTTGCTCTACTAATTTCATTAAAATTCTCACAATATCCATCAGTGAAACAAAGAACTATATCTGATCCTAGTTCTTTAGCCCTTTCAAAAGCAGGATATAAAATAGTTCCTCCTCTCCCTAAAACTTTTGGATCAATATCATTAACTCTTTTTACAACATATTCTTTTTGTACGATTGTATCTACTTCTAAAACTATAGTTTTACAGTGCCTATCATTCTCAATAATATTCTTTATTCCACTTAATGCTTCCATTAATTGTTTAGTATTAACTGAGCCAGATGTATCAATAATAATTGTAATTGAGAATGTAAAGTCCCTCACACGTCCAGGAAAGGGAGAAATCTCTGGCACATTCAATGTATCAATTGCAAAGACCCAAGTTCTTTTTCTATTTATTCTTGTGGATGAATTTTGAAATTTACTAACTCTTGACCCTTTTACTAATTTCCTAATAATTTGATAATAAGGAAGCTTTGGAGGACCTAAAACTTCATCAATTAATTGTTGAATGTGAGCCGGAAGTTTTCCCCTATTTTTATTAAAAGTTTTAGCTGATTCTTTTACTAATTCTGTAGTGAAATTTTCAATTTTTCGTGCTATGGTATTTGCATCTGCAGCACTTATTTCACTCCAAGAAGAATGATCATCAATTGTTTGGTCTCCACTTTCACCATCTCCCTGACCTTCTCCAGATCCTTGTCCATTCCCACCACTTTTACTTCTTTTTTGCATTAATTCATCATAATAATATTCTGTAGTATGTTTCGGTGGTAATTGAAATAGTTCTGGAAATAATAATGGCCATTCTTTATTACTAATTACTACAGTTTTAGGAGCTCCCATTTGTTCATTAACTGCGCAATCTGATACTACATTAAAAACCTTCATTATATCCATTTTTTGTTTTTCAGATGTAGAAAAGTTTATTAATCTCAATAATCTAGGAATATGTTTATTTAGAAGATGTAATCCTTCATGTTCTAAAACAACTTGTAATGCTTCATCGCCAGTTCCATCAAAAAAGTTGGGGTTATATCTTAAAGATAAAACCCCATCAGGCTCAGGAGCAACTCCCATTATAGATGGAAGATTTTTGTCCTCGATCCTCAAAACTCTAGAGAATAGATATCCCCAATAAGAGCATTTTAGAATCATTTTCGCGATCAGCTCTTTGATTCTTTTATCACAATTCTCAGTTGTCATTTTGAAGTATCCTTTTTATTCCCTCGTGAAAATCTAATATAACCTGGTATACTTTTTCATTAAAATCTTTATCTTTTAGCATTTTTATCATAAAAGATACACAATATCTAAATTCATCAGAAACTCTTGGATATCCATCAACTTTTAAAACAAATAAATATTTAATATCAAATGGAACATCTATTAAAAAATTAATCATATTTCTAACTTCTTCATCATAATGTTCTGGTTTATTATTAAATAAAAAATCTAAAAATTCGTTCATTAGTTTCTCAAGACTTATATTATCTTCTTTTGTAATCATATCTAAAACTTTATCTCTAACTTCATCGTAATTATAAAATATATCATTTGCATTAATTTCTAAATTTTTCATAATTAATTTCCTCTATTTTGAAGTATCCTTTTTTCTTGTTTCAATAAGAATGTTATAAAATTTCTCAGTATAATTTTTATCTTTCATAAGATCAATCTGTAATTTTGTGTAATATTTAAATTCATCTGAAGTTCTATCACAACCATCAATTTGTAATACAAATATAGAAGCTGTATCTACAGGAACATCAGTTAAGAATTTAATAATATTTTTAAGTTCATCTTCTTTAACTTGAGGTTTACTTGTAACTAAAAATGTTGAAAAAGATACCATTATATCTCCAAGACTGGCATTATCTTTTTCTTCAACCATTTGTAGTATTTTATTTCTAACTTTTTTATCATAGTCATAGAAAATATCTTTTGGATTAATTCCCTTTTTCTCTTTAATGAAATCTACTAATAATCTTGTTTTATGAATATTTAATAATCCAGATAATAATATTTCTATATCATCTAAATTTTCTTTAACTCCTCCATTCAATTCATAATTCCATAAAATATTAGAAGCTCTTTCATAAGATGCAGGATTTGCATACACTGATCCCAATTTTTGAACTTCATAATCATAGAGATAATTAGGATGAGTTTGAATAAACTCAATTATGTATGGATGGAAATTTGCAGAAATTCCATATTTTAAAAAATCTTCAACTGATACTTCTGTATATATATGAAGCATTCTCCTTAAGCCAGCCGCATCTTCTATAGTATCAACACTATATTCTTGATCATCAGGGTTATCAAGAGCAACAACAAACCAACCTTTTGGAAAATCCATTAAATGCAATTTATTTTCATTTTGGACTTGCCATAATAATTGCTGCAACGAATGATCTCCCCTATTACATTCATCAATGACAAATAAACCAAAACTATTTGGATCTTTTGGAACAAAATCTGAATACAACATTTTGAATGATGTTTTTCCATTATCAATAATTGGGAATGGAATAATAAAATCATCTCTTGAAAGGACCGGAGATTTTATTATCTTAGTTTCAAATTTAACTTTTAAAATTTCTGATAATTCATTAGCAATTTGACTACAAATTTGTGTCTTACCTACACCTGCTGGGCCAATAATATGAAATGCTTGTTTTTCTATATCTCTTCCTTGTTCCCAAGATTTCATTGTATTTATAATATTTGTCTTTATAAGTGATTTAATTTTAGAAATTGTTGCAACTGAAATGTTCAATCTTTCAAAGTATTTTTGTTCGTTGGCCTTGCTCACAATTCACTCTCCCTTTATTTAGGCAAGGGGAGAATTTTATCTCCCCTTTCGCCATTTGTTTAATTTAGTTGAACTTAAAATTCTACATCTTCAAAGTTAAAGGATACCGGTGGTTCTTTGACTTCTTGTTTTAATGGTTCACTTGATGAAGTAGTTGTATCATTTCCCACTTCAAATTTATTGGATTCATCAACATGTTGATGATCTCCTTCCTCATCACTTGTATATCCTGATGCCTGAGATGGAGCTCGTTTGCTATCATCGAATTTTTCGTTAAATTTTTCGATAGTTTTCTTTGCTAATTTTAATATAGATTGAACTTTATCTGCAGATAATTTAGTTCCTTCTTCAAGAGTAAAAACTGACTTTCTTCCATATTGTGAATCTGCTTCTCCAATTCCAATCTTTGTTACAAATCTTTTATTATTAACAACATTCTTTTCAAATTTCTTTGTGTCTTCAGTTACTGGTGTAAAAATTGGATCTAAATCCATTTTGGAAAGTTTGTCTAAATATCCTGAAATATTAGAATATTTCATACCTTTCCCTCTAATAAATACAAATACTGGTTTCTTATCTTCACTTAAAATAGGATTACCATTTGCATCACAATAAATACCAGAAACAATTAATTGACTTTTACATGGGGCACAAAATTCACTATTGGATCTTTCAGATGCATTAGCTCCACATACTCTACCTTTAAAACCATACCAAGGCGGATTTCCAGTTTGATATGAAAAACATTCTGTCCTATCTTTTTGAGTCCTTGCATCTCTTATAGATTTAACTAAAACTCTTTTTACATGAGTTATAATCATATGTACTTCATCTAAATTATATGCAACACCTCTAACTTGAAAATATCCAGGTTTTTCCTCAATTCCTATATGGTTTTTCCTTCTCTGTCCTGAAATATATACTGAATGAAAAAATTCATCTTCAGGTGCTACAGTTTCAATTACATTATGCCCGGTTCCCATCAGTTCTGTGTATTCTTCAATCATCTTTGACATACTCCTTATTACTTGACTAGACTTAGTTGACTTGCTTTCGATTTGGTACTAAAGAATAATTTGAATAATTTCTGCCATTTGGTTGTGTTATTATTGAAAATTCATCATTAAACCAGCATTGTAAGTGATGATTCAAAAGAAAAGTTGATAAAAATTCATGACGATTTTTAATTTCTGGAAAATCAATCTTTTCATTTACAACTATTGTATTGAATTTTCTAATTTTTTCATCTGTTAAAGTTTCTGTTAATAGTTTCGGATGAGGACAATATATTATAGCTAATTTGTCTCCAATCATCCTAAAGATTTCATTTTTGTAGAAATAAACATTTGTATCTAAATCAAATGCTACATTATCACAATTCAAAACTCTTTGTATTGATGTATGTGCTCGGCATAAAAAACCAGATTCTTTTTTCGATTTACATGATTCACAATTCTCTATATTAATCTTAATACTTTCTCTGGTAACATCTTTTGTAGTTAAATTATTAAAATATGTAAGAATTTTTTTCTTATTTAATAAAAATTTGATTATAGTAATTGGATAAACATCAGCTTTTAAATTTGCAATAAATCCCTCAGATGATATATTCATGAATTCCCCCAACAATAATTTAAACCAAAAAACTGCTAATTTTTTTTCAGTTTGAGCACCGCTATATCTTAATAAATTAACCATTATAAAAATGATTAATTCACTAGGATATAGCGGTGCTCATAGTAATTTTTCACCATGTGCCGTGCTAATCACAATACTACGAATAACTTATAGTCATTCACTTGTAATTCCTAAAACTTTTGCAACCAATAAAATTTTCGATGCCGTTGTCTTGCGGAGATAATCTTCAATCTTCCTCCGTAGTTTTTTAATTTGGTCAGAATGTTTCTCTTCAGTCATACGGAAAAATAATCATAAAATTGAAGACTTAATCAATCCACAATAAGTTGAATACCTTTTACCTCCTCCCTTCATTCCCTGATATTTTTTATTGAATATTAATAATTTAATTATCACCCCCTTTTTTAGACCATTATTGAATTATAATGGTCATGAATTAGATTTATTGGTATTTCTAATTTGTATGTATTTCTTAGTCCTAAGACTAATTCTTTTGGAAGAGTATTCTTTTTCATAATATTTAAAAAATTATCATGGTTAAAAATAATACAACTCTTTTTAATCTCTTGATAATCATTAATTCTATGATATTGTTTCCTTCCTTTATCTATTGGATAATTGTATAAATGTTTTAATATATTGATGCAATCAATTTTTGTATGTTTTCCTATATGTTTTCTAAAAGATTTTTTATCTCCATTTAAAATATGAAAAGTATCAGTTCTTCCTAAGGAATGTGATATTAAATCTGATACTTTATTTCTATATTTTATAGATATATTTTCTAAAGATTCTTCATCTCTTTCAAAAAGAAACTTTAAAATAATTCTTTTAGTTCTTGAGTTATTAATTCTTCTATTTTTCAAAATTAAAAGATTCTTTAAACTTTTTTCTATATCATCTTTTCTAAGAATTTCCATAATAATTCTCATCTCATATTCATCATTACTATGGTCAACTTTATTATGATTGTCTAAAAGTTTATAAATCATTATTCCCTTTAATGAACTATCTAAAGGAAGAAGCATTGATGATATAAAAGTAGATCTATTGTATAATAAAAATCGATCCAAAATATCATCAATTTCATTGTTAATTCCAACCTCACATAATATTTTTACAAAATCAAAAGCATCACAATTCATAACCGCTCCCATTTAAATTTATTTAATTCTATATGGGAATCGAAAAAATAAATCACTTTTCCGACGGATCAGAGGAATAACCAATTTTTTTATTAAACGAATTACTAAACTTAGTAGCATTTATTGGTTATCCTATTGGAATTTATATTTATTTGTTCTATTATTTTATGGATATTAGATTTGTAAATATCACAGTATATTACAAAAAGTATATCCATAAAATTATAATAAAGGAGTTTTGAAATGTAACTTTTATATCAATACTCTAATCTTAAAGTTCACATTTCAGTTTTCCTTTTTATCCTAAAATTTTAAGGTGGAGGGAAGAGATAGCCTTCTCTTCCCCCCCGTTCGAGTAAATTTTCCATTATCTTTATCATAGATAATATCCAATAACGATTAGAAATCTTTCGTTGAATGTATAATCTCAAGATAATAAGCCAACGCACTACCACTGTGCTACACCCCGATAAAATTTTTTTTGGCCGGGGCGAATGGACTCGAACCATCGTATTTGGGCAACTTTTTTGGATTAATACACCAGCTAATTAAAGTCTATTCTTTTCTGAATTTGTGGGTCGAAAGTCTGAATTTAAAGATAATCCCAAAGACTTATAACTACTGTATGCTGTGGGAGATTAAAGATAATGATAAGTTTGACCCAATCAAATCTTAAACACCATGAATATATGAAAATATCTTGGCACCAATTTCATCTTGAACTATTTCTTGACAATTTGCTTGTTGCCTTGCTTTCTTGATAGACATGATTAGTTTATCAAGTCTTCCAATTATCAGAGATTTCTCAGCTGGAGTTAACATTCCACTATATTTGGTAGTTTGCCATTTTCCAGTCGCCACTTGTTCTTCCCATTTTTCAACCTGCGCTGGGTGTTTATCAGTGGGAGGAACTAAAACATGATGTTTGAAGGCTTTAGCCGTCTTTATAGTTTCTTCGGGATACTTTGTTTTATAAACTCCTTTTCCAATGGTTGTATCTTCTTCCCATGAAATACCAGGAGCCAGAGTTGGAATAGCATCATACATCACTCTGAGCTCATTAAGTCTTGATTCCATGTTAAGCAAATATGTAGCAGGAGCATTATTGACTATAGCAATTCCATCAACAACAACATCTGCCACAGCCTGCTGGTTTGTTTTTTCTTTTTGAAGTAATGCATCAAAATATCTTCCAACTGTTTCTGATACATAGTCCAGTTTAGCATGAACTGTAGTGACTATTTCTCGATGCTCAGCTCCAATTACTCCTTGTTGATCTTCATCTTTAAACATTATGAGTAGCTTGTCATATCCACTGAAATGTTCAGGTTTCTTAAAGGTAGATGTTGCTTCTGCAACTAACTTGTCAGAAACACCTTTCAAAGATCCTTCAACTGCAAGTAATTCATGTAATTTTCCCATTTCACAATTCTCCCATTTGTATTAAATTTGAAGTTCTTATTTTATTTCTATTATCGCAATTACTTTATCATCTACAATTTTTGTGTCAATAACTTTAATATCACGCGATGCATCAGTATTAAAAAATAAATTCAACGCTTTAACATTTTCAGCATTTGTTATCTCACGTTCTTTAATCATGATTCCTCCTTCTTTATTTGTAAATCAAAAATGGTCCGGGTTACTGGATTTGAACCAATGGCCCTCTGCGCCCAAGGCAGATGCGCTACCAGACTGCGCTAAACCCGGATAAATACTTAATTTTATCCCCACCCCTACCTTGGGAATTGGATCGTTTCATCAAAGTCCATGTGGGTATTCCAAGGACGGCTCCACCGAAATTGGCATCCCGGCTTCATTGCCTCCCCACTATCCTATAATGGATCATTCTGATGATTAGGGTATAGAATATCAACCGGTCTCAATTTCTACTTTTCGACTAAGATGGTGGAGTCGAAATATTTACTACCCCGATTTGTCAACCCTTTTAGGTCGATGGCTGCCAATACCGGTCTATTGTCAAGGGTCTGACTTAGATCGACATTTGATCATGAGCTTTGCGCCGTTGTTACAAGGCACGCTCTGACGATGGGGTGTAATTTAATCATACCCACACAAGGACAATGATATGATTATAGAAATGAATGTTGAATTCCATGATCTAAACTTTAAAACCCTTCATTCTAAAAATTAATATATATAGCAACTCAAACTATAATGGATTTTTACATCCACTGTTTTTTCTTCTTTGTACGTTTCCATCCTTTAATTCTTCGTTTAGAAACAAGTTCATCATCCCAAGCATTAGGAAGATTAACATGTGATCTTCTCAATCTCAATTTAATTTTATATTCTTTACATTCTTCTAAAACATCAAACCATTTTTTTCTTTCTTGTGTAGTTTTAGGATGCCTCATGTAATGACAACAAGAATTATGATAATGACTAATTCCAGGGACTGGACCTCTTCTAAAGATAAACTTCAATCCTCTTCTTGTATAAAAAACTTTCATCTTTAACCTCCATTAAGTATAATGAACTTAATGGAAGAATGTTGGTTTATACATATTCAAATCTCCTATAGTTTATATTGTTCTAAAAATTTTTATTATTTACTTATATAATGGAGTTCCATCATTACATCTCCAACTTCCATTTGCAATTAAAATTAAATCTATAATTGTCCCGATAAAAAACCATCCGCATGTCAGAAGATAGATAACACCAGACCCAAGTTTTCCGGTATATAATCTATGCAATCCTGCTATTCCAAAAAATCCAATAAAACAAAATACAAGAGCTAACCAAAAAAGTTTCTTACTTTCTATTACAGGTTGAAGTTCCATTATTTAATTTCCTTTCTGTATAAAATATGGTAGGGGATGTCTGACTCGGACAGACGTATGCCAGATTCAAAATCTGGTGCGTTAACCACTTCGCCAATCCCCAATAAAAATTTTGGCGTATTCTTATGTTCAGACTGAGAGCCGTTGTTGTCTATCCAAAGTACTGGAATCTTTATAAGACAGCTTCACCGCAATCTCTAGTAATAAGTAACCTGCATGTTTATACACCAAATCATGCTCCGGAGGAAAGATTCGAACTTCCGACCTGAGAGTTAACAGCTCCCGGCTCCACCACTGAGCTACTCCGGAATAATCTTACAAATATTTCATTGCTAAAACTACGGCTTCTGATATATAACCAATAATTTTAGAAGCTAAACTTACATCTGAAATTATTACTTTAATGTTATCTTCTTCGATTTGAAGGGTTGACGCTTGTGCCTTTAAAGCAGCTGTAGCATTAACAAAATCAATATCATCTTGTATTGTCTGAGTATGTAAAAGTTGTGATAAATAGGAATCGAGTTGACTATATTCCATACTTATTTTCATTATAGCTACAGGATCTGTTGAATTTCTTCCTGCTTGAATCAATAAACTTTGAGCTGATCTTATTGGTTCAATTATTTTTAATATATCTTGCTTTGCCATTTATTTGTTCCTTTCATTTAGATGGAGTTGTGGCTTTTAATGCATTTTTAGATATTGAAATTAAATTATTTATACTAGGAAGTATATCTGCAGTATTTGCATTAGCAATTGCTTTATTTGCAACTAAAATTGCATCTAACGTATTATTCATTTGTTCTGCTGCATTGTCTGAAGTTGTTAAATCAAAATTTGTTTGGGATATTAATCTTTCTCCAAATGGATTTATTGATTGTAAAATTTTTCTTGATTGCATTATATCAAAGAAACTCATATTACTTTTATTTTCATGACTCTTTGATATAATCCATCTTAGATTTATTTCAACTTTATCCATTTTACTATCAATATTTTGAGCAAGACTTGAGTTTTCACTTTTTAAATCTTTTACAATTGTTTCTAAATATGGTTGCATTGCAGTTGCAGAACTTTTAACTTCTGTAAATTTTTTATGGTCTAAAATCATATCTGTAATAGCAATCATTGCCACTTTAATTCCTGTTGTAATTTCAGAATTAAGAGTTTGCGTTTTATATGTTTTAATTGTATTACTTATATCACCTACCATTTCAGAATCTAAAGCTGTATCATCATTAGTTGCAAGGACTTTCATTTTGTCTGCATATAATGTTAAAGTATCCATTAAAGTCTGACGTATTTTTATTTGGTCATCTGTTAAAAGTATAGGATTACATTTTCCTGATATATCAAAAGTAGTTCCATTTCCATTTGAATATTCAAATGCTTGTGTATAAAATCCTGTAACACAATCCATTGTTTGTACTGCCTTAAAAAAATTCATCTCAGATGTTGCTAAAGAATGTACCCCAGTACTAAATTGAGCTATAGGGGACTGAATTTGCATAAGTCCGCATCCATTTAAAATTACTGTTAATAAAAAAACATATACTAATTTATAACTTTTCATTTTATTTGTCCTTTTTGTTTATTGATTCAATTTACCAATAACCATTTAGATGAGTGCGAATTTCTTTTTTTAAGTCATTCTCATCTGTTTCACGCCATTCACACCATCCCCAATCAGAAAATCTTATTGTATCTGAAAAACTACGATAGAATTTACCATCTTTAAAAGAAAATCGGAGCATATTATGATAACCCCAATGATCATGTTTTATTTTATCTTTACAATTACAAGGTTCGTTGAAGTCAAGTATTCCTTTTTCTTTTATCTCTTTTATAATATCTTTTACTTTAACGCCTCTAATTGCTTTTCGTTCATATGGAACTTCTTCAACCTCTTCTAATTCTTGTATCATTTAAATACTCCTTAATTATTGATAATCTTCTGTTTGAATTATACCAAACTTATGAAAATATCTTAAAGGTCTCCACTTGTGCCCCTGCACAAGAAATCCCCATTTTTGGTATGGTCTCCCACAAAATATAATTGTCCATGCACCTTCTTTAGGAATATCTAGATAATGCAATTGTGTAGCTTTCATTTTTCTTGGATGCCATGCAGTTGCTTCAAATGTTCCTTCTGGTGTTACATTTTTATATTTACCTTTTATAATTATTGAAATTAAATCACATGAGTGATCATGAAAATATCTTCTATCATCAGATTTTATCCAATGATGAAGTCGTATAGAATAACCAAATAAAATTAATGTCCATCTATAAAGATAAGGACATTCTTTATATCCTAATTTCTCTTTCCATCTTATTTGAAATATTGTTCCAAATTTATTATATGGTTTCATTTTAATTCTTTCAATTTAATTTCATAAATCATTATATCAAATTCAATTAATTCTTTTAGTCTATAATAGCCATCACACATTCTATGAGGACAACAATCTCCTTTTTCTTCGATAATCATTAATGTTGTTTTAAGATCTTTTATTTTTTCTTTAATACTTATAAATTTTTTATCAAGTCTTTTCATATCTTCTATCTTTTCTTTTTCACTTATAAATTCTTCATTCATATATTACCTCATATGATGTCAGTGCCCAAGGAATCGAACCTCGTACCTCCCACATGTGTTGGATAACGTCCAGCTCATTTTCAAAATAAATTTCTATCATTGGCCTAATGATCATCCTTCAAATTTACTCACAAATCCTTTCATACATCCTCCCCGAAATTAATCGGATGGTCGCTCTCCCATCTGAGCTAGACACTGATAAAATATTTCCTGAATGGATGTCTCCCAGGTCCTCGGGCCCCCAGTATATTTAATATACTCATCCATTCAGGAAAACTTAATATTTTAACTTCACCCCTGCTTTAGATTCCGCTAAAGCTTTAACGGACTGGTCGTCCGAACCATTTGTCTCGCCAGAGTTATTTGTGAATTATTGTTCACAAAACATATCACTGGGTACTTGAACACCAGCTCCCTTCACACCAGTCCTCGGTTAACGACCGGGAATCGAACCCGTACTATCGAATACCTATAGAGAATCTGCAAGTTTCTTAAGATCCTCAAGAGAAGATCCTGCAAGTTGTTCATTCTCCTTCTGTGCGATGATTGAAAGGATTTGTTGTTTCTTTTCTTTATTGGATCTTGCAAGAGCAGCAGCTTCATTTTCAACCAAACGAACTTCAATGATATGTTTTACAATATCAAACTTCAATTGAATCATTGCGTCTGATTTATTTTCCTTGTTAACAAAGGATATATCATCTCCACTTTTTAATTGATGGTGAAGATCTATAGCAATTGCATCCAAATTAACTTTTCCTGTATTACTGGACAAAGGAATATCCCATAGATCTTCAATACTTAAAAGACCTTTTGGTGAATCGAAACGAACTTTAAGTCGTGAGGCTTTTTCAAACATGATTTTCTCCTTAGAAATTAATTTTTATGGTGCGGGTAAAGGCACCTTTAACTCTACATAATACACTATTCCGTTGTGTTGATGAGAACCCGAGGCCACTTAATTGATCCTGTGATTCTTCTGTTTTCATCTTTGATCCTACTACTTCAAAAACCTTACGATGTTCATTTAGTTCCTCAGTAAGAAACTCATTGAAAAACCCTCGTGCTTTTCCATCATTTAGACACCCATTGATCATAAAAAAGTAATGTTTATTTCCCACAGCTTTTTCATCCCAATGGTTCGGAGAATTCATAATTACAGAGACTTTATTAAAGACATTCGTAGATATTCCCCATACTTCCTTTACAGCATTAGATGATGGAAGAGATTGAATAAATTCAATCCCCTTAGAATGTGAATATTTCAATTCTGCAACCACAACTATATCACCAGTCTTCATAGGTTTAGGATAAAAGAAATGATGTATAGTACCCATAAAGTCAATCTCTACTTCGAATCCTACATCTGTAGTCTTACGTCGATTGTACTGGTGAACAAACAGTTTATATATACCTTCTTTCATGATGTTTTTACTTGTATAGTATATATTTTCAACGGGATCTTTCATAATCCCATCCCCACCATTTGCATCTATATCCAGAATTCCTCCACATGGAGATTTCCTTCTTTTATTTCCAAATTCTATTTCGTATCTTCCTGGTTCAACCATATGGAAATCCAAGTCATCTTCATTATACCATGCCAATCTACAACAAAGATCTCCTGTTACATTCCCTCCCGCTTTTTTGACTCTCTCCTTAATAGAGTCTGTTAATTCACCATTATAAGACCAACTAAAAGAATTTGGCCACTTAAATAGTTTTTTAGCTGTTGGATCAACTGGAGCAATGAGACTCATTAAATTTCCAGTATGTTTATTTTCCATCATTATTTCAATAGAATCAGCTTTAGGTACTACATCTGAGATGAATTTATCAATAGTGATCTCTTCAATTTTATCAAGATTCTTGATTTTATCAGGAACCTGTGATACCATATCATCGAATATATCACCAGACATTCCCTTACGAGCTTCCCGATTTGCAAAAATAATATTATTGATTGTAATATCTTTAATAGTTGCAAATCTTCTCTCAAGTGCTGAAGTGAGACCAAGTTCTTCAATCTTCTTTCTGGCTTGCTCTATCATTCCCTTAGTAATCAGAGCTGTAGGTCTCTTGTAATTGGTTGGAGCAACTTTAGATTCAAATGATCCAACAGATGGTTCCAAATCTTTACCTTCCGATAAATCAATAAGAAGGCTTCCAATTACAGTGTTTCGGATTTTAGACACTGATTCTGGCAATGTACTTATCTTTGACCAAACAAAAATATCCTTCTCTTCATTATTCTTGAATTTATCAAATTCTTTTTTCACCTTTTTGAATACTTTAACAACAAATGTGTGTTCTTCTCCACGATATAGAGAGTTTTGACTTATCAACTCTAAAACCATATCTATAGATTCATTTGTAATCTCTACAAGACTACGAAAAAGAACATTATGTAAAGATCTTGACTCCGATAGTCTTCCGCCAATATCAATTTTACTACATACACACTCAGTTGGAATATTAACAAAAAAGTGTTCCCAAGTTTTAACACCTTCTATGAGTTGTTGAAAGTTCTTGTCTGTTCCTGCAGTTTTTTCAGTATGTAAAAAAACATTCTCTATTGGCCGAGATTTTACCAATTCTGATAATGCAGATGCTACGACTTTGTATGCAGGATCATTGACTTGAACATCCCAGATACTTTCAATTTTTCCATCCACAATAGCAACCATATCTCCAATTGCACGAATAAATTGTTTACAACAATTACAATCATGATTAGTTCTTTCCTTATATATTGGATTAGTCCCAGATGGAAAGCTATTTAGATATGTTTCCCATAATAGATTCTTATCAATCTGTACTCTGAAAAGCTCATATTTCTTTAGCCTATTTAATTGTTGTGCTACCGCTATTTTTAATTCTCTAAACATCATCACAATTCTCCTTTTTAAAATAATTGTACTATTTGGTAATAATACATCCCCGTCTCTATCTTATCGCTGATTGAGTCAGCCCCAAGTCTGGTGGGTTAACGAGAATAACATAATCAACCTCTCACAGTTGATCTTACTATAAAATGGTTGCTGAGGAATGATTTGAACATCCGACATGCGGGATTAATGGACCCGTTGCTCTACCTGACTGAGCTACTCAGCAATAAATCTTAATATTCTAGATCAGGCTTTATGACTTCTATTTTGAATCGATCTAGAAGGACTTTAATGGCGATGGTGATGGGGATCAAACCCCCGACTTTTGGTTAGACAGACCAATACTCTATCAACTGAGTTACACCGCCAAATTTATTTATTATAAATCATTTCTGCTATTTCTAATATACATCTAAGCTCTTTAAAAGATAAAGTATCATCAATTACGATACATGTATCATAAAATACTATATATTTTTCAAGAAAAGGATAATCTGTGCATTCATTTGTATATGTAGCTTCTTTATCTAATTCATACTTTTTTATTATTTCTAAAGCTTTAATTTGAGTTTCATTATCTAATGCAAACATATTAACTCCTTTCTTTTTTAATGGTACCCGGAGAGAGAGTTGAACTCTCAGTTGTAGAGGGCTTAAACCTCTTGCGTCTGCCAGATTCCGCCACCCGGGCAAAAATTTAACTATTCATTTTATTATATATTCCAACAAAACATCCTCCAGATTGTTGAAATTTAGGTCCTTCTTTTGTCATTTTCAAATTACTTCCACATCTGAAGTTTATATGATAATCACTTCTGTCTTCTTTTTCGTCATTGCCCATTGATGTTTTACATTTACACCCAATACATTCAGTGATATCATTAATTGAATTATATGATTTAGACATAATTTTTCCTTTAATAAAACCTTTCTGGAATCCACTTTGGACAAAATGTACTTGTCATTCTAGTTCCACAAGGTGAATCCCACAAAACAGTTCTCCAACCTCTTACTTCAATTATTTTCATTGGCATATTAGTGAATGAATCAATCATCCAATTATGCCAAACTTTACTAAAAATCCAAATTACAAATTTATTTTTAGTTCTCATATTTAATTCCTTAAAAATATTTTAATGGTGGGTAATCAAGGATTCGAACCTCGGTGCATTTCTGACCTGATCTACAGTCAGGCGCCTTCAACCACTCGGCCAATTACCCAAATATTTATAGATTGAATATCCCATTCCGTTATCCGAGTCCCGTCCGAGAACATAGATGTATATAGGTCGGTCAATCTATACTTTTAATTTATTACCATTCAAGATTTTCTGATTTCCGACCGAAGGTGTTTTCATTCGGATTTCTCTTGCCGGAGACGGTCGATTTGTCTAGGTATCAAGAAATCATATCGAGGGAATTCAATCCCGCAAATTGACATGAGTGCGCACTCTTCTTGATACATCTATAATCCTTGGCAAAATTATAGATTTTGTCGACCCTATAATCGTAGAAATCAGAAAATCTTGAATAGTAATAAATTTTAAACTTTACTTTTCAATTCATTTAATTCTTTCATAATTAATTTATTCTTTTCTTTTTCTATTTTCAACTCAATACGATATTCATTACTAATATGTGCCCAATAATGAATTGCTTTAACAAGAAATTCTCTGGAAATTTTATATCCTTTTGGTCCAATAAATCTTTTCTTTCGTTTTAGAGGGTTATTCATAATTCCTCCAATTTTAATTAATCCTTGGATTCACCTAACCTGTTATCCAGAACTATCCCACCAGATAATCAGTGATGAATCCAAGGACTTTCAAATCATGATTCAACATTTCTCCATTTCCAAGTCAGATCTTTACATGAAGAAATGCAAAGATATTTCCACTTACATTCTTTACACATAAAATTCTCCTTTATTTAAACTGAAATTATCAGCTAACTTACTTAAAGAAAGGGCCGGCCCCGTGAAAAGTCGACCCTTCTTTCCTGGGTAGAGTTCCTCGTTTTTGTGTATTTATTTTATCGCATCCTCACCTCCTAAAAATTATTTTGCTTTGGGTTTAGCGGTGCTTCCATCCTATTAAGACCGGCAGCGTGACCTATGGACCCATAGCCCATATCCGCAGCGCGTACAAAATAGTGCCCTTCCAAAACCCAAAGCAAACTTTATAATTGAGAATCCCAACCATAATGACCAAATCCATCTTTCTGATCTTTATGTGCTGGGTAATCTTTTATTGCGGCAGAATATATTGTTGCAAACTTTTTTGAATCACATATTATTCCTTCATATACATCCGCTGCTATATCATCAATTTCTTTATATCCTTCTTCCTGTAACTTATGGATTAAGAAATTATAAACTGTATCATCTTCAAGTAATCCTTCTTGATTATTTGCTTCCGTTATAAATTTTCTTAAATCATTTCTCCATTCAGCTGTAGTTCTTTCATGGATGAAATACATAATTCCGTAACCTTTCAAAGAAAGTACAAATATTCTAATTCCTAACTTTCCTAGAAATTTACTTAATTCATGATAATTCATATACTCTCCTTAAAAATTATTTGGGTGTGAACATTGAACAACCTCTTATTGCCGCCTATGATTTAACATACGCCGTAGGTTTATCAACATCGCGAGTTCAAGTCACACCCAAACCAAAGCAAACCATAAACTTTATAAATATACCACTCATGGTAATTAATATATATAGCAATTAAATTTAAAACATATTTAATTTAAAAAATGGGACTCATCTAAAATATTGCTATTTTAAAATGAGTCCCCAAAGGAAGGAGCTAATATGAAATGATTACAAAACCCTTTCACATTAGTTATTAATATATATGGCAGATTTAAGAATCCAATATTTTAGGATAACGATAATGAGGCGGGTTTTGAATAATTATTCAAATCAAAAACTATATTCCCATTTGCAAAAGAGTCTGCATTTTTGACTAATTGTTTTGTAGTTGTAGGCATATTATTATCCACCACATTAATCATTAATCCATCTTTAAAATTAAAAACAACACCATCATAAGTTTCTTCAACTTTGAGTAAATTTGTTCTATCAAGTTTAAATTCCATTGTCCCACGTTTAATAATTACACTAAATTGACCATGTTCCATTTTATATTTCTCCTTTCAAAATTTGTACTTCTAATTCAACCAACATTTTAGATTTGTTAGTTTTCTCTATTATGAATTTAATCATATCAACCTTTTTATTTGTTCTTAAATATTCAGTTATCATCAAAGGGTAATTATTCTCTTTTATTTTCTCATCAATTAATAAACAAAATTCATTTATATGTTCATTACAAAATTGTTCAACATCTATTTTTCTTAAATCAATATTGAAATGTGTCCATAAATTAGATAAAAAAATAATTGGACTATCTAAAAATCTAATTAAATTATATACTTCATTTATTTGATATTGATCATTTAATGAATGTTTTAATGGTGGAATATAATTATATATCTCTTCAATCTTATCTAAAATTTTAGTACAAAATACTCTTTGATTTTCAATTGTTTCATTTCTTATTTTGTTTATAACTATATTATAATGTTCTTTAAATTCTTCTGATTCAATTGAATCTAAACAATTCAATAAGTCATATTGTAATGACGCATTATCCTCCATATCACCATCATCATCTTCTTCAACTTCTAATAATGGCAAACTTGATCCTAATAAAATCTTTTCATTATCTATCATTTTATTTTCCTTTTTATTCAATTTACCATAGGTGTTTCATGATTTTTTAAAAATATTTTTAAAATTGGTTTATAATAATCTTTATAAGTAATTTTTATCGTCTATGTAGAGTGATAAAATGACATAGATTTTATAATTATATATCAGTTCCTTTAAAAAAATGGGATTTCTCCCATTAGTTATTTGATTGGATCAAATGCATCACAATAATAATCAACGCACATACCTTGCCCAGTACATGTTATTCTCCTGGTACAACTTTCACATTCCTCTACTCTGCTCATTCCAATTTCATATTCTTCCATAAGTCACCCCTTCTCAATTTTGTCATATACATTTTGAACAGAATCATAATCCAGTTCGTTTGAACAACCACTCGATCCATCATATAACACCATACTGAAATTTTAATTACCTTTAATTCTTCTTCGGTGAATTCCATAATTCACTCCTTTCAAAAATAATTAAATACAACTCCTATTTAGTAATTAATATATATAGAATATGAATCCTTATCTACCAGTAAGCATTAATGCAATGAAATAACTTTTTATTAAATCTTGAACTGGAGCTGATTTTGCATCTCTATATTTAGTGGATCCATGATGAATAATATCATTAATCATTTCATTTTTAGTCATATGATCATCAGATAAAGGACCTAACATTTCTGAAAGTAATATTGGAGTATTATATGATATTAAAGAATATGTGTCCATTTCTCCTAGTTTTTGTCCACCTTCTCTTCTTTTACCTGATGTAGGTTGTAATGTCTTTCCTGTAACTGGGCCTGTAGATCTTGAATAAATTTTCATTTCTCCAATCTGTTCCAATTTCTGTATATACATATAACCAATAGGAACATCATTAGTTGTATATATATTATACTCAGGAATTTTTAATTTATATCCACTTTTCAATCCTAATAAATCCATAGCCTGTTTTATTTGGACATGAGTAGGAGCTTGAAATGGTGGAACTATAATTGGAAAAAATCCAGTATTTTTAATTTGACTAACCAATTGTTGATAATTAGAATGTGGCATTTTTTCTATTGCTAAAATTAATCTTGTACTATACATTTTATTTTTAGTATTATCTAACAATGGTAATATTTTTCTTAATCCATCTGCAACCTTTTTCTGATCATTTGTTTGTACCATTTTAACAGCTAAATTTTTAGCTATTAATCCAATATAGATTTCATATAATTGTCCTAAGTTCATTCTTCCTATTATACCAACAGGATTCAAAATCATATCAATTGAATCACCCCAAGGTGTTTTAGGCATATCTCCATCTTTTTCAATTAAAGAGATAATTCCTTTATTACCATGTCTATTTGCTAATTTATCTCCTAGTCCGACTCTTAATTCTTGTTGAATTTTAAATTTAACTAAAACTCCAGCTATACTTTTATGTCGAACTGTAAATTTTTCTTCACTAATTCTTTCATGTTTTTTATTAGTTCGATCTATTAATTCTTTTAACATTGGAAATTTAGAAGATGGAAGATTACTATAAACTTGTATATCTACAATTATTCCACCTGGACTTTTTAGATCAACTTGTCCACCATGTATTTCTTCATATTCATCTTCATCCCCTTCTGAGTATCCTAATAATTGCTCTAATTCTCCAGCAGTTTTTCTTAATAAAGGTTCTCCTTTATGTGTCATTGTTCCCATTCTAGAAATATATAAAAGTCTATCTTTTTCAGAAATCAACATTTCAACTTCTATTCCATGAACAGATGTTAATTTATCCTCATTGATTAATCTTTCATTTATAACAACACCATCCTCAAAATTATACCCTTTATAAGGCATTACAGCCACACATAGAGTTCTTCCCATAGAGATGGTACCTTGGGATACAGCACTACCTTCCGCTAAAATAGACCCTTGTTTAACTACCTGACCAAATCTAACTCTTGGAATAAAAATACTTAATGTATCTTTTCCGCTTCCTGATTTAAGATATACAGGTTCTAAACTTATTTTAACTTCTCTATCTTTTCCTTTTACAATAATTAAATCATTTGATAAGAAACTAATTTTTCCATCAAAAGGAGCTTTCTTTATAAAATTGTCAGATAATACATTTGTTAATAATGATTCATATCCTGATTGAACAACTGGTGGTTCAGGATTTTTTAAAGGTAATGCTTGTCTAGCTTGATTAACTGCCATCATTACTCTTGCCCCATCATTATTTTCAACGAAGGGAATTAATACTGAAGATGTAGATAATAATCCAGACTTTTCATCATCATTAATTGGTTTAGTATGAATTAATCCTCTGGATGAAGTCAATGCAGCATTAACAGATAAATGTTGAACAATACCAATATTTTCCCCTTCTGGTGTATCAAGAGGATCTATATTTCCAAAATAAGAATCATGAACATTTCTTGCACTAACTTGAATAGCTTCTTTTCCAGGAATACCCCCCACTGATTTACCAACTGGAGATAATCTTGTCATTGTAGACATTTCTTCGATTGGATTAGCATATTCTATATCTGTAACAATTTCTGAATTAATAAATTCACTTAATATTTTTCCTTGTGGAATATTAAATTTAGCATTTTTATTTCCAGATAAAACTTGCCCTTTATATTCTGTATATGCAGCATGAACTTGTTTTTGAACTAAATGTATTAATACTTCTGAATTTCTTATTCTTTGATGGTCTAAACTATTTCTATCAGTTGCATATCCTTCAACAACTTTAGTTGCCATATATTTCATTATCTCATTTAACTTATGAGGTAATTGTTCATTTGCTAAAACTTGCTCAACAATTGGATCAATTAAATTTTCTTGATTTGATAATATCATATATGTTGACTGTGTTCTTCCTGTCAATTTAATAATAAAATCATTAAAAAATTCTCTTGTTCCAAATTTCTTTTGAATATTATATGAGTATACATTAGCATGAACAAAGGATTCACAAATTTCCTCTTTAAGGGGTGTATTTATATCTGTGAATACTATATACTGTGTTTCATTTAAACGACAGGCATATGGAGTTTTTGCTTGTATTTTGTCAACTATTTGGTGACCTATCCCATACTCTCTTAACGTTTCATCAAATCCAAATAAAAAAAATAAACATATTGAAAATGGAATTGTATAATTTCCCATATATATTTCTAGATATTTTAATTTCCTAGTTCTCTTACTCCATATATGAAAACTAGAATAAGAACTTGTAAATCTTGAATCATATGGTTCAGGAAATGTTATAGGATTTAAAACTATTTGATTAATTAAACATTTTCTTTGCCCATTAACTTTAAATGTACCATATGCATCTATTTTAGGTAAATCAATATTGATATGATGTATATTACCAAATTCATCTTTTAATGTAGCTTTTAATACTATTTCATCACTCTTATCAAGTTCCGTATTTTTTCCAAGTTTTTCAACCATTTCAACTTTTTCAACTTTTAATGGAATATTAGCTTTAGATAAAACATTAAATGCATTCTCTGAATCCTTCTTTAAATTAACGTCAAAATCTATTTGTCTTTTCTTAAATAAATGAGTAGGAACATTATTTCCAACCATATTTTTTACATCTGAATTTTTAATAGTATCTTCTTCTGATGTACTTTGAACTGGTTCTGGATGTAATAATTCATCCTTATACTTTTTATCAATATGTAATAAAGCCTTATTTAATTTTACAAGAGGAATTGATTTTGATGTCTTTTTAGATTTATTAAAATTTCCACTAACCTTATATAATATAGAAGCAATTGCTATTTTCTTAGCCTCATCATTATCAGTCTCTTTAGTTTGAACTCTATCCAATTCAACTTTATCCTTTGATAAATATCTTGCAATTGCAGATTTAATTCTAGGAGTTTTTATCTCAGGATTATCTATACTTATTTTATTAACAACTTCATCAGATGCATTTTGTACTTCCTCAGAATGTTCATCCTCAATATTTTCTATTTCATCTGGATGTCTTGAAACTCTTACATTCTTAAGTAAATTATATAAAAGGTTAAATCTAAATACTTTATCCTTAATTAATAATCTATATCTTGTACTTCTATCCCCTACAAATGCCAATAACATATTATCATATGGTAAAGATTCATCAGGATTTTTAATTTTTTGTATAAATGGAAATATCTTTCGATTAGCAAATACTGGAATTCCCTTATCAACATCTATTGAATATAAAAAAATTTTCCTATAATTAGAGGGAAATTGTGAAAATATAGAGTCAATTATACTTGTTAAAAATACTCCATACCTTGACCTGAAATTTGAAGGTTTAAATTTTAAATTTAACGCTTGAATAAAATTAGATATATCAACAATAATATTTTGTCCACTTGGAACCTTTTGTTGTGTAGAATATGCATTTAATTTAAATTTATCCCTATATAATTTCTTAATCTCGGATTTCCAAAATGTTCTCGGAACTTTAGTTATAGGAACAACCACAGTCTTAAAGTCCATATACCTTATATTCAACTTTGGGTAGTCTTCTAAGAATGTAGAATTCTCAGAAAAATATAAAATTACAAAGGGCCTTTTAGGATCTATCTGATATCTTATTCCATCCACTTGTTGATTATATAATCTTAATACTTCGAACTTTACCATAGTTTAATGATCCTCTTTCTTTTTAACAAGCGTGCCACTCATAATCTTTTCAATAATTGATGGTTCAAGATCTGTCTCACTTATTAATCCGGTTTTTATTACTTCATTGACGTTCTCAAATCCAAGTCCTTGAAGGAATCCGCTTGAAAATATATTTTTCTTAATATTAACCATTATTGGGTCCCAAGGATGTCCTAACCTCGCCGGTAACGAAGGATTACTTCGATCACGTAAACATTGAGAAAGTAAAACTTCCATATGTATTGCATCCATATTTGAAGTACCATATATTGCATATAATTTTCTAAATAAATGTTCTGGTGATTTTGAAATTTCACGTCCCCCAATTAATCTTTCTATATATGCAACTTGTTGTTTAATTTCAACAGCTTCCAATGGAGCTTCCAAAACAATTGAATCTTTTTTATAATCTAATTCTATAGATTCTTTCCCATGTTGAATTATATGAATAATATTTAATTTAATTGGATAATCCAAAATTAAATTAAATATTACATCTTCAAATTCGATTTGTGAAACAAGACTCTTACACCAAACATCTTGATCAGTAATAATTATATTATCACCTATTTTGTAATATGAGAGATCAATAGTTATTTTACAATCTTTCAAACAAGCTAATATATTACCTTGTTGTGAGAAATAATGAGATATTTTATTAGGCACTTTAATTATTCCTCCATTAGTGGATCATTCATTACAATATCATTAAGCATGTTTCTTACAGATAGTTTAATGCTACCTCCGACGTGAAATTCTTTCATAATTCCCTGCGTGCTCCTCTCACCCAAGATTTGTCCTGCAATTACTCCTATATATGGTGTTTTATGCCTCATCAATAATTTTCCATAACATATATGACAAATCTTAGGTGACTCACAATATATTGGCGAACGTAAATGAATTAATTGTCCGACTTTAAATTTTTTAGGATCAAATTCTTCAACTTCACCATTGACTACAACATACCGACCTGTTATTTTTTTCATTAAATCAGATTCTAATTTAATATCTAGAGTTCTAGAAGTTTTACAATCTGTTAAATATGGGTCGGCTTCAACCGAATTTAAAAGATAAACAAGTTTTCTTGAGAGGTAGCCAGTATCTGCTGTCGAAAGTACTCTCGAAATGATACCTTTTCGAGCACCTGAAGAAGCCAAAAAATACTCAGTAGGTTTAAGTCCTTCAGTATAAGATCCTTTAATAGTAGGTAAAATTTTTCCAGTCGCATCTGCAACAATTCCTTTAGATACAAGTATCTGAAAAGGCTGATCGACTCCTTTCGTGGCACCACTATCTAATAAGTCATAAAAACCACTGCCCTCTTTTTTAAGATATTCAACTAATATTTTTCTCATTTGTTGTAATAATTCATTATCTTTTTCAGTATCAGTTCCAGTTAATTTCTTTTTTAAATCATATATTTCTTTAGGCAATATTAAATTTTCTAAAGTAAATGTAGGGGAAAGAATAGTTGCAAATTTAAATCCAACTTTTCCTAATTTAGATGTAGTTTTTATTGCTTCTTCATCTCCATATTTATCTACTATATCTGAAATTAAATTATTCACCATTTTCTTATCAACTAATTCATTAATAAATATATGATCTTTTGGTAGACAATTATTAAAAATTGCCTTACCCATTGTAGTATTTCTTCCATTATATACTACTGGATTATATGGATTTTTTGCTTCTTCTAGATCTTTTTCAGTTACATGTATTGCAGGTTTATTAATCTTAATGTCTTTAGTGATCACATATAATCCCGTACATATTTCTTTAGATAATTCAAATGCTAAACTTTTAGATGAATCTCCAGAAACTGCAGTCATCATTTTTTGTATAGCTTCTGCCTGCGCTTCCTCCGAAATTGGAAGATAAATAGCCATTTGGTCGCCATCAAAATCAGCATTCCAACCAGAACATTGGGCTCCGCATATTTGAATTGTCTCACCGTTAATTAATATTGGTTTAACAGCTCTTAGTGACTCACGATGAAGATCCGGGTCCCGCTTTGCAAGTACTACTCTTCCCATCATTGCCACTTCAGTAGCTTCAAAAAACATATCATAAAGAGCAGGCGGAATTTTATCACCATTTTTTATACTTTTGATTACACGCTCAACTGAATCTACAGACAAATCAGACTTTGTAAATGCTTTGACTTCTCTTTCAAGTTTCTTTTGATCAACTCTTCCCGCATATAATAACTGATGTAAAACAAATGGTTTAAATATATTTACGGCTATTTTCAATGGAAGTCCAATTTCATTAACTTTTAGATTTGGGCCTGGGGTAATGACTGCCCGTCCAGAAAAGTCTACACGTTTGGATAATAATTGATCTCGAATGACTCCGAATTTTTTACCAATTTTAGTTCTAATAAAATCATCATGTGCAATGACAGCTTTTTGTAATCCATAATTTAATAAGTCGAATAGTGGACCTTTATGTCCTGCACTTTTAACTTGGAAAGATCTTCTTATTATAGTTACATAATAATCATTTAATGGATCTGCCATTATGGTTCCATCTACATCTTTTGTAATAGGTCTTAAATCTGGTGGAATTACTGGAACTTTATCTAGGAATAGAGTTTTATCTTCGTATGCTTTTTGTAGAACACCAATAAATTTATCACGATCAGAAGATCCTCCTCTAAAATTAATTTTTGGAAAGATCTTTATGAATTCATTTATGCCTGTAATTCCATTATCAACTTCAATTAGTTGACCTTCTTTATCTAAAGAGAATTGACTTTCAGTTGAAATAAATTTAATTATTCTTCTATCTAATTGAATTAATACTTTATATGCAGAAGGATGAATTACAAATGCATTTAGATTAATAAATGAGTATTTATTTCTTCTATCAGATGAACCTTCAATTCCAAATATTTTTTCTGAAAGTAATCCATCTTGTTGAAATTCTCCGGTTCTTGTATAAAATTCAGTGGATGTTACTGGAGTTAAACCTTTAACGAATTGCTCTAGATTTAAGAATTTAATCATAGTTAATATCCTTTAGAATGTCTAAAATTATTACATTTTGCATTTATTGGTTTTAACTCATCAGAACAAGTAATTATATCTGGGATTAATTCATTAATAGTACATTTCAAACAATTATTACATGGATAATATATCCATCTATTTGCACGAAATGACCAACCATGAGTAGTATAATTATATGGAGTATTTAATGTATTATTGTACAATAATGGAGAATCATCATTCATAATTAAGCACCTTTAAATCTTCAATATATTTTTCACAACGTTTATCTTGATCAGGTTTAATATTATATTTACAAGTTATCATTCCAGTAATTAATTTATTAATAATTTTATTTTCACAAAACCAACAAGTTCTATAAATAAAACATCCAAATTCAGGACTATAGTAATGCCTATCATTAAAAGCATTTAGTACAAGTCTGTTAGTTTTATATTCATCATATAAAAAGTTTATCTCATTATTCATATTCAATCCTTTTTATAATTATAACAAGTTATTTCCATTAATTTTCCTCTTATATTTAATTTATAATATCTTGGTATATTTTTTATAGTTCCCCAATTTAAACATATTTTATGTTGTAATAGATCATTTATAAATAAATTTTTGCATGTATTACAAATTTCAAAAGGCTCACCATTAAAACAATGTATTTCATCATTCATTTTTTTCACTTATCCTTTTAAATTTTTCACAATGGCATCTAGTATTAATATTTGGTTTTATATTATATATACAAGTAACATTTCCACTTATTAATTTATCTATTCTAATATTTTTACAAGTAGTACATTTAGTATAGATATAACATTTTCCTTCTTCAATATATCTATGTGTAGCCCAAAACTCAAAAGACCTTGCAAAATCATAAACTGAAGTCTTATATTCATCATACAAAAAATTTATCTCATCATTCATATTACATTCCTTTATACCAAAATGTCCATCCTTTACATAGTCCTTTAAAAGGTTTTAATTCTTTAGAACATGTAACCATCCCTTTTATTAATTCATTATATTTTATATGTTTACAACTTTGACATGGGATATAAACTAAACAATTAGTCCTTTTGTAAAATAAATGAAAATCTGAGGTAATAAACATAAAATGTCTTTCAACATATTCATCATACAATAATGGTGATTTATCATTCATAATTATCTCGCTTTAATAAATTTTATATCTTCTGACTTTCTTAGTTTAAAATTTAATTTATGCCCAGTACATATAATACTTCCGCTTATACTTTTAAGATGTTCTGGACATGTACAAATTGCTACATATTGTAATTCATCTATTAACAAATTTTTACAAAAGTCACAAATATTTGGAATTGACTCTACTTTAAGATCCCATATGCTTTTAAAATTCAAAAAATTATTTATTCCCCAATATTTATCGCTCATAATTCACTTCCTTTAAATTCTTTACAAATAAACATCCACTCTTTAACATTAAAATGTAAATTTTGAGTATCTTCTTTTAAACATTCTGTATAAAATAATAATTCATCTATATGCCTATATTTACATTTTCTACATAATGGAAAAACACTTAAAGTCCTAAATATATCATATTCGTCCATTTCACTTCCTTCTAGAAATTATAAAGTCACTTGGTTTATATTTTGAACAATGTCCTTTTTTATTTATGGTTGAATTTTCTAAACATACAACTGGACTTTCTATTAATTGATTGTAAAATCTATTTCTACATTTTTTACATAGATTATATCTTAAATAATATTCTTGACGTTCTTCAGTTGTCATAAGCCATTTAGGATGAAGGTGTTTTATTGAATATGTTTGTGTTGCCATAGATTGAACTGAAACTAAACTTTTAGATATTAATTTTGGATAATAATATCTATATACTGGTTCTAATAATAATGGTGACATTACAGTTTTATAAATATCATTTTGATCCTTCTTTTTACTTTTTCTTGACATACTAAAACCTTTCACAATTTAGATCATAATTTTATTCAATGTTTTTGTTATATTTCCTTTTTTAGCGGCTATATCTTCGGGTTTAGGAATATCATTAGAAAATTTTTTACGGAGCATAGTCAATCTTATAATTACTTTTTTAATTTGATCTTGATCTGCATTTTCA